GGGAAAAGAATTAGATAAATTAGAAAAAGCTAAAAATAGGGCTTATGGTGCTAAATATACTGATTTAATAGATCAAGAAACTGCGGCGCTGAAAAAAGAAATTGAAGCTTAGCGTGAATTGCAAAAAGAAGCAAAAGGATATATTAATTCAGATGGTTCTTAGTTAAAAAGCTTGGGTGCAATTATTGATGAAAATGGTGTTATCGCGAATTATGAAGAATTAATGCAAAATTGGATAGATGATTATAATGCTGCGATTGAAAAATGGAATAATAGTGAGCAAGAAGAATCAGATCAAGATAAATTAGATGAAGCAGAGTAGCTATTTGAGGACAGAAAAAAATTAATTGAAGATTATGAAGAAGCTTTAGACAAATATGCGGATGCTCAAATTGCTATTGAAGAAAATATTAATTAGATTTCAGAAAATACTCTTGAAGGTATTACCTATAAACTTGAACTTGAACTTGAAGTAAACGAACGAGATATTGAATTATTAGAATATTATTAGAGTAAATATGAAGAAGCATTAAATAATTAGGATGATTTATTTAATACTTTGATGTAGCAAGCTTCAAATTATGAAAGTAATTTTATTGCTTTACAAGAAGCTTATGATAATTTATTATATGAATATAGTCAACGAACTGAATTTGATGGATTGCAAGATGTGCATTTCGCAGAAGGTCTTGAAGAATTACATGAGCAAATGCTTGAAAATCTTTCAAATCTTGAAGATATTAAAGATCAAATTACTGAAATTTATGCCGAGACATTAGATTTAGCCGCGGAAGAAATTGAAAATGCCACAGAATCTTTAGAACATATGAATGAGACTATGGAATCTTATATTAGTATTATGGGGTTGGCTGGTCGTGAAACAGATTTTAAAGCATTACAAGCATTTTATGATGCACAGTATACAAATAATTTAAAGCGTTTAGAAATTCAAACAAAACATTTAGAAGAATTAAGAAAACAAGAAGCCGTATTCAGACAAAAAATTGAAGAAGATGGTCAATTAACTGAAATTGAAAAAGAACAATATCAAGCTTTAATGGAACATATTCGAGAAACTGAATCTACTATTGCTTCTACTACAGAAGAAACATTAGATACTTTAAGAGCTGGTTATGAGAATACCATTAATGGTATTATGAAAGATCTTGATGATTTTATGGCCGGTGCCGCCGATTCTATTTCTCAATTACAAGAACAATATGGATTCTTCCAAGAGGAGCAAAGTCGTTATGTTTCTACCGCAAAAGAATTATATGAAGTATCTCAATTGAATAGAGATATTGAATTGACTCTTGCTGAAACAACTTCTGAAGCCTCAAAAGAAGCATTAAAAGCTTTACAAGAAAAAATTAATAAACAAAGTGAATTAAATGAATTAACTGAATATGATATTGAAATGAATAAATTGCAATATCAATTATTACTCGCTAGAATTCAATTAGAAGAAGCGCAAAATTCTAAAGATACTGTACGACTTACTCGTGATGATAATGGCAACTATGCTTATCAATATACCGCAGATGAAGACAAAGTTGCCGAAGCAATGCAAAAATATGAAGATTATTTACAACAAATTAATGATCTTACTACCGAAAGAGTATCTGAACTTGAACAATAGTTTATTAACTTAATGCAAGAAGAGCAAGATCGTATTAATGAAATTGCTTTAGATACTACTTTAACAGAGCAATAGAAGTATGATCGCATGCTAGAAATTCAATCTTATTATGCAACGCAAAGATTGTATATACAAGAACAAGCAGATATTGCGAGTTAGAATTTATTAACTAATCAAGAAGCTATTGCTGATCATTACGGAGTTAATATTACAACAATTACTGCATCTACCGCGGGAAATGTTAATGCTAATATTCAAAGTATGATTGCAGAAGCTGAGCGCTATAATGATGCAATGTATGAGGCATTATTTGGTCCAGATGGAATTGCGAATGCATTATCTGATTACGGTCAAGCAATTAGTGCCATTACATCTGCGAGCGGAACTTCATATGGAAGTATGATTGAAAACATGCAAAATATGGGCGAAATAAATAATGAAGCATTACAATCTGCGATTGAAACAATTGAAACGTTAGGAGATACTCTTGATCCTATTAATGATATGACCAATGCATGGAATGCTCATAATGAAACCCTCCAACAAACAATAGCATATTATGAACAATTGGCTAATAAAATCAATATTGATTTAGCTGATTTAGGAGATGTTAATGCGATTGCAGGAGCAGGAAGAAATGCTTATGCAGATCTTGATACTGCGCAGTTAACAGATGAAATTAAACATGATATTGATGTTGAAAACATGACAGAAAAAGAAATTACCAAGCAATATTTGGCTCGTATGTATGATGAAAATCTTACTACCGCAGAACGCTTAAAATTAATTGCTGAATATGAAGAATCTTTAATGAAAGCTGCGGCGAAAAACGAAGAAGAAAGTTATGGTCGTCAAGGCGTATCCTTAAATGTATCTAATGGTTTGATTGATTATCTTGCTGGTTTAACACAAATGCAGATGTCATATTATGATCGTTACGATCATTCAGTAAAAGATAGACCTTCTTAGACTCTTGATCAAAATGTATCAATTCAGGTAGAATTCCCGAATGTAACTAGTCAAGAAGATATTATTGAAGCGTTTAATAGCTTAATTAACCAAGCGGCACAACTTGCCAGCGTAAGAAAATAATGATATAATAATGGGGAAGAGGAATACTCTTCCCCATTATGTTTATTTGGGTGAAAATAAATAATATTTATAAAAAAATCTTTATGATGATATAGAGTAATGAGGAAAAGGAGTGAGTCATATTGGCTGATCAAAAAGGTTCATTGGCTACTGCAATATCTGATGGTATTTTGGGTAGTCTAGAAACATATTACTCCAAGATGATGGAAAAAAATCAATATGATATTACTGTAGATGCGGTCATTACAAATATAGATAATAAGCTTGATGGTATTTACAGAGTAAAAACTGATGGCGCAGAATTTGATGCATATGCATCTTCTGGATCTTATTACAAGGATGATCAAGTCTTAGTCCAAATTCCGAATGGTAATTATGGAAATTAGAAATTTATTTTAGGCAGAAAAGTTGATGAAGATATTGCCAATCAAGTTTTTAATTTTAAACTGCCTTTTGATGATTTTATTCCATTACAACATTTGGATAAAGATCATGAGCCTCGTAGTGGAGCTCATTGGGCCAATTATCCAGGATTTGCAAGAGAAAATTTACCAACTGGTCGAATTGATGAAAATGGAGTTGCGATAATAGAAAATCCAACATTAGTTTGGAAATGGGTTAATTCTGGTCAAAGTACAATTGGTAATACTAAATTAGGCATTCAAGCTGATTGGTAGACAATGCTTGGAATGTATCAACCTCTTAGAGGAACATATGGTTTTAGAATTATAACTAAAGGAACAACTAGTGCTACTGAAACTGATGCTTCAGTAGAGAGAGTCCAAGAAGATTATTTTACTAATAGAGATATGTATGGTAATACATATGCATTTTATGTTCCTTATTCTCAGCAAAAAGTAATTGATATTAGTGAATTTTTAGAAATTCATTCTGTTGAAATTCATTTTTATCAAGATTATAATTTTGCAGATAGTAATAATGTATATATTTCATATGAAGAAACAGATGCAGATGGAAAGCCATTAGTTCCTGAAAATATTTTATTTAATTCAATTGATGTATTTTTAGGTGTAAGTAATCAAGATTTATCAGAAGAAACTGCGTTATTATATTCTTATGATCCATTAAGTTATACTGGTATAGAACATCTTCCAGAAGTCGCAGGAGAGGTTTCAACTTGGACCTGCAATGATATTAGAACTTTATAGTTTGTATGGATTCATAAAGAAGCAAATAAAACTTTTACAGTTATTGATGATATAAATGAATTACTTGCTCAAGGAGAAGCATCTGGTAAAGATACTCATGTTTATTGGTATCGTCGCGATTATGATGATGAAATTGTTGGAACGCAAGAATCATTATTCCCTGGTCAAAAATATATTATAAATGAAAATGGTCAATATGAGCCGGCCTTTGAAGAAGAAAGTGGATTACCATTATTTGATTCTGAGGTTCCTCGTGCAAAAGAATATAGAGAATTATTTTTAGATCTAAAAGATGCTGAAAATAATATTAATTATCAATCTCGTATTACTCGCTATGGAGGAGAAGGATGGACTTTTATTCCTGCGGCGACAGATAAATTTGTTTATGCAGTAAATCCTCGCGGTAACAAGAGTAGAGAAAAATTTAAAGTTGTAGTATAGCATCATGGTACTCATACAACAAGTGAAGAATTAATTTTAAATAATACAAGAGATGTAGAGGCAGAATATGCTTATGGCGCTCGTAATGATGCAATTATTATTCAAACATATAAAATAATAAAAACAAGAGATAGTAATGATGAATGGACTGGTGAATATCACGCGAAACCAGATAATTCAATGAATGCATTTCATGTTTATGATGAGAATAATAAAATTCTTTATAATGATGATGATGAAAGATACGATGATCATTTTTATTATTTGCAAGTACGGGCAAGAAATGAAGAAACATATGAGTATGAAACACTTCCTACGGTTACAGAAAATGGTTTAAGCACAGGAACAGTAATTTCATGGGCTATGCCTCATGATTATACTATGATTAAATCTTCTTTAGAAGTAACCAAAGAAGATGCAAAATTATTTGGTATTGATCCAGAAAATGAACCAGTACGATATGATAATTTTCATAATGCTACAATTAAATTTTAGATTAGTGAAATATTAAATAATAGATATTAGAATAATACTGTTAATGCGGTTATTACAAAAAATAATAAAACGCATCATATTGAAAAGGCGTTAAATTTTGGACGCGCAGAAGGCCAAGGACATGAATTTGTTCCTATTATAGAAATTATTGAACCCGCAGGTGGAACCTATATTTGTCAAGGTGAACATTTTTAGTTAGGTGTTGCAGTTTATAATAGAGATGGCTCTTTATTTGAAAATCCTGCTTTATTGTCTTTTTCTTGGAAAGAGCTTGGTGGACAAAGTACATTCTGTAATTATGGTACTAAAAATGAATTGGAAGAATCTCAAGATGGATATTTGATTGGGAATTATTATTTTACAGAAGATACTTTTGATCCTGAATTTGATTAGAAATATAAAGGATATTCTAATAATGTCGTTAGAGGATATTTGATAAATGAATACCCGCCAATTTTTGAAGTGACTATTTATGGAGCTGGGGATTATCCTTTAGTAGCTCGTTTCGCGCCAATGATATGTAATAATTATCAATATAAACAATAGCGAGACATTATGGTTCCATCCAGAGTAGAATTTAAATCAGATGGCACTAATCCAATTTATTACAATGAATATTTTATGATAGATGTATTAACGATTGGTGCGGATTAGATTGCTGTTCATCAGGCAGAATGGCCAGAATGGCATTTAAATGAAAATGGTAAAAAATTATTTTATTTAGACTCTACTACAGTGAAACAAAATATGGTTGCTTCGCATGAAGATGGAACGACAGCGCCTCAAGAATGGGAATATACAAAATATCGTTTGCGTTCTAATGCAATTTTTACTGATGATTTAGGCAATAAAATTGATAGATTGCAATGGACTGAAAAACTTTTAAAGCCAGAATATTATAGCTATATTTATTATACTACTGAAGATAATATTTATATCGCTTAGGCTTTAGCATTTGACCGCAATTATTATTCTTCTTCTCTTGTTAATGATTGGAATGGAACATCTTTAATTTGGGACGAAGAAAATGGTGCAGTATTTTCTACTATGATTGCGGCAGGTTCTAAAGATTCTGAAAATCGATTTACCGGTGTTATGATGGGCGACTGGGGCGCTAAAGGAGATGAATCTCTTGACACTCCTGGTATGTATGGTTATCATCAAGGTGAATAGAGTTTTGGATTTAAAACTGATGGTACTGGTTTTATCGGAAAATCTGGAAAAGGTCGTATTCAGTTTGATGGAACTGAGGCTATTATTAGCAATGCGGATCGTAGTTGCTACATAAACTTGAATCCTATTAGTGTAAAAAATGGTCCTGCTAATATTAATAATTAGAGTTTCTCATCTAATTTTATGTATTGTAAAGTCCCTCGCGCGGAAAATAGTTTTACAAGTTTAACAGATGGAATTTTAGGAATTAATAGCTGGGTTAGAGAATATTTTAAAGATAGCAGTAATGATTATTTTATTGTTGATCCTAATTATGGAGTTTTAACTACTGGCGGTATAGTTGCGAAGTATGGCGCTCTTGGCAATTGGATGATTAGTAATGAAGGTATGTATCAAAAGTCTGAAGAAAATTAGGCTTATATGTATCTTGGTTTTGACGATATGAATATTAGCACAAGTAGTGCTTGGCAGGCAAGAGATGCTGAGATTGTAAAAGCGAAAAATGATTTAACTACTAAATATGAATAGTTAAATATAGTCAATTCTTAGATCGAAACCGCAAGTAAAGAAGTAGAAGAAGCTTTAGAGAAATAGAGTAATGATAGTGAAAAATATAATTCTGAAATTGAAATATTAGAAAATTAGATTAAAGAATTAAATAATACCGTTATTGAATTAGAAAAATAGAATAGTGATTTAGAAAAAGATAATAAAGATAAAGAAGCAGCGATAATTGAAAAACAAGCATTAATTTAGGATTATTTAGATGCTAAGTTAAAAGCTTCTGAAAATATCGATACTCATTATTTAGAGTTATATAATTTAAGATAGCAACTTCTTGATTTAGATTCTGAAAATGCTGTTAAACTTTCTGAAATTATTGATAATATAGCAAGGATTCAGAATGTTGAAACTGATTTAATTGCATTATAGGGATTATAGTTAGAATATGAAAATACTTATAATAATTTATTAAAACATGAAGAATAGATATAGAATAATTTAACTACTATATAGAATACAATAAATGACCAATAGGCGCAGGTAGGTGTTTTACAGGCTGAATATAATACCTATTCTTCTCAAGAACAAACTCTTAATTCTGAAATTTTTATAGTTACTAATAATATTTCTAGTGCAGAGTAGAGTCTTTTAGAAAAAATGTAGAAGATTTACTCAAATGATGAATACAGTGAAATAAAAACAACAGAAGAGTTTCAAAACGATTACAATGATAAATTAAATGAAATAGAAGATTTAGAAACAGAAATTTCACAAATTGAAAAAGATATTGAAATTTTAGATAATTAGATAAAAGTCTTAACAGAAAATAATCAAGATAATATTAATGATGAACGAATTTCGGCATTGCAAGAACAAAGAACTAATTTAGTAAATGATCAAGAAGAAAAACAAGAAACATTAGATCATTTAATCGAAGATAAAAATTATTTATTTAATGTTCTTATTCCTAAATCTACTGAATTAGATAATTTATATACTCAATTAGAAAATTTAAATAATCAATTAACAACAGTTTCTACAGCTCGTGAAAAAGCAGATTCTGATTTAAAATTATTAACTGAATCTTTAACTGCGAATCAAAATATTAAATAGTCTTATGCAAATGATTTAACATCAAATGCTTCTGAACTTTCAGCATTAAATAGTAAAGTTAATGTATTAAATATAGATTTAAATAATATCTACGCTGCGGTAATGACTTTTAATGAGATAGAAAATTATTAGGAAAATATTATTTTTAGTAGTGAAGATATTAAAAGTTAGATACAAGAATTATTAACTTTTACAAAAGAAAAATATACCCTTTTATCTAATACAGTAGATAATATTATTGATACTTTAACCACAGAAAAAGAATAGTAGGAAAAACTTATACAAGAAAATCCTGATGCTGTTTAGACAAATGAAAAAATATAGACTGTATCTGATAAAATTGAACAAGAACAAACTAATTTATAGAATGCCATTGATAATATTAATAATACTAAAATAGAAATAAGTAATTTAGAAAATGCGATTATTTTAAATACAAAAACTATTGATAAAAATTTAATCTTAATATATGGTGGCTATATAATAGAACAAGATTCAACTACTTTTGTTGAAGGATACAATAATACTAAAAATGATTTACAAGATAAAATAAATAATTATATAATTGCGATTCGTAATTTAGAAACAAATGTTAAAAATAAAGAATTTGCGGTAGATGAATTAGAGCAATTACAAATCAATATTTAGTCAGAAATTGTTAAAATTATTTTTAATTTAGATTAGCTGCAAAATATTATAAAAGACGCTTTATCAACACCATATGAATCTGGTACTTTTGTAGAAGAAAATAATGCATATATAGATACTATCGCGCGAATGAGATAGGCAATTGAAAAAATTATTTTTGAAGGATCTACAAGATATGCAATATATGTTGCCGATAAAGAGCCAAATTCATTAACAGTATAGTATGATAGTCCGGTGTAGCCATATTTTTCTGTAGACTGGAATGGTACATTATTTGCAAGAAAAGGATTAATTGCAAATACTTGGACTATAGACGATACGAGTTTGACATATAGAAAAAATAATGATAAAATTTATATTGGTTAGGAGATACCTAATATTGGTTATGTACCTAACTATTCTTTATAGGATGAAACAAAAGAAAAAACAACTGGTTGGGTAATATCTGCTGGCGAATCTATTATTAATGAAAACAAAGAAGAAGATTATACTGTAAAATTTGGTGTTACATTAAATGGTAGATTATATTCTGAACTCGGTCGTATCGGCGGCTGGGATATTGGGAAAACTACATTAAGTAGTGTCCCAGCTACAGAAAATTCTCCTTATATCATTTTTGATGGTGCTTCTAATGAAATTAAATGTAGTAATGGTGCTTTTAGTTTAAAAGCTTCTAATGGTGAAGTTTATTTTGGCCAAGTAATTGGAAATACTGAAGATGGTTCTACTATTCGAGGAAATGTTTATCTTGCTGAATTTCTATTAAGCGGTAGGTCAACTACTCAAGGTGATACAATATCATATGTAGATAAAGTATTAATGTAGAATTCTGATACTAACACTCCAGTAACAGTTGGAGGTACTTCTGATAATTATGGTTGGGGAAGCGTCTCTGTTGGAGGAACCACAATTAATGTTGGTTCTAATGGATTAGTTACTAATTTAAACTTTTCTCTTGATGCGAGTGATACGAATTATTTACAATTTTTAGATCGAGGAGAAGGACATTCTGAATACGGAATGGTTCTTGCAGTAGGTAAAAAAAATAATTCTAATGATGCAGCTTCTATTCTTTATCCCGTTTAGGATGGTGGAATTTTAGGATTATCTAATCATAAATGGAATATTGTAGCAAAAAATATTGCTGCGGAAATGATTAATGCAGATGCAGTTAATGGCACTAAAATGTATATGGATATGAAATTATTAGCTACTCAGGAATGGGTCAGTGAATAGTTGTAGAAAATTTGGGATGCTTTAGCAGATCTATCTAATCAAACCGCAAAAGCAAGTGCAACAAGTCACGCTAAATCTGTTGTTGCAGCAGATTGGGGTGGCACTATTAATGGTAATGGTACATATTCAATTTATATGATTTTTACAAGAGGAAATGGATCTACATTTAATTCTAGCGCAACAGGTGAATTGGCTGCAGGAGCACATAGCCACGATATTTCATTTGCTCGTTCAGGAACTGATTTAAAAGTTCAAGTTGCAAAAGGATGTACTTAGAACGGACAAGAAGTGTCAGTTTCAATTGATCATACTCATGATATAAATGGTGAGTTTTCAGATGGCGTTTTTACAGTTGCATCAGGTGGCGCAAATTTTAATGGAGCCAGCAAGTCTTATAATTTTGATGTGCGCACGACTAGCTGGTTTAAGTCTGAAATGCAAAAAACTGCTGATGCAGTTATCGCAAGCGTACGATCTGCTTTTAGTGGTTCTATTACCACAACTGGAAATATAAGTTGTAGCGCAGGAAGTGGAAGTAAGTCAGGAACTGCAAGAGCAAGTGCTTCAGTAGGATGTGCAATTAGTAGAACAGTATCTGGTAGTACAGCATATGCATCTTGGAGCACATCAGTTACTATGACAGGCTCTTGGCATGGTAGTGACTCTGATGGTTGGACTTGTACCGCTAATCATAGAGTAGCAACTGGTAATAAAATTACGGAAACTTAATGTATTATAAAAGGAGAAAAAGGATTATGAAACTTAGTTTTGGCAAAGTTGTTGATATGCTCAATGTTTGCAAGGAATTAAAAGAAGTTAGAATGCCATTTAAACTTAGTTTAATTCTTGCAAAAAATATAAAAACACTTGAATTAGAAAATGATTTTTATATTGAGCGTGAACGAGAGTTTGCGATGAAATATTTAGAAATTGATAATGAAACAGGTCAATTTAAAATGATTTCAGATGGAATTTTTAAAATTAAAGAAGGTCTTGAAGACGAATGTAGAGAAGCGCGTGAAGAATTAAATAAGTTTGAAGTTGAACTTAATCTTCATAAGATTCCAATGTCTCTGATTGAAAATATGGACTGTTTCACCCCTGAGCACTTAATGGCTCTTGAAGAACTTATCGCAGAGGAGGAGTAAAATATGGATAAATTGTATCCTCCTATTATAGCGGGTACATTACCATCATTTTACAAATCAGATTTTGGGACCACTAATATAGTGGTCCCTTTTTCTATGAATAAAACCGTTAGTGTATCCGCAATTAAAGGTTTTAGTCTAAGAATCAAAACTACAAATACAGATATTTTATACGGCATTTTAGAATCTAATAAATGGAATCCTTTAGAAATCGCCAGTCCAGAAGTTGCTTTTGAAATTCCTGATAGTGTATTAAATAGATTGGCAATAGGATCTTTTTATAAAGTATAGTTAGCATATGTAGATATAGATGATGTTGTTGGCTATTATTCTACCGTAGGGATTATTAAATACACTGCAAAGCCAGAGGTTCAAATTGTTGATTTAATTTCATCAATTACAAATATGGCGAAAACAGAATATCTTGGTTCTTATTATAATAAAGAAGATCCAACAGAAAAAGTTTATCAATATCGTTTTTGTCTATATGATAAAAAAGATAATTTATTAGAAACATCCGGCTGGCGCACTCATAATACTTATGAAGATACTTCATTAATAGAATCTGTAGATAGATACACAATGAGATATGCGCTTGACCGCAATGTGACTTATAAGATTTAGTATTAGATTTTAACAAATAATAATTTACAATTAAACTCTTTAAAATATTTAATTATGGACGCAGAATCTATTGACCCAGAATTGAGAGCAGATTTAAAGGCAGAGTTAAATTACGAAAATGCTTGTATAAATTTAAATTTAATCGGTCATAAGCGTCCAAATGGATCTGATTATGCAATTTCAGGAAAATTTTTATTAAGTAGAGCTTCTTCTCTTGATAATTATGCTACTTGGTTACCGATTTCTCAATTTACAATGACAGGTGAATTACCGCAAGCATTTTTGTTTAGGGATTATACGATTGCGCAAGGCGCTACTTATATTTATTCATTGCAACAACATAATGATTATGGTATTTACTCAAATCGTATTTTAACTGATTATGTTACTGCACATTTTGAAGATGCTTATTTATTTGATGGAGAGCGTCAATTAAGAATTCGCTTTAATCCAAAAGTATCTTCTTTTAAAACAGTTGTTCAAGAAGTTAAAAAAACTACTTTAGGTTCAAAACATCCTTTTATTTTCCGCAGTGGTGCTGTTGAGTATAAGGAGTTTCCTATTGCAGGTTTGATTTCTTATATGATGGACAATGATGAATTCTTTTTATCTAAATCGGATGATTTATATATAAATGATTGGGAAGATACTACAGACATTATTGATGAAAACATTTTGGTTGAAAGATTATTTAAATTGCAAGTTTTAGATTGGTTAAATGATGGTAGACCAAAATTATTTAAGTCTCCTCAAGAAGGTAATTATATTGTACGCTTAATGAATGTAAGTTTATCTCCTATTGATTCAACAAGTAGAATGATTCATAATTTTAATTGTACAGCAACTGAAATTGCAGATTTTACTTCAGAAAATTTAGATAAATATGGATTAATTAATGCACACGATGTTGTAACTTATTAGATGAGATGGGAAACTGTTTTATTAAGAGATCTTCAAATTGCTCTTGCAAAAGATGAAGAAAGTATTTATAACAGAGATTTACTAAAAGGTTAGAGTGCTTATTATGTTAAATTTACTGATACAAGAATGGGTACAACTTTTAGATTTTTAGATAGTAGAAATGAATCTCATACAATTATGATCGGCGCTACCGGTTCGTATGAAATTCAACTTGATGAACCAATTACAAAATTAGAATTAATTACTGTAAATAATTCTTCAAGTGGATAGCTTACTAATTCAACTCCTGTATATGGATCTTTAACTTTCTCTATTTTATCTGCGGCGCTTAATAGATTTAATACAATTGAAGAAGTTAATAATCTTGATGTAGTAATGCATCAATTATTTGGACCAGTAGATAATGTTATTGCGGACTATTCCACTTTAAAAAGAAAAGTTACTCGTATTTATTTTGCTAAATTTTCTAAATTAGAAGTTAGAGAAGTATATTCTCCTTTATTTGGAAAACAAACTATTGATGGTTATTTAACCGGTGTAATTCAAGATTTATCTTTTAAGACTTTATATGATATTTAGAGTATTAATCCTACTAATAATGAAGTGGATCATTATTATTGTAGATATATGAGTTAGACTCAATATTATGAATTAATGCAAGAGTCATATAAAATTATTTATAAAAATGATTATGATCCAAATTATATTTGGTTAGATGAAGAAATAGCTGTAAATAAAAATGAATATGATGCTTGGCAAGAAATTACTGCTTTTAAACATGCTATGGATTAGAATTTAACTCAAGATGGAAAATTATATACCTATCCTCATTTTGCATCTATTATGCCAGAATTAAAATATGGAACGCAACAAATCCAAGTATTGGATGCTTATACGGTGTATAGAGATCCTAATACTAAAAAACAATACCGCCTTATTGGACATCAACTAGCAGATAATGAGTGGGAAGTTATTCAATCTGGTGGAAAATATTATTTTAATTATACTGATTTAACTCCATATGTAGTATATTTAAAAAAATATTATGAAAATGGAAGATTAAATGAGGAATATTATAAATATGATGGTGCCAGATTAATGAAATTAGAAGATTATTCAACTAAAATTCAATATGGCAATGTTGAATTAGATGTAATGGATAAATCTATAGTTTTTGTTGATGAAATTTCAAATGTTCCAGAAAAAATTACTATTGGTTCGGGCGTATGCGCAGAATTAAGTATGCAAGTAAAATTTATAAAATACACACTTGAAGCTCTCTGTAAGAATGAAAAAGATTTATATGAAGAAGCAATGATGAAATATTATCTCGCAGTTTTAAATTTAAAACCAGTTGCAGATAATTCCACTTTACAAGATGATGGAATTTATTATGTTTGGGAGCGAGATATGTTTAATCGTTTAGAAGCTCGTAATATTGAATCGTACAAAGAACGCACAACTGTAGTATATGAACCGGTAACAGATGGATCATATTATTCACAAAATGTTATCAATGATTATTATAATCAAATGAAAACATACGAAAAAAATTTCTTAGATATTTTATAGACCCATCTTATTGAGTATGAGGAGAATGTTTAATGATAAATAATGTTTTATTAAATAAAGATTTTTTAAAATCTTTAGATGAGTGGACTGAAAAAGAAGTCTATGTTAAGCTTATTTCATTAAGTTTTGATGAACATCCTCGCTCTGAAATTACTGGCTATGCGACCGGAGGCTCTGTCAAAGTAGATGGAGCTTCCGCGGTTCGCAGAATATGTAGCGTTAATATGGTTGCGGAGAATGCAAGAATTAATGAATTAGATTGGGCTTTTGAATCTAAATTTAAACTTGAAGTTGGAATAAGAAATTTTATTAATAAAAATTATGATGACATCATATGGTTCCCGCAAGGAACATACATTATAACTTCTTTTTCTTCTACTAAAAACGCTTAGGGATATTCTATCGCTATTCAGGGCAAAGATAAAATGTGTTTATTGGATGGATCTATTGGCGGAAATATATTTGCGGCACATGATTTTGGAAAATTAGAATTAGTCCATGATGATGGATCAAGAGAATTAGAAGATATTTTAATTTATGATATTATAAAAAATGCTATACACGAATATGCTTTTGAACCGTATGAAAATATTATAATTAATGATTTAGAAGATTGTTCTGTAGAATTGTTGTCATATAGGGCAAAGAATAAAGATTTAATTATATATGACTCCTGGTCAGAAGAAGAAGATAGTGGAAGATATAGTAGCAATATTGCTTTTGACGGCAATGAAATATTTACTTTATTAGCTGATAAAGTTGCAGGAACAGAAGTGAAAAAAGATAGTAGAATTTATAGATTAGTTAAAAAAGTAACTTATGGTGAAACAATAGGTTATCGTTTAACTGATTTAACATATGCGGGAGATTTAATTCTTGGAGCTGGTTCTACTATAACGCAAATGTTAGATGCAATTGTAAAACTATTAGGTGAGTTTGAATATTTTTATGACTTGGAAGGTCGTTTTGTTTTTTAGCGCAAAAAGATTTATTATAATGTTTCTTGGACAAATGCAGTAACAACTGAAAGAGAAACCAGATATGATTCTATTGAAAATGGATCTGAGAATGCGTATGAATTTGCAAAAGGTATTTTAATTGAATCATATAATAATAAGCCAAATTTTAATAATATAAAAAATGATTATACTATTTGGGGCAAGCGCAAAGGTGTCAGCGGACAAGAATTATCTATTCATTTAAGATGTGCTATTGATGATAAACCAGTGTATTATTATCCAATTTTAAATGGTGATAACGGAACTCAGTTATGGTGTACTTCTGAATATATTGAAGATGATGATGGAAATAAAATTTATGCTGATGTAATTTGTGACTGGCGAGAATTAATTTATCAAATGGCTTATGATTATTCACAAAGTGATACTTAGATTGCAAAATATACAAAATTAATTGGAGCAATTGAATCTAATGAAATTACTGTCACTGAAGATGGAAAAGAAATTACTTATACCTTAGAAGAATTACAGGATAATTTACAAAAATGGGAGAATACCTGGAATACAAAATATGTTTCATATTATACTGACATGCTGGAATTTTGGAGACAAATTTATAATAGGGATGAAAATACTTGGGCATTTAATTGGTGGTGGAATCCAGATTTTGTAGCTTGCACAAGAAAATATCGTTATTATGAAAGTCCAACTGGAAAATATTATTATGATGAAACTCTTAACGAATGGAGACAAAGTTCTGTAAATGGAACTCATGGAAGAATTTTAGATCATGAAGAAATAAAAATTATTAATCATGAAACTCATAATTTTTGGATCGATTTTTTAGATGATTCTTATTTAGAGAAATATAAACCTGCTAATGTTGGAAGACGGACCAAAGTAGTTAATGATACAGATGTTAAAGCTATATTCTTTGAAGAAACTCCAAATGTTCTTTTTATTAATCCTAATGATACGAATATTGAAACAGATACTTCACTAAGTTATGTAAGAATGAATCTTACTAATGGTATGCAGAATTACATAAGTATTAGCACTCAAGGGAAAAGTGCAAAAGAAGTGCTGGATAATTTAGTTTATCAACACACTTATTACAGTGAAACGATTACTTTAAATTGTGTTCCAATTTATTATTTAAATCCAAATGTTCGTATTTCAGTATATGATTATGAAGCTGGCATTAATGGAGAATATATTATAAAATCTTTTACCATTCCATTAGCTTTTAATGGTTCTATGCAAATTACTGCAACGAAAGCAGAAGATTTGATCTTATAAGGAGGAGAAGGAGAATGGCGAAATATGTTAATCAAGTTCGTTATTATGGAGATAGCGCGGCAAAAACCAAAAATTCACCAGAGAATGTAACATATAGAACTCTACAATCTGGTGCGGTATTTGAAAGCACTATGCCTATTGTTCAATTAGGTATTTAGACTTTACCTGGAATGAAATTCTATATTAATGAACACCCAAATCCTGTTGTTGTTGGTTAGACAGGTATTTATGAATTGAATGTTGATGGAATTTCTTACATTACAAGACTTCGTTTTGATGGCCAAACATTGAGCACAATTAATAATAATTCAAATACAGCATATTTAATTATAGATTATATTTATGAGAAGGAGGATTAATAAATGGGTTTTTACGGAAATGTAACAAACACAGATAAAACAACCTTCTCTTTTGACTTAACTTACACTACTCGTATTGACATGGATAAAAATGCCGATACTGATGGCGTATTTTTAGGTCGTTATGTTTTAATTGATTATGATGGAGAAGTAATTAAAGCTTATTACAATCCGGAAACAGATCGTTTTTATAATACTGTAAATTTTGCAGTTTCAAGTATGATTGTTCCACATGAAGGTATTATTGTTCAAAATCTTCATGATGCAATGAGTCCGCAAAGTTTTTATCAATGGTCTGAAGTCCAAAAAGCTTATCGTAAATTAGATTCTAATACTCCATATCAAGCTCGTTTTGCGCAAGATGTGAGAGAATATGGTCGAGCTTATGACTCTACAGTATGGGTAAAACGATATGATACTGCTTCTAATGGTTATAAATATGCAATGATTGCGGAGCTTAATGCAGTAGTTCCAACTTTGCATATGGTGGTTAATTAGCCGAATGCGATTCCAGTTACTCCATATTTTGATAGAGATACAACTAATATTGATTACTATTTACATATGTAGAGTGATTTTGGCACCAGAGTTAAAAAAGCTGATTAGAATATTAAATCTGATGAAGAAGCGACTCGTATAATGGCTCATTGGACTCAAGATGCAAGTGGTTATCAAACATATCATGAATATACTGAAACAGTTCCTGCCGATATTTATTATAATAATGCAGGTTTCGATCATGTAAAACGAACTTTTATGCAAGACAAAGTTACTTATCAATTAATTGATGATAATGGAGAAGCTATTAATGGTGCTCCGCTAAAAGAAATTGATTATTCTAAAAATGCTATCGGATATGATATGGGTCAGAGTGGTCGAAAATATGGCGTAGATGCTGACTTTGGAGTATATACAAATGGCATTCAAGCTGATGATATATATGATTGGTATTTTAGACTTCCTGGAATCGGCAATGCAATTTGTAAAATGTGGGATAAGGTTTATGATGATAGAGGTAATGGCCAAATTCGGGCATTAAATAAATCACAAATGAAAAATGACACCAATGCTCATTTAGTTTCTTACGATAAAGAAACATTAATTGGTATGATGAATACAACTCAAGAGCTATTGGGTTATTAGTTTGTTCCTACTGATGACACTTATAAAAAGGGATATGAAGTTTCTGATGCTGATGACGTAATTAATTTAAAATTAAGTTATAATACTTTTAATCCAGATCCTGAAAAACCACAAATTTTAGAATAGAATATAAGTTATAAAATACTTAATTGTTTATTTTATGATAAGCCAACCAATCCAAATTCTGCAATTAGCCAATATTATCATTTCGCTTTTACACCAGAATATATTGAAGTTGCAGAAGAAGATTTTGACTGGTCTGGCAATACTATTTATTATCATGAAGTTGATGGAATATGGAAGGTTGCTAATCCTTTATTATTTAAGGCCAAAGACCGCAATGGAGATCCTCTTTTGGATGCGAACGGAAATACTATTGCGGAGATCGGTGATTATAGAACTTAGAAACCTAAATGGACTTTGGTTGAATTGGATCATACCGCGGAAGATGATGTATATTCTTTAATTAAATTAATACATGATATTATTGGCACTGACGCTGATGATGTTCGTTCTTTAAATACTATGCGAGGAACAATTAATCATATTAAAGATATTATTTCTAACATTGATACTGATTTAGCTCCATAGCGTTTCTTAAGAACAAATGATTTTGGCACTATTGAAACTTCTGATACTTATTTTCCTTCCGCAGAATGGGATAAAGATGAATTACTTGCTGGAGATGGAACTTGGGTAAGTAGATATGCTTCTGTAAAGGTTCGTGAAAACTCAAACAATGCGAATAGAAAAAACCCAAAGGTTGTTTCGTTTGAGGAAACGGAAGTCTCGCCCGGCGTCGTGCAGATGAATTTACAAAATTCTTTGGCGACCTTAAGATCTGATAACCAGAGAATGTCTTGTGTAAACGCAAGAGCAGAAGCTGAATATCAAAAAGCTATAGATGAATTGATTTATCAGAATGCTGTTCGAGATCATGAACAAGAACTTATTTCTCAATATGAATTAGAACAAGCAGAAGATAAATATAATAAAGCTCTTATGAGATATGAGTCAATTATTGCAAAGATTGAAGGACATAAAGATACGGATATGATTTATTTACCAGATCATGATCCTAATACTTTGATTCTTGCAACAAGAGACAAGTGGATTAAATTACATCCTGACACTATTGATGATAGCATTGAATTTGAACATACTAAATCTCCTATTGTTAATCGTTTAACTTATCAAAATCAAGATGATGCCGATAATACTATAGCAATAGAAAGTCCTCAAAATGAAAATAATAGTTATGTAAACACTGCCAATTTTAAAGCTAATGCGGATGGAACTGAAATTACACTTGTTCCAGATCATGATGATGCTCTTGTATATGATTTAAGTACACCTGACGCAAATGATAACCGTTTAACAATTCCATATATTACAGTTGATAATGCAGGACATGTTGTCGCAGCGAGTACTTTAAATTATAATATTCCTCACAACTTCAAAAAAGTTTCTACTACTACTATTGATGATAGTAATGAATCTGCTTCATTAGATCAAGCAGGTATTTCTATTGCAGAAAATATCAATGACACCTTAAATCTTGCTCCCCGCAATCGTTGGATTGATATTGCTACTGAAACTACCAATAATGATGAAGGTGAGGAAGAAGATACAATTACTTGGAGCCATAGACTTGCTCCAATTGAGCATTTTAAAACTGATATAGTATTAAACGGTGAACGTAGAACTAGTGAGAATGAAATTCCTACTGTGTATCGTTATGGTTTACCAGCAAATAAAGATATTTCAACTCTTGACAATACCAATGGAAATGAAGCTACTAATACTTTTAATATTCCATATATTGAAATTGATAAAGCTGGACATATTGTTGCGGCAGAAACTCATACTGTTGAACTTCCTGAGAATTTTACAACAGTAATATTATAGCCACAAAATGAAAGTACTCTTCAAGAAGCAGATATTGTTTCTGCAGAAGTTAAATTAGAAGCAGATACTTTAACAGATAATCTTACTTTAAAGACTACAAATAGATGGATCGGTCTTGGTTTAACTGATATTGAAAATGATGATGTTATCACTTTTGGCCATAGACTATCTGATATTAAAGATGTAACACCTCTTGAATTAAATGGCGAGCGTCGTGCAGATGAAAAATATTCTAAAGTATATCGATATGGTTTACCGCAAAATAAGACTGTTGCTAATTTAGATTCTCAATATGGAATAGAAGCAGCAAATACTTTTAATGTTCCATATGTAGAAATTGATGAAGCAGGACATATTGTTTATGCTGAAACTAATACTATTACTTTACCTGAGAATTTCACTACTTTAACTTTAAATCCTTAGAATGAAAGTAGCAGTGATGAAGCTCACACTATTAGCGAATAGAAAGTTCTTGAAGCAGATACACTTACTGATAATCTTACATTTACTACTGTTAATAGATGGATTGGCCTTGGATTAAATTCTGATAATGATGAGGTAACTTTTGGACATAGACTTTCTGATATTAAAGATGTTACTCCATTAAAACTTAATGGCGAACGTAGAGCTAATGAAAAATATGAAAAAGTATATCGTTATGGTTTGCCGCAAGATAAAGATATTAAAGATCTTGATGCAGAAAATGGCGTTGAACCTGCGAATACATTTAATGTTCCTTATGTAGAAATTGATGAAGCGGGACATATCGTTTATGCAGAGACTCATACAGTAAAACTTCCAGAAGGATATACAACTATTAATATTGGTAAACCTGAGAGTGATGATTTAACTAGTGATGAACTGGCTGGAGAAGCAACAGTAAAGGCGGATACTTTAACTGAGTCATTAACAATTAATCCATCGAATAAGTGGATTCGTCTTAATGCAGAAAATACAGCTGGTTCTGATACAATTACAATCGGACACGAAATTCATAAGATTACTCCTACTACCAGTGAAGAAGATTTAGATATAGAAGATAATCAAAAATCTACTTTTACGACATAGATTATTAGTTGGGATGAAGCAGGTCATATTATTGGCGAAGATACTAAAACTTGGACTTTACCAGACTCTTTCCATAATATTGAAGTAGTTGGCGAAAGTAAGTCTGTCAATAATGGTAATTTAAAAGATGGTACTATTATAGCAGATGATACTTTTGATACTATTACTTTGGAACCTTCTAATCAATGGATCCGTTTACACGCTGATGAAGATACAGACGTAATTAGTATAGGACATTTAACTCAAGGTACGGCTGGAGAATATACTGGAACAGATTTAGATTTTGCTGAATTTGGTGGAACAATAACTATTTATGGATATGAAACCGACAATGCAGGTCATATTATTAGTAATCCAACATATAATTTAATCTTACCAAAAGGCAGTTATACAGAAGATGAAAATAATAATGCTAATGTATTAACATCTTTAAGTTTTACTGATACTACTGGTGCATTAGAAGGTCATAAAACTAATATTGGTGATTTACTTTTAACTGGTTATACAACAGAGAATATTGCTTCTGCTGCGATCACAGCGACAGATTCATTGAATAAAGCAGTAGCTAAAATTGAAGCTTAGATCTTAAAAGAACAAACTGATAGAATTGCTGATATTGATGCTGAGGCAGAAGCAAGAGCAGATGCTGATACAATTTTACAAGAAAATATTAATAAAGAAATTGAAGATCGTGAGACTGCAATTTCTGAAGAAGCTTCTGCAAGAGCTAAGGCTGATGAAGACGAAGTCACTGCGAGGGACGAGGCAATTGCCGATGCTGTATAGGCACTTTGGCAAGACTTACTTCAAAACTATAATTTAGTATTAACACCACCAACTATTAATTCTATTTCTAAAACTGCTATTGATAGTAATTATTCAGTTTAGTTAGTTGCGAACATTACCACAATTGAAGGTGACACTTATTCTTATAGCTGGAATACTGGAGAAATTGGTAATACTATAGAAGTAACAGCGGCTGGTACTTATACTTGTACAGTTACTCGCACTCATAATGGTTACACTTCAACTTCTTCAAAAGATATTGAAGTTTTAGAGAGTGAAATACCAGCTCCTGAGATTCCAGAAGAACCTATTGTGTAATTATTAAGGAGGGCTTAAGCCCTCCTTTCTTTTTATGGAGGAATGAAATATGAAAAATGGATATTATACTGGTCATGTTGGACAGTTAGATCAAATTTTCCAGCCAGAAGAAGATTTAATTGCTATTATCCGCACCAAGCACAATCTTCGTGATTTTAAAGGTTTGGTAAAACTTGGTATTCAAGCACCTGTTGGCACTCGTTTTGTACTTAATGGTCAAGCTATTAGAATTGGTGCTACTGGCATCTATGAATTAGATTATACTGTAAATGTAAAACAATTACATTTTGAAGCAGAAACTGAGGCTCTCGTGGACTACATTTATTAATAGTCTAAATCTATTTTTAAAGTTATTTAGAAGAACGAAAGGAGAGAGCTACTATGGCAAGTTTCTATGGTGGAGGCGGCGCAGCGGCTGGCTCCGGTAGCGGAACTTCTGGTGTTGGTATTGCTAATATTGAAATTAACACCAATCATCATTTAATTGTGTTCTTAACAGATGGGACACGAAAGGATTTGGGTCGAGTTCGTGGAGCGACTTTTACACCAGCAATTATTGATGGTATTTTAAGTTGGGCGAATGATGCCGGTCTTGAAAATCCAGAAGCATTCGACTTTAATTCTCTAATCGAGGATGAAGGAGAAATGTGGTTCCCTGTTGATAGTAATTCTGAAGAAGAGACTCCTTCAGACAATGAAAATTACAATGCTTGGGAACGTATATAAAAAAATATTTTAAGGGGGTAAAATATAATGGCTAAACTTCCCGTAGTATTTAAATACGGCACAAGAGCGGAATATGATGCTCTTGAAACTAAGTCTAGTGAAGCATTATATTTCTTAACTGACACTGGTGAGATTTATCGCGGCGATGTTAATCTTGCTCGCGGTAATCACTATGAAGGAATTCGTGGAATGAAAGAAGTTGAAGGAGCTCAAGTTCCTGAAACTGATAATGAAGTCATTGCACGTGTTCTTGGTTCTAATCACGCTATCAAAGATGACATTTTTGTTATTAAGACTTTGATTGGCGGAGATGCTTATTCTTATATTTCTTTAATTTACGATGGCGAACATTGGAAAGCAATGGATGGAAATTATAATGCTGAGAATGTTTACTTCAGTGAAGATTTTACTGTAACTAATAATATTGGTGCTTTCTTACTCCCAGAAGGACAATCTAACACTAAGTTGGAAGCAACTGGTAAAAATTTGAAGCAACTTTTAAGTGCCTTATTAGCTGCTACAGTTTTACCAGAAGTTACCAATCCTGCTGTTACTGTAAAATTTACTAATGCTACTAAAGCATTGGAGGTAGGATCTAAAGTAACTCCAAGCTATGAAGCTTCTTTGAGCGCAGGTTCTTATACCTATGGACCTGATACTGGCATTGTTGCAACCGCTTGGTCTGTAACAGATACTTTGGGTAATACTAAAGATACCGCGACCGGTTTTTTCCCAGAAATTACCATTGAAGCAAATACTTCTTATGGCGTAACCGCCACTGCCACTTACGATGATGGTGCAGTTCCTGTTGACAATTTAGGAGAGCCTGCTCCATCCAAGCAGATTCTTGCTGGCTCTGACGATGGAAGTGCTTCTACTAAAATTACTGGTTATCGTAATAGTTTCTATGGAATTTATACTGCAAAAGAAGTTGACGGTGTTCAGACTGGTTCTACTTCTGATTCTATTCGCACTCTTAATAAGAGCGGTAAAACTTTAACTAATGGTGCGACTTTTAATATTAGTATTCCTACTAATGCTCAACGCGTTGTAATTGCTTATCCTGCTACTTTAAAGGATCTTGAATATGTTAAAGATGCCAACGATTCTGATGCTAATATTGTTAGCGCTTTCACCAATGAAGATGGAACCGCAAAAGCAACTATTAAAGTATCTGGTGCAAATGGACATGATCCTATTGATTATAAAGTATTTAGCACTGATTTCGCAGGAGATTATGGTGCAACTAATACTTTCAAAGTAAAAATTAAGGCGTAAGGAGGAGAATAGTTATGGCTTTAAATTTCGGTAAAGGTAATAGAAGCATAGCGTTCGCCCCAACAGCGGCATTTCCGCTTAACGCGAATAGCTATTTTGAAAGTTATGATCTCGCTCTTGCTGCTGCGTTAACCGCAAAGCCAGCTGGCGATACTACTACTAAATATTATTTCGGTCAAGAAATCGCAGTTGCCGAAATGATTGATAATGTACCTTAGAGTGCAAAATTATATATTATTGCTCCAGAAGTTCAAGAAGATGGTTCTGTTGTAGGAACTCTTCAAGAAGTTGGATCTGCGACTAACGGAGATGGAGCTTCTATTGAGCTTGTTGATGGAGTTCTTTCTGTAAAAAATTTCGGCAAGCGTTATTATAAATATATTGCTGCTGTTGAAGGCGGCGAAGCAGCTCATTATGAATTAACTGATGGATGGGTTGCTGGTCTTGAGCCAAGAGTTGTTGAAGAGGATGGAAAAATGGTCCTCGGTTGGTATGAACCAAATCCAACAACTGCCGAAGGCGTAAAAGATCAAGTCGTTGAAGTTCAAGGTGAAGTTGAGCAAGCTAAAAAAGATATTGATGCCGCTGAACAAGCAATTGAGACCTTAGAAGGTAGCGTTGCAGAAGCAGAAGAAGCCATTGATAATATCAACGACGCTCTTTATGGAACTGGTGAAGGTGAAGAAGCTGTTGCAGGTCTTGTTGAAAGAGTTGAAACTCTTGAAGACGAGATGGATGCGGTTCAACCTGATGTTGAAACTTTAAAGACTGATGTCGCTGGATTAAAGACCGCAGTCGGTAATGTATATACAAAAGAAGAAACTTACACCAAGGAAGATGTTAATGACTTAGTAAGTAATGCCATTAGCGGCGTTTTCCATTTCCGCGGTTCTGTTGAATCTTTTGACAAGTTACCTACTGAAAAGGCCGAAGGCGATGTATATCAGGTTGTTGATAAAGAGTATGCTTGGAATGGTACGGAATGGGTTGAACTTGGTTTCCTTGTTGACCTTAGCTCTTATGCCACAAGAACTTATGTTGATGATGCTGTAAAAGCTGTTGCTGATGATCTTGATCTTGCAGAAGAAGCTATCGAAGCTTTACAGGGCGTCGATGAAACTATTAATGGTCGCCTTGATGGCCACGATGAAGCCATTGAAGATTTGCAAGGTGCTGATACTGCAATTGGCGAGCGCATTGATGGTATTGAAGAAGATATCACTGCTCTTATTGAAGAAGATGAGAGACTTGCGGGTTTAATTGAAGGTCATGATGATCGCATTGAAGCTCTTGAAACTGCAAAGACTGGTTTCGACACTCATTTTGAAACTGTTGATGGTCAAATTAAAGCACTTCAAAATGCGGATACTGATTTCGTACAACAATTTGCAGCTGTAAATGGTACAATTGAAGCGCTTGGATTGGCCGATGAAGGTTTTACAACTAAAATCGGTACATTGGAAAACTATGTTGGAACTCCAACTGGCAATCTTGGTGCTCTTTATCCTGCTGTTGAATCTTTAAATCAGCGTTTAAATGATATCGTTGCTGAGGGTGGAGAACCTAACCAGTTAAATGGTATTTCTATTAATGGAACTCTTGTTCCTGTTAATGATAGTTTAATTGCTGAATTGCCAGTGTTTGCTGGAGCGACTGCTGGACTTGTTCCTGTTGCTGCGAATGAATTAACTGATTATCATTTCTTGTCTGCTACTGGAAATTGGACTAATCCTTTCGGTGATTTAGGAAACCTCACTGTTAAAGAATATGTTGATAAAGCAGCTGAAGAAATTGTTGTTGAATGGTCTGCTATTTAATTATGGAAAAGAGGAATAAATTATGGCTATTGATACCACTAATTTAGTAAAATTTAAGAAAGGTCTGTTGGCTAACTACCAAGGACTTGCTACAAAAGATAGCAATACTCTTTATATTACTACTGACGAGCGCGCGATTTATTTAGGCGATAAACGTCTCGGTGATTATATTAGAGTTGCTAATGTTGAAGCTTTAAAAAATGTTGAGAAGAAGAGTCTTGACGCTCTTTACTATGCAGAAGCTGAAAATGTATTAGCTCGTTATAATGGAACTACTTGGGTCCAGATTAATGCCGCTGGTTTAACTCGCGTTATTGTTTCTGGTACTGGTAATGCTGTTGCTAAGGTTGAAGTTGATTCAGATAATGCCAATGCTTTGAAAGTTACTTATGCTGATTATGCTACTCTTGAACAGCACAACACTCTTAAAGATGATGTAGATGAATTAACTGAATCTTTTAACGCTTTGGCTGGAACTGGTGAAGGTTCTGTTCAAGATCGTATTGATGCAATCCAAGGCAATACCGATAAGACTATTGCTGATGTTGCGGCTGAAGTAGCGGATAATGATAGTGATATTACTGCTCTTCAAAATCGCGTAACTGCAACCGAGGGCGTAGCAAATAAAGCTACTTCTGATCTTGCCACTTTAACTGAGACTGTTGCTGCTAATCATACTGCTGCTTTGAAAGCTGCTAAGGATGTTCAGGGCAATACTACTAAAACCGTTGCTGGTTTAGCTCAAGAAATTGCTGATAATGATACCGATATTCTCGGTCTCCAAAATCGTATGTCTGCTGTAGAAGGCGTTGCTTCCGGTGCTGCTAGCGCAGTTGAAGAAGAAGCTGAGGCACGCATTGCCGCAGTTGCCGCTCTCCAAAAAGAATTGGATGACACTCAGGGCGAAGTAAGTGCTGATTATAATTCTCTTGCTAAGCTTGAAGCTAAAATTAAGGCTAATGCAACTGCTATTGGATCCAATGATCAAGATATTGCGGCTTTACAACAGGCTGATACAAATATTCTTGCTGCCATTAGTGAGAACAGTGAAGCTATCGGTTTATTGAATGGCGCGGCTACTACCGAAGGTTCTGTAAAGCATACCATCGCTACTGAAATTGCTAAATATGTTAATGCAGATGGCGATGAAGATCATTTTGATACCCTTCGTGACATTGGCACTTGGTTAAGTGAGCATAGCACAGATGCTATTGACATGGACAATCGTATCGGTGCTAATGAGGAAGCAATTGAAACTCTCCAAGGCGATCTTAGTGAATTGTCTGAATCTGTAGCTGGCAATAAGACTGAAGCTACTAATGCTGTAAATGGTTTACGCAATGAGCTTCTTGCTGGAACTACTGATTACAAGACTCTTGGTGCTCTTGAAACTGCTGTAAAGGCAGCTAAGACTCAAGCTAATACTGCTGAGGGAAAAGCAGATACTAATGCATAGGCAATTGAAACCGCCAATGGTGAAATTACTAAAAATGCTGAAGCAATTGCTGCTTTGGATACTAAGACTGCCAACAATCTTGCAACTGCCAAGACTGAGATTAAAGGCGTAACTGATGCTCTTGATGGCCGTTTAGATACTGCCGAGAGTGATATTGATTCTCTCGAAGGCCGTATGACCGCAGCCGAAGGTAATATTAGTACCAATGCTGGAGCTATTTCTGAAAATGCTGAAGGTATTGCTGCTAATACAGCTGCTATTGCACAAGAAGTTACAGATCGTGGCAATGCGATTACTGCTCTTGAAACTGCCTATAAAGCAGCTGATAAGACTCTTACCGACTCCATTAATGGTGTAGATGGTAAGGCTGATCAGAATGCTTCTGATATTGAAGCTATCGTTGCACAGCTTACCTGGGGAAGTTTTTAATTAATTAATACATTCATAAATGGGATTAGATTATGACAAATAATCTAATCCCATTTTTACTATATTATAAAAAAAAATGAGAAGGAGGAGTAAAAGTGAGTTCAGCACCGTTGAATATTTATCGTGGATCTTTGGCATCTATTAAAGAAAAAATGCCTAATATTGTTGATGGCTCTTTATACTTTGCAGTTGATACAAAGTAGATTTATTTAGACTATGCGGCAGACAATGATATTTATGAAGGTCCAGAACGTATTAAATTCGGTGGCTCTACCGGTATTTGGTATGGTTTAAAAACTGACGCTGGCGAAGAAGGTAAAGTTGTATTTAGATTACAAGAGTTAGAAGATACAACTGAATATCCTTCTCCAAAAGACTTAATTCTTAATACTGATGGCTCTTTTTTCAAAGTTGATGAAGTTGATGCTGAATTAAATGAGATTATCGCTACACGCTTGACTGTCTCTGGTGTAGGTGGCGGTGGTGGCGGACCAGGAGCTTCAGGTTCTTCCTATATCGACTATAAACGTGTCGGTATTAAAAATCGCTATTTCTCTGTACAAGATGACAGAATGTTATTAACTCTTTAGGCATATAGCACCGCGGGAGAAGATACTGAAATGGGTGCTACAATTTATTTAATTGATGCTGGTGGAGTATAGCATGAAATTGGTACAGTTAATAATATAGGACAAAGCTGGGGCGATCAAGAGCCAATCTCAATTGACATTAAAGCTTTTTTGACCGCTTATGGATATGTTCAAAATACTGGATATAATATTGAAATTTCTTTATTTGACGACGTTGGAAATGTTTCTTTAAAAACAATTCCTTATACTGTTACTATTTTTGATATGCAAGTTAAAGCGCAAATTTCAAACGTAGGAACTCAAAAAGGCGGTTTTACTTATCGTTGTATCCCAGTATTCTACACAGAATTAGAAAATGTACAACTTTTTTATCGAGTTGTAAATATTGCTTATGGCCAAGTCGTATAGACAAACTATCCAGAAGAAGGAATTAAATTAGCAAAAGCAGATAATAATAATACTCAATTAATTGATATCTTGGGCGATATTCCTGTTGGAGCTTATAAGATTCAATCTTGGGTTAGTGCGACGATCCCAGGTACAAACGGATTAACCGTTGTTGAGAGCAACCCTCTTGAACAGACTTTCATTCGTCAATCTGCCGATTCTAGTGACCCAATTCTTTCTATTAATTTCCCAATTGAAACTTTTTAGCAATATAATATTATTCAAATTCCTTATTTTATTGCTTATGGTAATTCAACTATTAGCGTTAAAAGAATTATTGAATACACTAATCCAGATGGAATTACATCAACTACCTCAGAAAATTTAACTCAAGCTACAGAGACTGAACACATTTGGTCTTATCGCTTTATGGAAATGGGTTCATATAAATTTACCGTATAGATCGGTGCAAATACAATGAATGCATCTACTTCTGATTTGTATCATATTGAAAAATCAGCTTCTGTAATGCCTGAAGTCACTGCGGCGGGTCTATTATTGAATCTTAAAGCAAATAAAGATAATGATGCAGTTGATCGTGATTCTTGGACTTCGGTTACTTCTTCATAGATTGTAAAGAGTTCTTTGAGTGGTTTTAACTGGATCTCAAATGGTTGGAGAACCATTGATGGCGAGACTAGTTTGTATTTAAATAATGGAGCCAAGGTTGTAGTTCCATATTCTCCTTTTGCCTCTGCGGCAGAACAATTTGGTACTACTATTGAATTTGACGTAAAAATTTCTAATATTAGAGATCGTCATGCAGAATTAATTAAATGTGTTTCAAGAGATTCAGATGGAACTCTTCATGTAGGAACAATTATTAATGGTGACTATTTTACATTAAATAGTAGCTCTTAGAAACCAATTGAAGATTATAATGAATTAGGATATATTAACTTAAGTCGTGCGGGTATGACTGCAACTTACGTACCTGGAAAACGTGTTCGTATTAGCTTTGTTATTACTCCTGATGGATATAGCCCATATTCTGGTATGGCTTCCAATATGATTTGTACTTATGTTAATGGTGTTTTATCTGGATTCGTTGCTTATGGCGAAGATACTTTCTTGAATTCACCTTCATAGGATATGAATTCTGGTAAATTTATTTTTGATTCTACCTATGCAGATATTGATATTTATAACTTACGCGTATATCAATCTGCTTTAACAGATTAGGCAATTTTAGGAAATTATCTTGCTTCTATTGCTGATTTTGATGAAGCGGCAACAAGATGGGCCGATAATAAAGAATTGCTTGATGATGATGGAGAAATTAGTCTTACTAAAGTAATTGCGCAAAAGAATATTCCATATTTATTAATGCGCGGTGGTATCACTGTTGATGGTAAAAAAGGCAAGAACTTTATTACCCCTATCACAACAGGATTGCCAACTAGCAAAAAAGATTATAAACTTGTTGACGTATGCTATATTGATCCAGACCACCCAGAAAATAATATCGGTGGATTAGATTCTGCTAATCGTAAAGAATGGGTTATTTATGCACAGGGAACTTCCTCTATGGAATATCCTATCAAGAATTTACGTTCAATTTATTCTCGTGAAAATCGCGGAGAAACTTATAAATTATTTGAAGATCTTCCAGCAGTTGATTTATTCTGCTTTAAAGCTGACTATATGGAATCTTCTAGCGCGCATAATACGGGTCTTGGTAATATGCTCAATGAACTTTATGGTAATATTAAGCCACCTTCTCGTTTAATTGAAGATACTGATGAAAATGGTAATAAATATGACTATGTAACTGCCATTAAAGGACGTCCTTGTGTAATTTTCTTCAAAGAAACTTCAACAGATCCAAAAGAATTACGTAAAACTGCGGATAATTTCCAGGGTTATAAATATATTGGACGTTATAATTTTAACTTAGATAAATCAACTCATGAACCTTTTGGATTTTACAGTGATTATGATAAACATTATGGCGTCGCAGTAATGAATCCACCAGCTCTTGGTCCAAATTATGCTGATAATTTACAAGATGTTAGTCCTATTGATAATCTTTATCATGCCACTATTGATGAAAATCCTGAGGAAGGAAAAGACTATTATAAAGATCCCGAGGGAAAAGTCAAATGGACTTGGGAAGAAATTGCTGAATGGGATGCAGAAGAAGGCGAATTTGTCTGGAAATGTAAATCTCCTGCTTATGAATATCGCGGAACAGAAGGTACTAATTCAATTTAGGTTTGGGAATGTTTGGATAACAATAAGCCATTAACTCACTTCACTTAGCATTGGTATGAGGAAGATGATCCAGAAAATGCTTTATGGGTAGAAAATTTTGAATCTCGTTATCCAGAGTATGAAGTACAAGAAATGTCTGACAAACGTGACTTACAGCGTTTGGTTAATTGGATTGCAGATACAAACTGCATGTATACGACTTCACATGAAGAGACTACAATAAATGAAAAAGGTGAAGAAGTTACTTCTACTGTTACCGAATATTTCTTGCATTCTCATGAACCATCTTATGAGGATATTATTAATGAGAATATACCAGAAGACTTAACTCCATTGGTACCAGCTATTGCAGGAAGCAAGTTACCAGCAATTGAAAGTTATTCTGAATCAACTGGAATTTATACTTATAAAGGTATTGATGGTTATTTATATGATTCTTATGAGTATCGTTTATACAAATTCAGAAAAGAATTTGATGATTACTTTGAATCAGACTTAACAATGGTTTATTATATAATTTCAGAATTCTTGCTTATGACAGATAGCCGCGCAAAGAATATGATGCTCTGTACCTTTACCGCACGTTGTACTGACAGAAATGGTGCAAGCAAAACAAAATGGTTCCCAATCTTTTATGATATGGATACTGGTCTTGCTGTTAATAACATGGGTTAGTTGAAATTTACATATAAAGATGAAGACTGGTATGAAGATATTTTTAATGCCGAAGCCGGATATGTGAATCAAAAGGGTACTATTAATAAGAGTTATAGTGCTTTATGGTCTAATATTCAACTTACTATGTATGATAGATTAAAGGCAGTTTATACAACATTGAGAAATGGTGCTTTTAATTTTGAATATCTGTTAAATGGTTATAATAAAAATCAAGCTGAAAAATGGAATGAAACATATATTAATAAAGACGCTTATTTAAAATATGTTGAACCATATGTAAATCCGACTTCTTGGAAAGTTATGATTGATGCTTGCCAAGGAACTCGTTCTTTACATAGAGAGCAATTCCTTGAAAGACGTTTCTTATATATGGATAGTAAATATGCTTATATTAAGGGCGGCATGGGCTTGTCTTTACGTGTTAACGACTTGTAGAAAAATCCAGGTGATATCTTTAATTTTGATATTACAACAAATGATGCTATGTATTTAGTATCTCAATTTGGTAATGAGCAGCCTGTTCGTAGTGATAATGTGATTGGAGAAAATACTACTGTTAATATTAGCACTCGCGCACCAAGCGGTGGCCAAGTTGGTGAGCAACCATATTATTTATATTTAATTAATAATATAAGAAGTTTTGGCGATATGTCTGATATGGGTATTCAAACATTTGACCCATTCCAAACTGCGCCTGTTGTTCCTAGCGATCCAAGCGTTGTTTATGATAATAATTTGAAGTTAGAAAATTTAGTATTAAGTACAAATGAGCCGGGTTATGAGTATGAATTAAAACTCAATAACCGCATGGCGGCATTGAATATTGTCAAGTATTTCCCAATGCTAAAAGATTTAAATGTTGGCTATTGGAATAACTTAGGTACTCTTGATTTAAGATATAACAAAAACTTATAGACGCTTGAAGCATTTGGTACTAAATTAAGTTCTTGCCAATTCCCAGAAGGCGGAGTTTTAGAACATTTACAGTTACCTGCTACTTTAAATAGAATTGCTTTAACTGGTCATTATAATCTTAATACTATTGAGTATAAAGATTATGCTTCAAATTATGAAAATAATTAGGTAAATATTGATATTACGACAAATAGAGATAATGCTTGGGATAAATTAATTGGTTTGTCTATTGAGCAATGTCCTCAATTAGACACAAAAGCTATCTTCAAAGCAATGAAAGAAGATAACTTATAGATCTATTTCCCAGACTTAGATTGGACTATTGAAGCTAATGAATTAACTGTAGAAGATAATGTAATTCAAAGTATTGATATCTTAGATAAGTTATTAAGACAATCTGGTTATAATGGTGAGTTAAGAGATTAGCCAGTATTAGATGCGGATGGCCAAGAGACTTATGATGATAATGGCAATAAAATTACTGTACCTGCGACAAATAGAAGTTATGTTGGAGGACATATTTTAATTAAAAACAAGGGAACAAATATTGGTATTGATGAAGCTTTGATTTATACCAAATATACTAAGTATTATCCATTACTTGTTATTGAAGTTGAAGAATGGAACGATAACTGTGTTCGCGCTTATAGTTTAAATACTCATGATGCGAATGGTGAGTTAATGGTTGGTAACAGTCCTAAATTTACTTCTGAAAATGTAAATAGTGAATTTACATTAGAGAAAGTATTTGGAACCGCCGGTAATCCAATTATCGCGCCTATTGAAAAATCTCCAACTAATGAGTATGTTTTCGAGTTCAGAGGATGGAATACTGAAGGCGTTTTAACTTTTACTGAAAGAGATTATAAAACTGCTGACAATACTATCCAAGAGTCTGTTCAACTTGCTGAAAATGCTTGCGCAGAAAAATTAATTATTGCTTGGGAAGGTAATGAATATGTTGCCGCAAATGGATTTGATTTTAGTAAAGTCTTTGATGAAAATAATCAAGAATTAAATATTTATCCTACTTTTGTTGCTACTGTAAGAACTTGGACTGCAACATTTATTGACGGTTTAGGCAATACTATTAGTACTCAAGCAGTTCGTTATGGTGAAAAAGCAGAAATTCCAACTATGGTGCCTATTAAATTAGAATTAGATCCTAATTTAAAAGATAAAGCTTATGTATATCCTTTCTTGCGCTTTGGTTCAGCATCAGAAACATTTATCGTAGTAAATGATAAAACTTATGAAGCGGTATATGCCACAAGTAAAGTTGATATCCATAATGCCGAGGTTTTACCTTCTGCTGATTATTTTGATTTCAATACTAGCACTGGAACATTAACTTTATCTAATCGTTATTTCGCCGAGGCAATTTGCTTCCCAAAAATGTACAATGGCGAAATAGTGAAAAAAGTTCAAATCGCATCTGGCTTAAAGATGAAGCGTATTTATTTCGAATTATAGAATGAAATTCTTGAAATCGGCGAAAGAATATAGACTGAAAATACTGATTTAGAATTTGTTGAATTTAGTAAATTGGGAGCACTGGAAAAAATAGGTTCTTACGCTTTTGACGGCTGCGTTAATTTGACGATTGACGTATTGCCTTCTGTGGAATGGGTTGATTCATTTGCTTTCAGAAAATGTACCTCTTTACAAATTCCTAGTTTCCCACAGAATTTAACTCAAATTAGTATGAATGCTTTCCATAGTACAACAGGAATGGGGGCGGTAGTTTTTAATTGTCCTCTCTTGGAAAAAATTGATACAAACTGTTTCCAATATTCTACTTTAACAGTTGTTGGAGAAAGCTTGCCTGACAGTGTAACTGAAGTTGGTGCTAATGCATTCGCTTATTGTCCTAATTTAGTAATGAATTTCAATAATGGCTCTGGTGCGGCAGGATTAAAAACTATCAATAATGCGGCGTTCGGTTATGATCCGCAAGTAAACTTAGCGAATTTACCTGCTAATGTTGAAACTATTGCATCTAATGCTTTCCGTGCTACAGCATAGGCAGCCGGTGGTGGCGTAGTAGAATATATAGGAGTTAGTATGTTCCCAGCTTCTGTTACTACTATTGGTGAGAATGCTTTCCGTTATAAGACTTCTCTTACTGGCGTATTGAATTTAAGTCAATGTACTAATTTGGAAGATTGGAATAATAACAAAGGTATTAACGCAAAAGCATTCGAAAAAGTCTTAAATCTTTCTACTATTATCGTTCCTAAAAATAGAAAATTCACTATTCCTGAAGATCGTTGGGGAGCGGGAATAGAAGTTGCTATTGAGGAGGCATAATATGAAAAAGATTGCCTTATACACTACTTATATTGAGGGGATTAAGAGAATTTCTCTTAATCCCCCAGAATCTTTAACTGAATGCAGTATAGAATATTAGTTAATTCCTGAAATTGGGAAAGTCCTTAAAAATACTAAAACTGGTGAACAGTCTCGTGGTCTAATTATCCCCCACTGGAAGGAAAAACAATGGATTGAAGAGGACATTTGAAGTTAATTTATTTAAAATAAATATTATGAATAATAGATAGTTTGGGAAGGCTACAATAGCCTTCCCAAATATTTTTAGGAGGTTGTAATATGGCGGCGCCTAATTTTATTATGGGTGGTAATAGTCAATTACGTGCAACCAACTTTCTTCCAGACTCATAGTATGATATTGGTGAATTAAATTTTTATGTCTCGTCTAATACACCTTCAACTCATCAAGTTTTTTTAATTTTAATAGATTAGAAAAAAATGGTGGAAATAATTGAGTTGCAAAAAGTTGGTACGTAGGGGAATAATATTCTATATAAAGTGCCACTTAATCAAACATTAAGAATTAAAGATGGACAGGTCTTAGTGTCAATTATGATTCTTGATGGTAAAAATGGAACTTATGATATAAGTTCTAAATATGCTGTTAATATTACTATTAAGTAGTATGAGCTTGCTCGTCAAATTTATATTGCTTAGTAGATTAACACATAGACACAAGCTGCATATGCTAAAATTTTAGCTATGACAGAGGAAAATCGTAAAATATACGATGAAATAAAGGAAAGGGGATAATTTAATGAAAGTTCTTTTTAATAATGAAACTGCTGAATTATACAGACCTTTATTTACCGCGGCAATGGAAGTTTTAAATAAGGATAAGCCCGAAGAAGAATGGATTACTATTGAAGACCTTCCAACTTACTATTCTCATCTTGACACTTTGAAAACTCAAGGTCAAGCAAGATTTGTTCGTGTGCCAGTGGTAGAACAAGAAGGTTATTTCGAAATTGATACTAATACTCGTGAAATTAAAGTTCCAGATGCTTTCAAAGAGAATGGTATTGCTGTCCAATTTGATCACACCGCAGAAATTATTTATTTCAACATGGATCGTTATTTTGATGACTTTGATCTTGCAGTATGTAACCCTGCTAACGCTCAAGAGGGTTATGTTGGTCGCTGCATGATTCAATGGCAAACCGCAAATGGATTTGGATATGATAAAGCCTATATGTTTGACGAAGGTTCTGATGTTGAAGAAGATGGTGTTTATGCCTATAACCGTATTACTTTTGGTTGGCCTCTTCATGATGAAATTACTCGTTCAAGCGGTTCTTTAAAATTCTCTGTAATTCTTGAAGTTGTTGAAAACGATGTAGAACTTAATTCTAAAGTTCTTTACAGTTTCAATACCAAAGAAGCAGAATGTTTTATCCATCCAAATTTGGTTCCAAGAGCTGAAGATTATAAGAAAGCTTTACCTGAAGATGTTTCTGCTTTAATGTCTTCTGCGCTTCGTCCTAGTTTTTCAGGTGTATTTAACAGTACTCTTGGTCAAAAAGCCTACTTCCTTACTGATGGCGATTTACCACCTACCGCTAATTTGGTTGACGGTGCTTATATTCTTGAAGTTCAAGCAAGAGGAACCGGAGATCAGGAACTTCTTTATAAATGGTATCGTATCAATGAAAATGATGAAATTACTGAATTAACTGGAAGTGTAGAGAGTTCTTATATTGCAGATACCGCCGGTCGTTATTATGTAATGGTTGGTAATCAGAATAAAGACCGTGTTCGTTGGACCCAATCTCAGATTTGCGATATTCCTGGCGCAAGTGAATTGTATTATATTGTTAACACTTCTGATAAGGCTTATGCCGATGGGACAATTCTTTCTGTTGAAGTTGGTGGAATGAATAAGAAGGGCGAATTACTTAATAATATTGTCGGAGAAGTTTCTTATCAATGGTATAAGAGAGATTGGGATGGAGAAGTTTCTGCTCTTGAAGGCGAGACTACTGCTTATCATACTCTCGATGCAAAAGATGGCCCTGGAACTTATTGGGTAGAAGCTGTTGCTCATAATAACAATGACTCTTCTGAGATTAAAAAGAGTTTTGAAACCGAGGTTAAATTACCTGCTCATAGCCCAACTAGCGTAACTGTTGAGTGGGATGTTACTAATAAGAAGTTAATTGCTCATCCAGTTATTGATTATAACAATGATTTGGTTTATGTTTGGGAACAAATTGGTTCAAGTCAGGCTTATGTAGTAAAAGATTTTAACGAATTTATTCCACCGGTAAGTGGTTCTTATTATGTTCGAGTATATCAAAATACATGGCCAGGACATCCAATGGAGCAGACCTCCGAAAGCTTGCCAGCTATTTCTGGTGCTGTCGCAGTAACTCTTTAATAAAAATAATACACAGGAGGGAATGAGATGTCTTTTATAATTGCAGAACATTATTATGATATTCTGAAAAATTTTACAATAGATTATACCCCGACTTGGGGATACATCCCTCTTGACGAAGATCGCATAGTAGTTGATTTAGACACTCGTGAGATGTTTCTTCCGGACAGTCTTACAGATTTTATCGCAATGACCAACGATCATCGATCACAAACAGTTTATTTTGAAGTTGATAGATATTTTGAAGATGTCGATTTAGCTGGATTAACTTGTTGTGTTGAATATGTTACTCCTGAAGATAAAGAAAATAAAGTTGAAAGTAGATTTAGACTTTATCCAATTACTTTAAAGAGTATGATTAAGCAGGGAACAACTGAAAAATTATTACTTGCTTGGAATCTTGGATCAGAAGCGACTAGTCAAGCTGGTGTATTATCTTTTGCATTACATTTTTTTAAAGTTAATTTTGAAACTGAGAGTTTAGCATATAGTTTATATACTAAGCCCTGTTTTGGTAATATTTTAGAAGGTTTAGAAGCAATTACTTCTGATAAAGCGAAAGAGGAATCTTTAGCTTATTATGAAATTGAAGCAGAGCATTTTAAAATATTAACGGCTATGATTGAATAGAAAAATGTATATTGGAATGATGTCTAAAATAGGATGGTCCGTCATGGACCATCCTATTTTTTTTATTTTTATTTATAATAGGAATAATAAAAGAAAGGAGCTGCTGAAGATTGGCACTCTTTAAAATTTATAAGGGACCTGCTTCTAATCTTGGAAAAGCAGGTAATGTAACACAATATGCGCAAGAAGGTTTTGCATATTTTACTTAGGATGATGGTAAATTTTATATTGATGTTGCTGGTGATGGAACCACTGAAGCAGTATTAGGAAATAATCGTTTACCATTAAACGCAGAATAGGCAGATAAAGATTCTGCGGGTAATGTAATTAATGAAACTTATGTTACTATTGATTTAAATGATTCTGAACAAGGAAATCCTTCTGGCGTTAATGCAGATACTCTAGGTGGAGTCTTAGCTTCTGATTATGCTTTAAAATCAGACTTAGACAATTTAACTGGATCAAATATAGATTTAAGTAATTATGTTACAAGAACTGAATTGGAAGAATATGTTCCAGATATTGATTTAACTGAATATTATACTAAAACCGAAACTGATGATAAATATGCTTTAAAATCAGATATTCAGTCTGGCGCAGTAAGATTAGATTTTACTGTTTCTTTACCAGCTTCGGGATGGAGTAATACTTCTCCTTATTCTCAATCAGTAACAGTTTCTGGCATTAGCGAAACTGATTGGCCGCAAATGAGTCAAGATTTGTCTATGGCGACGGATGATACCGTTGATGATTTAGAAAAGAATTATGCTTATATTAAGTATGGTGAAGCAACCTTAGATACAATTACTTTTTATTGTTTAAAAGGTAAACCTACTGTTGATTTAACTTTGATTGGTCAAGTTCTCAGGGGGGGGGCTTCTAATTATGAAAGTGCGATTGGAGTTGAATTTTAATGTATTTAGTTGAAAAAGAAGTTTTAACTTCTATTGCAGATAGAATTAGAAATAAAACAGGAAAAACTGATAAACTTACTTTCCCGGATGAATTTTTTGAAGAAATAAAAAATATTGAAACTAGTCCAGCGACGACATTGCCGGTATTGAATATGAATTATCCAGAAGATGTTATGGTAATGGAAGGTTTAAATGTTAATGCTAATTTTAATATTGTAATTACTGAGCCAGGAATACCAGCTATTTATACTTATTAGTAGTATTTTAATGGTCAAGCAGTGGAAGGCGCTAATAGTTCTAGTTTTTCTATTAATTAGGAAATTACAAAAGGAACATATAATGTATATTGTGAAATAACTAATGAAGCAGGGACGGTCACTAGTAGAATTAGTAATTTAATAGTAGAGAGTTATTTACCAGAATTTAGTTATTCTGGAACTTATAATTTAATTGAAGAAGGAAATTATAATTGGAAAATTAAATTATTAACTAGTGGTGAGTTTATTTTTAGTAAACTTCATACTGATATAGAAGCTTTTCTTGTTGGAGGAGGCGGAAATGGCGGATATGATTGTGGTGGCGGTGGTGGAGGAGGAAAAACAGCTACTATAAATTATAATCCTAATATAAATGAAAGTTATACTATTACAATTGGAGGTTCTGGAGGCTCAACTTCCGCTTTTTCTACTACTGTTGCCGGTGGAAATGCTGGTGGTTCATGGAGTGCTGGACGAAAAGGGGGCACTGGCGGTTCCGGTGGCGGTGGAGGTTCAACTAATAATGGTGGAAAAGGTGGCTCTGATGGTGGTTCAGGAGGAAGCGGTTCTGGAAGCTACGGTTCTAGTGGAGGCGCAGGACAAGGAACAACTACTTATGAATTTGGAGATAGCTCATTAACTTTATATGCTGGTGGAGGCGGCGGTGGCGGAACTACTGGAGGTTCTGGCGGTGCTGGCGGCGGTGCAAAAGGCGGTTCTGGTACTGGAGTAAAAGGCTCTTCTGCTGTTGCAAATACAGGCGGCGGTGGCGGCGGAGGTAGTAATAAAAGTGGCCAAGGCGGAGCTGGTGGTTCTGGTATAGTAATTATTCGTAATAAACGTTCTTAATAAAAGGAGAAATAAATGATTAATTTTTATCTTCCAGATTTTTATTATTATTACAATTTAAATATGGTTTTAATTAATATATTAAAAAAAAATCCGGATTATTTTTATGATAATATAAAAATAGCAGCAATTTATGGCTCTTTTCCTGGACAAATATGGAATGGAGGTAGATTAGTTAGTGGTTTTTCTTATTCGGACAATATTGAAGCAACAATTAACAATTATAATGATTTAAATATTCCTATTAGACTTACCTATACTAATCCACTTTTGGATGAAACTCATTTAAATGATACATATTGTAATTTTATTACAAAAATTGCTAATAATGGGATGAATGAAATTGTTGTTAATTCTTAGATTTTGGAAGAATATTTAAGAGAAAAATATCCAAATTTTAAATATATTCTTTCAACTACAAAAAATATTCGAGATGTAAATGAAATAAATAAAAAAAGTAAAAAATATGATTTAATTGTAACTGATTATAGAGATAATAATAATGATATTTTTCTTAATAAAATAGAAAAAAAAGATAAAATAGAATTATTAATTAATGAATATTGTTCTCCTAATTGTAATCAAAGAGCTAATCATTATAAAGAATATGCGAAAGCACAATTAAATTTTATTTCTTTTCCTAATTTTTCTTTTGAGTGTAAATGTGGAGTAAGCAATTTTTTTGAAAGTTTAAAACTTCCTACGGTTATAAAAGTTGAAGAACTATATAATAAATATTTAAAAATGGGTTTTAATAATTTTAAAATTGTTGGTCGTTCTATTCATATTTTAAATGTTATTGAAAGCTATGTTTATTATTTGGTAAAACCTGAATATAAAGATTTGGTAAGATTTGAATTAACACATTCCTGTTGGAATTAAAATGGGAGGAAAATAACAAATGAATTATGCACTAATTGAAAACAACATCATCACCAACATCATCTGGCTCTATCCCGGCAACGCATCCGATTTCCCGAATGCTGTGCCGTTAGATGATGTGCCTGCGAGCATAGGTGATGAATATATAGATGGAATATTTTACCGCAATGGTGAAAGAATCTTGACAGAAGTAGAAAATTTGCGTATAATTAATTAGGAGCAAGCAGAAACTATTGCTGAATTAGATTCTGCACTTTTGGACACTACATATGCAAATTTAGTAGGTGAATAATAAATGGGAAAAGTTTTGTTTTTAAAAAATCTTACTCATACTAATATAATTGAAGCGCCAGAAACTGGCCCTGAACTTTTAAGTGATGCAACTGTTACTGCGCTTGCTAACAAAGGTGTTACTGCCGAGACTGGAGTATCTACTACTGATGATTTACCTAATTTAATTAATAGTATTGAATTAGGCACAAAAGTTTAGATTAAAACGGGATTTGTTACTCTAGGTGGGGATTATGGTAGTGCTACTGTAAATTGTGGCTTTGTTCCAGATTTAGTTATTTTACCACTTGAAGCAACTATAACTACTGACTATGGAACTATGGAATATAACACTGTAGTAGATTTTTTACATAGATCTACTTCTTATCCGTTAGATGCGCTTTCAGCGGTTATGTTTGGAAATGTAGTATTTGAAAATCATACAGTTATGGATACAACTTCAAATGGTTTTGAAATTCAAGGCTGTTGGTTTGTAAATATTAGTGATGGTTCTGTTAATTTTGTTACTGGTACTTCAGTAGAATATGTAGCAGTAAAATATACTTAACATTGGAGGAAAATATGAGTAATGTAATTTACAATGCTTGTAAGCGCACTATTCAACGCGGCAATTATATTATTGAAGATATTAATCTTAAATTAGATGCTTTTGTTAAAGCAGAATTAATTACTAATGAACAATATGAAGAATTAAAGAATATAATGGAGGGATAATATATGGCATTTTTAAAGCCTTAGAATCCCCATTAAAAAAGGTGAGGATTTTGTTTATCCTCTTACTACCGTTGATTAGATTATTTTAGATGATAATTCTAGATTAAATTCTAAAATGGTAACGGTAGATTTAGATACTGAAAATGATGAAGTTTCAGAACTTCCCACAAGAGATGCGGAAACACTTGGCGGTATTCCTGCTAGTGAATATGCTTTAAAAGAAAATATTCCATCTCTTGAACCCTATGCATTAAAGATTGATACTGCTCCTGATTCTGCGATGCTGGGCGGCAAGGCCCCGGAATATTACATTTAGCCAAAAAATTTGCTGGACAACTCGGATTTCACGAACCCGGTGTGTTAGAGGGGTACAGATGTTCTTACATCCGCAGTTTCTGGCTATAAACTGGATCGATGGAAGCAAAATACAGGTGCAACAAATCTTGAACTATTATCCAACGGCGTTAAAATTACTAATACCAATGCTGGAAATGGTGCGTTCATGCTGTAGCAGATAGTAAAGTAGCCGCAGCGATTTGCAAATAAAGCATTAACGCTTGCTTTAAAAGTAAATGAAGTATCCAGCACAAATGGGGTGTATGCACATGCGTTTATCGGATTTGTGTATGGAACTAGAGTATATACAAGCACTATTACAGCGCCAGGAATCTATATTGCCGTTCTAGAGCCACAGAGCATAATGGATGACCTGACTGTTTGTGTTCGTCAAAATGGTGCAAGCACAGATGCAACGAACACAATAACCATCGAATGGATTGCCCTATACGAGGGTGCGTACACAATTGACACCCTACCGCCATATGTACCGAAGGAAAAAAATGCGGAATTGGATGCATGTCATGAACAACTGTATTATTTTGACTAGCTTTATCAATTTATTGGTTCTGGATTTATAGCAATAGATGGAAACTACGCCCTTATATCTCTTCCAGTCCCTTATCTTAACGCAGACGCAAGGCCGACTGTGATAGGAAATGTTCACATTGCAATTCCTACAGCAGCATTCGATGCTGCTCCAACTACATCTACTTTTTCAGCGGAACTCGCTAGCGATGGTTGGATTAGATTGCAATGTACGTTTGACACAACAGACACAACGATTGCTGGACAGCCTTGTGCTATTACAATCAGATCTGGCGATTTTCTACAAATCAGCCGCGAATTATAAGGAGGAAACACAATGGACGACTATATAGAGCAACCTTATATTGTTTACATCAAACCAGATGATGCACACCGTATCACTGCTGTAAATTCTAATGCGTTTCTTACTAACCTTACAGGATGGATGGAGATTGATCGGGGGTATACTCAACACTATTATCACGCGTAGGGCAATTACTTTCCTGATACCATTATGGACTAGCGTGGTATTTATCGTTATCTTTACACGCCTGATACTGAGCCCAAATGGCGCGAGCGAACGCAAGAAGAGATGGATGCGGATTATGTGGAGCCAACACCAACACCCTCTCAATTAGATATCATTGAAGCTCAGGTAACCTACACTGCGATGATGACAGACACCCTGTTGGAGGTATAACCAATGAAAGAAAAAATTATTAAATGGTATAAACTTGGACTGTGGACAAAAGAAATGGTTCAAAATGCCGTATTAAAAAATATTCTTACTCAAGAAGAAGCGGAGGAAATAATTAATGAATAATTATAAACCGCAAAGTCCATTAATAGTTAATGGAAATGGTGTTTTCCCATTAACTACTTATGATCAAGTTATAATGAATGATGGTTCTCGCTGGAACGGTGAAGCTAATAATATTCATATTGGTGAGAATGAGCCGGATGTAAAATATAAAGTATGGATTGATACTTCGGAAGAAACAACTACTGAATTGATGCGTTCTGACAGTATCATTTATATTGGTTTTTCTATTAATACAGAAGATTGGATTGACAATACTTATACTTTTAATCGAGCAGGTATTACTACATCTCATGTAGTAATTAATCTTACTTTAGATGCAAATTCTCAAAAAAATCAAGTATCTGCATTAAATTGGGAAACTACACAAGATAATGTAATTTTATCAACTGAAACCATTCCATCTGGAAATATTACTGGATATATGATTTTACTTCCAGTAATTGATAGAACTAATGGATAAAAAAATCCTCTTCTATAATTTAGAAGAGGATTTTTAAAATTATAGTAAAGGAGTGGCTGAAGATTGGCTACTTTTAAATATAGAGATAATAATGGAAATTTTATTTCAATGCCTGCCTTTAAAGGTGATAAAGGCGATCAAGGTGTTAGTATTTTAAAAGTTGAATAGACTACTACTTCATCTGAATCAAATGGTGAAAATATTATTACTGTTACTTTAACCAATGGACAAAGATTTAATTTCTCAATGCGCAATGGCGCAAAAGGTGAGACTGGTAACCATGGCGGCATTTAGGCAGTAACAACATCTGAAACGCCTGGTTTTATTAGTGTTACAAAGCAAGACGGCACAATAGAAGATATCAGTATCGGTGCAGCATTAAACCTCATGCAAGATTCAACTACAACTAAGTCATATGTTTTAGGCACTACGTCTATAGATGATATGGATTTAAAATTTAGCACTGGTGTTTATGTTGATTGCGCAAATGGTGTTCTTTATGGCGCGGCTTGGAACGATTATGCTGAATTCCGCGATCAAAATGAATCCATTGAACCCGGTTATGTTGTCTATTGTGATGACGATGGAAAAGTGAAGAAAACAATTGAAAAACTTCAAAAATTTGAAGGTGTTGTTTCTGATACTTATGGTTTTAGTATTGGTGAAACTGATACTTGTAAGACTCCTCTTGCAGTTTCTGGTAGAGTATTAGTTTATGCCGACCCTGAAGAAGAACATTTCCATTCTGGTGATGCAGTTTGCGCGGGTCCAGATGGTTTAATATATAGAATGACAAGAGAAGAAATTATGGAATTTCCTGATCGTATTGTTGGTATTGTTTCTGAAATTCCAACTTATGACACTTGGGGAACTAATAATATTTCTGTAAACGGACGCATTTGGATAAAGGTGAGATAAAATATGGTTGGATCAAAAGAATTATATGATATTTTTGAAGTAATTTATCCAGTCGGAATTATTATTGAGCTTGCTACCGACGCCAATCCTAAAGATTTATTTGGGATTGGCGAATGGGAGTAGATTAAAGATAGGTTTATTTTAGCGGCTGGAGAATCTCATAATCTTGACGAAACAGGCGGGTATTCTGAAACTCAATTAACTGTTTCTCATATGCCTTCTCACACACATGGAACTGGAAAAACTTCTTCAGCGAGTACTTATCCAGAATATTATTTTACAGTGAATAGAAGTACTTCTACATCTGCAGTTGGAAGAATGGGATTGGCTTCTGGTTCATCATATTACGCAATGGGAACTAATACTAGCGCTTCTGACTCTATAGGTATTGATGATATTATTCAAATATCTAAAACTGGTGCGACAGGAGAAGGTAAAGCCTTCTCCAATATGCCACCTTATTATGTCGCCTATATGTGGAAGAGGGTGGCGTAATTGAAAGGTATATTAACCGCCCCCCTATTCAAATTTTAAGTAAATCTGGTTCTACAATTTCTTTATCTGGACCAGGTTTACCAACTTAGACAATAACAGATAATAATACCACTTATAATGTAGCAACAGCATCAGTCAATGGATTGTTAAGCGCTGATGATAAAGTTGCTCTTGACAAATTGAAAGAAGAATCTCCATATTTTTTAACTTATTATACTACAACTACTGGGGATACTGAAATAAGTGGAACAACAGTAGTAAAATTTAATGTAAAAGTTAGAGATACACATAATTCTTATGATACATCAACTGGTAAGTATACTGTCCCAATAGCTGGAATATATTTATTTAATTTTAATTATTATACAAATAATAATACAACAGGAGGCTCTTATCGTCCTTGTATTCATATCGATGGAGGAGACTCGAGTGCAACTGTGCAAATGAGCTCTATGGCACCTGGCAGTATCTCAGTAATCGCCAGAATGCCAGAAGGAGCAACTGCCTATGTTGGTCCTTATTCTTCTAGTTATAAAATGGCTTTTTATGCAGGATTTTTACATACTAGTTTTAGTGGTACATTATTATCTTATATTTAATATAAAGGGAATGATTTATTTATGATAGGCATTGCAGCCCCCCCCTGTTAAATAAAATATTAGAAATTAATTCTTTATATAATAAATTAAATAATGAAAAAGCAATTACTTTTGAACAAGAAATTGTAATTGAAACTACTGACTGGAATGATACTGCTCCTTATATTTGCACTAAAGAAATGGATGGAGTTATTCTTGGAGATAAGCCTTTTGTAGATATTAATTTGGATTATTATTCTACATTAGATGAAAAATTATCAGCAAAAGAGAATTGGATATATGTAGATGATATTTCAGGAGGAATGAATAATGTTATTTTTACTTGTTTAGAAAATAAACCTGAAGTAACATTATCTATTTCTTGTAAGGTGGTGCATTAATAATGAGTGGTTTTATTACTCGTCGTGGCGGAGGAAGTAATTTAAAAATTATTCAAGCAACTTCATTACCATCAAAAGGAAAAGATGGACAATTAATTATTATTAGCTCTATTCCAATTAATAATATTACTTATAATACAACAACAACTAAACCAAGCAATCCTGTAAATGGAGATCTTTTTATTTGTTTTGGGATATCTGATTATCATAAAGTATTACAATATACAACAACAAACTCTTGGAATAGCGTAGATAGTTATGTGTGGATCAATAGTAGTTGGATTTAGTTTACTCGTAAATCTTTAGTAATTTTTGATGGAATTTTACATGATTCTTATTCAACTTTACAAGTAAGAAAAGGTTCTGGTGGTTCATCAGGATATTGGAAAGTAACTTCTTCAGTCTTAAAATTATATGCTCCTGCAGCGACAGAGTCTTGCTAGTTAGGTAGTTTTTCTAATAAAATTGATACTGGAGCTTGGTCAACTTGTTCTGTTAAAGCTACGGTGCGAGGATGGAATGGTGGTTGGTGGGGTTTTGCGCCGGCTTTTGCTTCTGTGGGAATATTATCTTCTAATTATACCACTGGATATACAAAAATTCAAAGACCAACTACTACATCCAATTCATCTGTCACAGGAATTTATAATATTGATGTTAGCAGTTTAACCGGGACTTACGATTTAGTATTTGGTATTGCAGGATCGGGAGGGTCTAATTATACAGGAGAATTTAATATTAGTTCTATTATTTTAACTTAAAAATTTTTCGGGTGCACTTTGTTAAGAAGTCGCACCCAATTTTTACTATATAGTGAAGGGAAGGAGATTTCCTTAACAAGAGCAATTCTTTACAGTAGTAAAGTCTGGGCGACGACGGTTAAGAAATCATATCTAAACTTCAAGATATAATGTGAGGGAAGGAACCAGTGGGCTCCTTCAGTAACTTCACAGTTAACCTACGCGAGTATGTTTATCCACAGTGTTGTTACAGACGCTGCTGGAAAAACATATGGAGGATTAATAAGCAGATGTTGTGTTGGCACTAACGCCGTTTTGAGATATACATATAATTATAGGGTCTGCTTCCTCAGTTTAAATTTGGTGCGCCCTTTGGGCACCTGTGGGTAAACTACTTCAGCGACAGGGCAAGAATATTGGAGAGTTTTTGGTTTTTATGTTTTTAGGTTTAACATTAAAGAAAACGAGCAATATTAACTACCATGGGGCCACTGAAGTAGTTTTAGAGCTTGAGGACTATATAGCAGGATGCGTCGCCCAAGAAATCGGCGATGCCCATTTAGAAGCATGTAAGGCGCAAGCAATCGCCGCGCGAACGAATTGCCAGCCTTATATATTAAATAACAAAATGGCATCAGACCAATCCTCAACTTTCCAAGCATACGAAGGTTCCAAAGCCAAATATCCTAATCCAAACAAAGCAGCCCAAGAGACAAAATCAATGGTTCTAATTTACAATGGCAAAATTGCCTTACCGGCATCTTTTTCGGCAAACAATGGAGGCAAAATGACATCATCCGCTGAACGCTGGGGAGGCACGCGCAACTGGCTCATTTCGAAGGAAGATCCATATGATGTAGGTCAAAAGACCGGTCACGGGGTCGGAATGAGCTAGCGTGGAGCCAAACGAATGGCCGAATTGGGTTATACTTATTTAGAAATTTTACAGTTCTATTATCCAGGAACTGAAATAGGCTTATTAAATGAAGATGGGAGTGTTAAACTTATGGATAAGGCTTCTATCGTCAAAGAATGGGCGCTATCAAAAAAAGATTGTGGATATGTTTGGGGCGCGACCGGATATACCCTTACTCAGTCTAAATTAAATGAGTTGATTAATCAATATCCGCAATATGTTTCGCAATCCAAAAACGGCAAATGGATCGGCAAGCAAGTTTTTGATTGTGCTTCTTTTGTTCGATTCGCTTTAAAAGAAATTAATATATCAATGGTTTCCGGGGCTTCCAGCCAATGGAAAAAGACTAATTGGGAAGTAAAAGGAACAATTGATACTTTACCTAAAGATAAAGTATGTATTTTATATCGTGAAGCACCTACTGCAAATCCAATGTAGCATACCGGCATTTATCTCGGTGATGGCAATGTAATGGATGCAAGAGGTAGTTCATCTGGAGTAGTTTATTCTGCTCTTGGTAAATATCCTTGGACTCATTGGGCAATTCCAAAAGGTCTTTACGATAATTTAGATTTAAAAGATTAGGAGGTTTTACCAGTGCTTTATCAAGCAACAGTCGTAGCAACTTCTGGATCAACAGTAAGAATGCGTTCAGAAATGTCAAGCGCAGCAAGTGTTCTCAAGCAAATCAAGCTTGGTAAGACCGTTGATGTAGTAGCCGAATATGATGGTTGGAAAAAGATTGTTTATGAAAATCAAACCGGCTATATGATGGATAAATTTTTACAGAAGATTGAGGCTCCTACCCAGGGAACTTGGTATGTAAAAGTAGAATGTGGGAGTGAAGAAAATGCAAGAGCAATTGCAGAAGCCCTTAAACTCTGCGGCAACGCAACGGCGTTAGAGGGCTAAAAAGAAAAAGAAATTAGAATTTTCTAAAAAATTAACTATTGTAGATATCATCACTTGGGGAGTAATTACTGTATTACTTCTTGTAGTAATGCTTGTTTAGCCGAGTCTCGCAACTTATTGTGTTGGTATCTTTAACGCGACAACCGCGGCATATGTATCATTGAGGTTGGGCTACACCGCTAAAGCGGGCGTAGAGAACTATAAAAAAATTTCGCAGACCTACACTGAAATTGCCACTGCGGCAAACGAAGTAGAGTCTAATGGATAAGGAGGAGAACTCCATTGGCTTTAGCAGAATTTATACCTATTGTATTTCAGGTTATAATTTTACCACTATTAGGAATTTTAACCAAGTATTTAGTTGCTTGGATTTCAGCCAAAACAGACGAATTGAAACAGAAAAAAGATAACGAATTATATGATAAATATTTGGATCTTTTGGAAACTACTATTACTGATTGCGTTATCGCAACTAATCAAACTTATGTAGATACACTAAAAGCCGAAGGCAAATTTGACGCAGAGGCTCAAAAACTTGCTTTCCAAAAAACTTACGAGGCTATTATGGCAATTTTAACCGAAGACGCAAAAGAATATCTAATTCACGCAATTGGCGATTTCGATGCTTTTGTTAATGCAAAGATCGAAGCAAATGTCAAAGCGGGCAAAACAAGTAATGGATAAGATAAATTCTGGGGTCTTCGTTTAAAACACGAAGACCCCATTTTTTTTTATTGACAAAAGGAGATGCTTAAAATGATTCCAAATTACAATCCTTATCAAACGGCAGTGCCGCAACAACCGAGATTCCAATTCCAAGATCCTAATTTTTTAAAAGGCCGTCCGGTTACCTCTATCGAGGAAGTCCGCGCTACTCCGATTGATTTTGATGGTAGCATCTTCTATTTTCCGGACTTGACAAACAATCGAATTTACACAAAACAAATTAATATGGATGGCACACCATTATTTAAAGTATATGAATTAAAAGCACTTCCGCTCGAACCGCAAATTCCAACTGGAAATTTTGTAACTCGAGAGGAGTTTGAACAGGTAATTACTCAACTAAAGACAATGCTAACTCCACCGCCGCAATCTTCGCCAGTGGATAACATAATTGCTCAATTCTAAGGGGGCTAATTAAATGATGAACTATATTTTATCTATGCTTAGAAATGGCTAGAACCCTCAGCAGATTGCGATGCAGTTTTTACAAAATAAACAAAATCCAATGTTATAGAATTGGATTAATTTAGCTTAGCAAGGAAAAACTGAGGAGTTAGAGAACATTGCTCGCAATATAGTAAAACAATAGGGCAGAGATTTTGACGCAGAATTTAGAGCCTTTAGACAATAGTTTGAAGGTTTTAAATAAATAAACTAATCTTAGGAGGATGACAAAATGTTTAACGGAACAAATGGTGGTTACTCTTTGGCTGATATCGCTGCGGCTACCGCAGGAACTGGAAATGGTGGCTTCGGCGGCGGTTGGGGCGACGGCGGCTGGTGGATTATTATCTTCCTCTTGGCTCTCGGCGGTGGCTGGGGCAATGGAGGCTGGGGTAATGGCGGTGGAAACAACGGAACTACCGCAGTAGTCGGCCGTGAGGTATCTTATGGATTTGACATGAATAATCTTGAAAATGGTATTCGTGGAATCCAGAATGGTTTGTGTGATGGTTTCTATGCTATGAATAATGGTTTGTTAACAACCACCGCACAATTACAGAGCACTCTTGCTCAGGGCTTTGGTGGCATTAATACCGCACTTATGGGATAGACTGGCGATATTAATAATGCCTTCCACAATGTAACTCTTGGTAACCTACAAAACACTAATGCAATTACCGCTCAGTTGAATGCTATGGCTGCTAATGACGCTCAATGCTGCTGCGAGACCAAGAACTTAATTAATTCTAATTTCGCAGATTTGAGTTATCGCTTAGCAACTCAGGATTGCGCAACTCGTCAGGTAATCACTGACTCTACTCGTGATATTATCGCAAGCCAAGAGGCAGGATTCAGAGCAATCCTCGATCGCATGACTACTGATCGTATTTCTGAACTTGAGAATGAAAACAACGCTTTGCGCAATGCTCAGTCTCAATCTAATCAGAATGCGTTCCTCATTAGTCAGCTTGCACCTAGAGCAATTCCTGCTTATATTGCTCCTAACCCATATACTGGTGTTTTTGGCGCATATGGCGGAGCAGCTTATGGTGGATGCGGATCCAATTATGGCGTAACAACTTGCGGATGCTAATTACTAATTAACAAAGGAGATATATTATGGAAATTACAGCAATTGCGCTACAAACTGTAGCGGCTAATCAAAATGTTTTATTCACAGAAACAGCGGTTGGTGCTAATAACTCCATGATACATCGCGAGGGAAGCGGGCTCGTAACTTTACGAGCCTCTTCCGCACGCCAATGCCGTGCCCGCTTTAAAGTTTCCTTTGGCGGAAATATCGCGGTGCCTACTGGAGAAACTGTCGGCCCAATCTCCTTAGCTATTGCTATCAACGGTGAAGCAATCGCTTCTACCACTATGATTGAAACTCCAGCAGCAGTTGAAGAATTTAACAATGTTTTTACTGCGATTTTTTTGGATATTCCTACTGGATGTTGCCAAACTCTTAGTGTGAAAAATATTAGTGAAATTCCAGTAAATGTGCAAAATGCGAATTTAATTGTCGAAAGGGTGGCGTAATTGAAGATGAAGCAACTTAAATAGATGAAAGAAACTTTAATGATGGCCGTCCAAGGACAATTAAGCAATCTTTCGCAAACAGACACAAAAGAACTCGGATGCGCTATTGATATGATCAAAGATCTTTCAGAAGCAATTTATTACTGCACTATTACTAAATCAATGGAAGAAGCTGAGGAAGAAAAAGAAGAAATGATGAAGATGATGAAATACTCTCAGCAAAACGACTAGGGTAATAGTTAGATGTATTATTCTGAACGCAAAAGAGAACCATATTATATGCCAAGAGATATGGATAGATGGGAAGGCCGCATGTATTATAATGGCGGTGGAATGAATGGCAGGAGCAGCAATAATTCTAGCGGTTCTTCTAGCGGTGGTAACAATGCGCGTGGCGGTGGCAGTCGCGGCTATTCTGAACCTACTTATATGAATCAATATGAACGCGATCCAAGAGAAGGTAAAGCACCAGAACGCAGACGCATGTATATGGAATCTAAACAGATGAATAGCGATAAAACAATGCATATGCGCGAACTTGAAGAATATGCCCATGATTTAACAGATGATATTCTTGATATGTTAAAAGATGCTTCTCCAGAAGAGAAACAAACTCTTAAAAAGAAAATGATTGAGTTAACTGGTAAAATGTAATGGTTCGATTAAATGGAGAAGATTGGGATATAAGAATCTGTGAACCATGTAGCCCGGCATTAGCAACGAGCGCAGGTTATTGCGCTCTTGGTGTTTGCGATGATAATACTAAAACAATTTATATTTAGACAAATTTAAGCAGGGAAAAAATGCGGAAAGTTCTCTGTCATGAGCTCACACATGCCGCGATGTTTAGTTACAATGTCAATCTTGACTATTGGACTGAAGAATTAGTAGCGGATTTAATAGCAACTTATGGTGAGCAAATAGCTGGCGAAACAGACCGCATGTTTGATTACCTTACAGAATAACAAAAAAAAAATATTGGGGAGACTTATTAAGGTCTCCCCTATTTTTTTTATTTTTCTACAAAATCTTCAATTTCAGGATAAACAACGGGTAATCTGTTTAAGCGCTCAATCCAAGGCTCAATATCACCATTACCACCCCAGGCTTTATATTGATCATATCTCTTTTTAAAGTTTGCTTTCTATTGAGGCGTCCACATTTTATTAGCTAAGTAAGACTTTCCATCTACAATTAAATCTCGTTGATAAATTTGGATGAAAGCATCTGTATTTTTAGCTTCTAATGAATCTAATCGATCATGAAATTGCGTATTGTTATTTTTAATTTCTTTAAGAATTGCTTCAAGCAATAATTGAGTTGTACTTTCTTTATTTTCTAATGCTTGAATTTTTCCTTCTAATTCAGAAGCATCTGCGCAATGATGATTTTCAAGCGCAGTGATTCTTGATTCAAGATCACTTTTCATTTTAGTAGAACGATTATCCCATTCTTCTTGGTCTTCAATTTCTTGACCTTTTTTATGAGTTTTAATAAAAGGTTTAATTAAATAAGTAACAACCGCAACGCAAATTACTGGAACGCCCCAAGAAATAACTTTTTCCAAAATTAAATCCACCATTGGAAACTTCCACTCCTTTCATAAAGAATAAAAGTAGGTTTAGATGGATTAATAAAAAGCGCCTAAAGTGTTAATCCCACTCTAAGCGCTTATCTTCTTGAATACTGGCTGAATAGCCTATACAAATCGCATCCGATTCGTCTTGCGTGCATTTTAAATTGTAAGTATCTTTTACCCACTATTGAGCAATCTTCTTTTGGTTTTCTCTATGCTTATCCTACTTCTTTAAGAATTCGCAATCAGAACGCCAGTCAGAAGAATAAACCATTTTATATTTAATTTTCTTTTCTACGAGTAAAACTAAGATTCCGCCTTGAACTTGTGCTAATTTCTAAAAAGTTTGCACATCTCCATGCTGCATCTAAATGTTTTCTAAAACGACAAGGTCTGGTTCATACTACTAGATTTTGCTTTCAATTTCCTTACAAAGGCTATGAATACGAACAGCAATGTCGTCATGCGTCTTTTCCCAATGTCCAAAATCAATTAGGTCGCCATCTCGGAATACTGACCATCCGCTAGTCCTCGTTGCTTGATCTAATGCCAAAATTGTCATATTATTCTTTAAACCTCCACTTATATCCATAAGCAGTATTTCTTTTCCCTTTACAAGCATTTAATATATTTGAACATCCTGTCTTATCAATGCCTAAAGCAAGTGCTGCTGCAGTTGCGGAAACATAATTATTTAAAATCTAATTTGTATTTTTATCTAACTGTATAACAGCTTTCCTATTTGGAGGAATACTACCCTATTTTGTTTTACTAATTTTCTTTTTTGTTTCTTCACTTAGTGGAGGATGTGGTAATGCTTTTAAAATTTTACTTACTTTTTCTCGATGCTCAGGGTTCTACCACATTTTTTTTGTATTTTCTGAAATTTTTTTTCTACCTTCTGGAGTTAAATGTGCGGAAGCGCCTTGCGGTTTGCCACCTTTATCCAAATTGTATCCAAATTTAGGATTGGTTAAATTATATAGAGCAATAATTTCTTTTTCTTTATTCAAAGCTTCTTCCATTATTGGAGAAGAATAAATTATTGTTTTAATAATATTTTCCCAGCCATATTTCTATATAGCTTTCCATACTAACGGGCATTTTTTATAACCAGTTCCACCGTGCCACCTATTATTAATATTTTCCTATGAAGTATAACCACAATACTTTTTTCCATTCGGAAAAATAAATAAATAAACCTTATATTTATACATAAAATCTCCACCTTTCATAAATATATGAAAGATGGATAATAATTATAAATTAAAATTGACCACTCAACCTAACTAACTTATAAAATCAAGAGCTAAAATTGTCATTCAGAAGTAGAACCGAAACCGCCTTCGCGAGCGTTTTCATTTCCTTCATCATCATTAGTCTTATGATATTCTTTTAGAATACCTTGACCAAAACAATCGCCTTTAGAAATCTTTACTGGGAAAGGAAGCATATTAATTAACTGAAAATAAATATGACCCTCATTGTCTGGATTGTTATAATAATCACTATCAATGACGCCAATACTATTTCCGAGAATGAGCCAATGCTTCAGCGGAGTGGAACTTCTTACACTAAGTTCGAGATAATAACCATCAGGAATTTTACATTTAATACCTGTTGGGATAAGCGGGATTTTCGCATTGGCTTCTTTAACAATCGCGGCAACAGTATTTAGATCAAATGGAAAAGCCTTAGAAACTTCTTCCATATTACCAAACTTCTTTGCTGTCGTCGCGGCAAGACGATCAATCATTTCATCGCCCATTGCCGGTTCAAGTACCACATCTTCGGCGGCATAAAAATCATAACCAGCAGAGTTTGCAGTTTTACGAAATGGAACAATTATATCTTTATCATCAGCATATTTACTAATTTTTTCAAAACAAGCATCAATAGTCATAAGATACCTTCACACCACTGTTGGGTTCTTTCTCAAGATTAATAATCTTCTTAGCTTTTACAACAACATATTCTTCTTCAGTTTTCTTATTAAACTTTACAGTATACTGAAAACTTTGAAGTTCATATTTACTGGACTGAGCCATCTCATCTCGCATTTCAAGGGCTTCATCTTCGGTGTCCACGCGCCAAGTTTCTACGACATTCAAAAGATATTTCATCGCTTAAATTACCTCAATTTTTACTAATTCATTACTAGAAAACATTTCCATTAGCAGAGTATTCAAATCAAATTCAACAGATGTTAGATTTTCATCTTCGACTTTAAGAGTGTCAATATCATAATTATATACTACTGTTGCGACAGATTTCATATATTCATCGACACTATTACCAGTATATAAGTCTAGAATAGTTTCATCTTCTAAAATGATTTTTGGATTTGCCGTAAAATTATGCAGCCAGAATGCGGTCATACACGCACAACTCCTTTACCATAAGGGAATAAATAATAACAATCAGGCAGGACTTCGTCATCCCAATTGGCCCAAATAGCAATTGCACCATTGGTATCAACAGAAATATCAAAAATCTGACAAAAATCTTCTAAAATATCGAAGATTTTATCAACAAGTTCATAAAATGTGACACCCATACGAGTGAAGTCAAATAAAGTATAATATCTCTGCTCATGGCAAAGAAGCATATAATAATTATCAATATTTTTTGTGATCCAATCCATAAGAACTTCTCTTGCTTTTTCAAGTTCTTCAGATCCATAAGGTTTCATATTGGCAATAAGTTGACGATTCATTTCATAAAGAGAAATTTTTGGGCCTTCACCATTTAAAATTTCTTCTTTAATTTCTTCTGCGAGATTTGTATTATGTTCTACAAACTCTTCATATTCGTCAGCTTCCAAAAAAATGCCATTTTCAGTATGCTTCATTTTGGAAAACTCCTTTTACTCATTTCTTATACATATATTATAACAAAATTTTTATTGAATGTCAATAATCCGTTGATTGCGGCTTCCACGCATTTTTAGGGTAACATCTCTTTGCTCTTGAATGAAAGGACCATCAATTAAAGTATTAATATTTGCGAGAATATATTGCATATGAGAACTTTCTTGTTTAAGTAAATCTTCATATAAGTATCCAGTCCAAATATAGATCTTTGTTTCAGGAGATTTTTCCTTGACCGTTCTAACCAAAAGAGTAGTTAAAAATAAATTTTCTGGACAAAGAGGTTCTCCACCCAAGATGCACAAGGAACGATTAATTCCTTGTGCATTGAGTTTTTCTATAATTTCTTCTAAAAGAGATGCTGGAAATTCTTTTCCGCCATTAAAATCCCAAGTTTCTGGATTATGGCATCCAGGGCAACGATGAGGGCAACCTTGAACATAAAATGAAACACACAAGCCATCTCCGGCCATTATATCGTTCCATATTACATCAGCATATTGCATAATCATTCTCCTTAATATTTTGAATGTTTAACGCGCTCTATGGTTTCCGCTCTCTTGCCTTCATTAAATTTACGATAATCAGTTGTTAAATAACCAGTTACGCGTCGTAGTTGTTCGATATTCCTAGAACCGCATTCAGGGCATTCGTCATTGAATTCACTTTGATACCCGCAATCGAGGCAGGTGTCGATCGGGAAGTTGAATGCAAGGTATGGGATATCGAGTTTCTGGAAGGCGTAATCAATGATTTGTTCGATTGCTTTTGTGTTCTGAACAAAAGTCGAATCCAATTCAACATAAGTAATGCAGCCTCCTGTTGGATATTTACAGAATGGAGCTTCAATTTCTAACTTTTCAAAAATACCAACTTTTTCCCAAACTGGAACATGATGGCTATTAGTAATATAATCTCTATCTGTAATATTTGGTAAAATACCATGTTGTTTACGCAAGGCTTTAAGAGCAGTAGAGCACAATCCTTCTGCGGGCGTTGCATAACAAGAGAAGTTCAAATCATTGCGTTCACTTGCTTCTTTTGCATAAGCGTTGATACGCTGAACCACAGAAAGAGCAAAAGCATGTGCTTTCTTACTATGAACATGATTTTCACCAAAAAGCGCTTGACACATTTCGGCCACACCGAGATATCCAATTGCTAAAGTATTATGACGGAGTGAATTATAAACACTCTCAGCATATTTATCGGCATCGGCAATAGTACCATTCTGATACATAAAAGGTGCTGAAACTGCGGCTTGACAAATCATTGTGTCAAAGCGTTCAAGCAATCCTTGTTCGGCAAGCTTTAAGGTTGATTCGAATTCTTTCCAGAATCCTTCCAAATCAGGAACTTCTCTTTCCCCAAGACAGGTTCCATACTTAATGCCGAGCTGTGGTAGAATAATGGTGACTGGGACATTGTTTCCACGGCCGACTCTTTGATAGCCCAATCCGTGTCTATCGAATCCAAGCATTGTGCGACATCCCATAGTGGAGAAGTAAGTATCTGGATTACTTGGGTCTTCGTGAGCTTGCGACCAGTCGCAGTTACAAAAATTGGGATAGATTCGTTTTGAGAGAGAAACTAAAGCATGTTGTTTGAGGTCATAGTTTCTATCTTCTGGATTAGCATTACATCCTTGTTTATATTGGAAAATTGAAATCGGGAAAATAGAAGTCTTATGATGCTTGCCGATTCCAGCCAAAGAAGCATTAAGCATTGCTTGAGATACCATACGACCTTCAATGGTTTCATCTCGCCCATAATTAATAGAAGTAAATGGAACCTGAGAACCTGCTCTTGATTCAAGAGTATTTAAATTATGGTAAAGAGCTTCTGCTCCTTGTTTCAACTCTTTTTCAAGCATATAAATAGCATAATCATATGCTCTACTATTTTTATGGAATCGTTTATCATCAATAGATGGCATTGTTTCAATTAAATTCTTTTCTAAATCTTCTGTTCCATAATGATTCCAAAGAGCATTATCAATTTCATCTTCTGTCATCCATAAAAGACCTTCGCAATAATGTTTATAAAAACTTCTTTTTACAAAAGGAGCTAAGTCGAAATCAATATGGACTGTGCCAACGCCACCAAATTGAACTTGAGACTGGCATTGGAAAATAACTGCCATTTGCTGACAAGCAGTTGAGAAAGTAGAAGGTGGACGAATATCGCCATTACGAGTTGAAAATCCTTCTTTAAAAAGTTTCTCAAAATCAATATTTAAACAGTTGTGTTCACCAATAGGTGCTTTTTCAAGGTCGTGCTGATAAATAAGCATACCTTTATGCGCATTAGCAACTTCTTCACTAAGAACATCTTCTAAGGCATAAATCTTTTGAATATCAGCAGATGCTTCTTTCTCTCGACCAGAGAAAGAGCGTTCATCTACATTAGCATTTTGATTTTGAACTGCAATAGCATCTAATCTGCGGCGCATCGCTTCCATAATGCGACTACGCTGTTCTCTAATGCGAGAACGCCTATTTCTATATAAAATATATCTTTTTGCGGTAACTGGATCAACCGCCATTAATTCTTTTTCAACAAAATCTTGAATGCTTTCAACAGACATATCTTTATCTAATGCTCTAATCTTTTCAGCAATGTCTGTAGCATTCGGATGCAGAGGCTGAGTAGGACAATACTCTTCCTCCCAATAGGCTTTTGTAATAGCCGTTTCAATCTTGGACTTGTCAAAAGGAACTTTGCGCCCGTCGCGCTTAATAATCATCATATTTAAAACCTCCTTTTAAGGGAACATCCAATATACTTAACTACCAGTGGTATTCCCTTAATCGAGAACGGCCAAATTCTCTACAAATTCTTGTATATATCTTGTTGTATAATTTAAATCATCAAGATTATCATTACTTACTTTTTTAAGATTTAAATAATCAATATCATCAAAATCTTCTAAATCTGCAAAATATCGACGGCAAATTTCCTTTACATCCGGATCGGTTTCTCTAGTTAATTGTCGCATCATTCGAATTTTATCATCAACATCAACATAAAAACCAATAACAGTTAATTCTGGATCAATTTTTGCACTTTCTAGAAAACAATCATATCCCTCTGGATTAAAAACGCCAACATTGATACCTGGAAGAAGAGTTGTCTTATCGGTTCCATAATACCAATTATTAAAACAAACTGCTTCAAGCATATCACCATTTAGAACTTTGGCGGCAAATTCTTCATTGGTAAGATAGTAATAATTTACACCTTCTTTTTCGCCCTCTCTCATAGGACGAGTAGTGCAAGAAACCATCATATGCCATTCTGGATTGTTTCCTACCAATATTCGTGCTACTGTATCTTTTCCCGCTCCCGCTTTACCTAATAGAGCAATAATAATTTTCTGCATATATTCTCCTAATAGGGGAGGTTTCCCTCCCCTTTAATCTTCAATCATTTCACCTTGCGCGCGTTCGTGCGCGAGCATCATAGTAGTTCCATTATGAATCTCTTGAATTTTATATAATTGATGACCTGGAACCGAAGCATACTTTTTAGGAATAAATTCATCGCCACGACGAATACCCATTACCATAATCATACTGCCTCTATTGAACCAAGATTTTTCAACCACATGTTTTGCTCCATCTGCGCCTCGTTCAGAAATTTGCTTATCAAACATACTGAAATATTCATTTCTAAACTTTACAGTTGTTACACCTTCTGGGGTTAAAAGAGAAACGGAACTTTTGGTTTTATTCTTTGCAATACAAGTGCCAATAATCTTGTGAAGTCGATAAATTGGAATCTCAGAATTACCTCTTTTCCAAATCTTATCAACTATTGGCTCCTCTGGCAAATCAAAGAAATTACTAATACCATAACGAGTTCGATTAATATCTTTTAATTCATGATCATGATAATAGAAACACATAACTTCCATTTCCCACGCAGACAGAGTTCCTTTACCATACTTTTCCCATTCAGCCTTAAAAATTTCTTTGTTAAGTTGATACAAAGTTTCTTCTTGATGTTCTTTCATCCAACTGCGGACTTTATCCATTTGTTGCTGATATACCTTATCCCACATCTTTTGATTCATTGCATAATTTGCATCATAAATCTCAAGATGAATATCTGGATAATTATTATCAATAAAATTTACCGCTCTATCATCAAGAATATAATATCCATCATCAATCTTACATACATTCTTAAGATAACGATTAAATTCAAAAGTTCTTTGCTCTAAATTTAAATGATTTGGCAGCAAGCCTCTTTGAATCAAGCCATTCATATTTTGAAGTGTAATACGCTTTTTCTTATCACAATTCTGCCAAAGATACTCAATCATAAGCTTCTTTCGATCATGTAATTTATCAAACGCGCCACTTTTAATCAAAGATACAACTGCTTGTTTATTCGGATTCACTTTTGTCATAAAATCATAGAAATTTTCATATGGACGATTGTCCAAGATAGATTCTACAACATCATCACCGACATTCAGAAGGCCTTTAAGACCAAACAGGATTTGATTTCCTTCCGCATCTGGTGCGAAACCAAATTCTGCTTTGTTAATATCCGGCAAACCAATTTTTATACCATTGCTTTGAATAGCGCCAAGAGCTTTTGCAATTTTACCATAATCAGTCGTTCCAGCGAGTTCTGGATCAACCGCGCCGCTATTAACGATCAAACATGCTGTATTCCAATATACTGGATTAAACTGAGTTGCAAGAATGATAGTTTGAATTCCAACAAAAGAATATGGGAGAGAATGGTTTAAACTAAATGCATAACCCAACTGCGGCGCTACTGCAACTTCCCAGATATAGTCAGCAAGTTTATTATCCATTACATCATAAACTTTTCTTTTGAGTTCTGGAATACGAGACATTTGCTTTTTCGCAACAATTTTACGAGCATCATTCGCTTCTGCAAGACTAAAGCTCGCGATTTCAGGATCCATAAGAATCTGCATCATCTGTTCCTGAATTGCACAACATCCATAATAAGTATCACAATATTTATGCATTGCTTTAATCATAGATGAGGGAAGATGAGCATCTTGCATTTCTTTATCAAAAACTTTAATTCCTTGACTCTTAATTCTCGCAAATCTATCTTGTTGAGACTCCTTACCTTTTTCAGACATAAGTCTCATCATAGCATTTGCCGCAGTCATTTCCAGAGGATTCTGCGGTTTCACTTTCTTTGCAACCGCAAGGCCGACACCGCTATTGAACTGGAATACATCAAGAATATCTCCTGCAGCCAAATGTTCCCAAATAACAGGATTTGTAGTATCAATATGCTCTGGATGAAGATATTTATTATAAAGATTTCTCAATCCAATATCTTCAATAACCTTATCTTTTACCATTAGATTCAAACAACTAATAATTTTATCTGAAACTTCGGTTACAAGGAAATCATATTTTGTATCTCCTGCGGCCTCAGCCATATGAAGATCATAACAAGTAATCAAATCTCCAGAAGGAGTTCTCATAATTGCAGCGGTATCATAAATATCATTGTTATACAAGATAACACCCGAAGCATGACAGCCACGCTGCTTTACAATTCCTTCAATGGCAAAGATAATATCAAGTAAACCTGGATATTTATCAACTTCTCTTTTGAATGCTGCGATTGGTTTTCTATCTTTTTCTTGATTTCCATATACAACTTCTTTAATACTCCACAAGAAACCGCGCTCTTGGGGAATCATAGAAGTAATATATTGAGCAATATCAACATCAATACCATCTGGATACATTTCAATTCCATCTGCATCAGTTTGTCTATAACCGCGACAAGCAGTCAAAACAGCAGATTTAGAACCTTCAGTGCCGAAAGTTGCAACCTGAATCAATCCAAGCTCTCCGCGTTCTTCTCGAATACGCTGGAAAATTTCAGGCCTCTTGCTCGGCGCCAAGTCAATATCAATATCAGGAAGTTCAGCGCGTTCTTTATTTAAGAAACGCCACCACGGGAGTTCCCATTTAATAGGATCCAACTGAGTAATGCCAAGTAAATAGTTGGACAAAAAACCAGTAGCAGAACCACGACCGGGTCCAACAATACTACCTGCATCCCAAAACATATCAATGTAATGCTTAAAGGTATTGAAATAAGCAAACAGACAAGTTCCGAGACGATTGCCAATATAAGCAATAACATCCGCTTCAATTTCAAGTCTTTCAAAATATCTATCCTCTACAAGATGTTTATCTCGTAATGCTTCCATGCAACAATCAAGCCAATATTGCTCTTGCTCATTTCCTTGTTGATTGATTCTATTTAGAGTAGGATAATTTTCTGGAATACCCCATCCCAAAAAACCTTTTCTAATAGGGACTTCAACCATAGGAATTTGCTGAGGTTTCTCAAGAGAATACCATTCAATTTTTTTTCGCATTTCCTCAGACATTTGCAATGTAATATCAATGGTATCCTCTTGAAAAGAATAGCGCAATAATTCGCGAACTTCTTCTTCATCCATTAATCGCGCAAATTCATAAAAGCTATCAACTTCTCGATCTCCACCCTTAGAGTTCAAATAAGCTTTATGCGCAAAACGAGTTTCTTTGCTTAAATAATGAGAGTCAGTTGCCGCGATCATATGTATACGATACTTTACTGCATAATTCAATAAATACTGATTTATTAAAATCTGGTCTTTATTTAAAGATGGCGCGCACTCAATGTAAAAATCATTTTCTCCGAATACATTTTTACAGAATATAATGAAATCTTCAATCTCAGCGCCAATCTCTTTGGTTCTTGGATCATGCATTTCTTTAGCAATATGATATTCAATAATACGTTTAGACAATTCACCACCCATACATGCTGTGGTGCCCATGATATGACCCTTGTATCGAGACATAACTTCTGCAAGTTCAGATTTCAGAGTTGGTACACGCTCCATACCTCTGTCGAAATAAGAGTTATACCAAGCTTTTGAACTCAATTCTCGCAAACCTTTATGACCAATCGCATCTTTTGCAATCAAGATAAAATGATAATAAGTCTGATTTTTATCTCTTGTATCAGTCAGATAAATTTCATTACCAAGAGCAATAGTGAAATCTGGATACTTTTCACGAATCTTCTTTGCATACATATTCACTTCCATGTGCGCACTAAGTGCTTCATGATCTGTGATTGCAATACCAGAAAGACCTAACTGAATTGCTTTATCAATTAGGTCTGTAGGTTTAATAATGCAGTCAAGAAGTCTTAGATTTGAATACATCGTATGATTATGACAATTAAAAAACATATTCAAAAAACTCCCTACATTTATTCTATATATACATTATATCATATTTTTTATTTATTGTCAACTAATGATGTTAAAATAGCAAATAAGTTTTGATATTTAAGAGGCACCCATTCCCACGAAGCACAAATAAAAACTTTATCGAATTTAATTTCATCAAGAATTCTTAAATCTGTAGTGTGGGTATATTTTAATTTTTCAGGAATTTTTTCTGGCATATAAGAATTAGGATTATGAATCCAAGTATATTTATACATATTTAAATCAAAATGTGCTTTGGCTGCCCAATTTGCCAATGAAATAGATTGTTCATCCAATGATTCATCTGTAATATGATAGCCTAAATCGTGATGATGGTCAATATTATAAATATTATATTTTTTAGCATCAAGCATTTTCATAAATTTATATAGCTCATCGTGTGCGAGTCCCACATAACAATCATCTTTTGTAAGATTTTTTATTACTTCTTTAAGCGTGAAATATAAATCTGTAAAACGATTTAAATCACAATGAGCTTCAAATCCAGGCATAGTCATTTCAATTTGTTCCCAAATTTCTTTTGGCCCAAGAGGAGAATTTCCGTGGCATAAATTATTATATGCTTCAATAGTTGGTTGCATAATCCAGTCAAAATCAATACTTAAAATATTCAATTTAATAAAGTCTCCAATTCTTTTATTGTGATTGCTTGGTATCCATCACATTTTCTTTCTATACTCATAGAAGAAGTTACTTCAATCATTAAACCATCAGCTCCAACTGCTAAAGCTGCTTTAGCAAGAGGTAATACTAAATTTCTATCACCCGCGGCGTGACTTGGGTCTACAATAACCGGACAACCTGATGATAATTGTAAAACAGGAACCGCGGCTAAATCTAAAGTGAAACGGCTTGAATCTGAAAATGTTCTAATTCCTCGTTCACATAAAATTACCTTATCACTTTTAATATATTCTCTTGCCTTACAAGTTTCATAAACAGTATTTCCAAAACCCCTTTTTAAAAGAATCGGAAAATCAAAATGATTTAATTCTTGAAGCAAATCAAAATTTTGCATATTTCGAGCACCAATTTGAATCATTACTTCATTTTTATATTGCTCTAAATATTCTAAATGATGATAACTTAAAGCTTCAATAGCACATAATTCTAAATTATTTTTACGCATTGCAGAAATTAAAATTTTCACGCCTTCTTCTCCAAGTCCTAAGAAAGAATTTGGATCAGTGCGTGGTTTCCAGCATCCACCCCGCAAGACAATATTAGAATTTAATTCACTTAATTCTTTTGCTATTTGAAAAGTATCTTCAATAGTTTCTACTGTGCAAGGTCCAGCAATCATAATCATTTATGATAATTCCTCACTATAATAAGTTTTTTAGCGGCGCGAGTTGCCGCGGTATATAACCATCGAACATGTTCTTCTTTGCTATCTCCTTTAAGATATTCTTCAAGAACTATTACTTTATCATATTCACTGCCTTGTGATTTATGACAAGTAATTGCATAAGCATAATCAAATTGATTCGGTTGGTAATATTTTGGAATACGCTTAAAATTATCTTTATTTATGGTAGGTTCATGCTCCATAAAAATCTTATAATCCATTTCCAACGCTAAAAAACTTTTCGCATTTTCATAATCCGGGGTGAAGTCGACAATAGGAGTAACCTCCATAAAAGGGTTGTCTTTAGTATATTTAATAGAATTAATTTTTCCGCTCAATCCATTTACAAGAGCATCGCCGGTTTCATTAATACATTCCCAATTATTTTTCAGACAAATAATTCGATCTCCTACCAAAGGATGCGGATCATCTGTATTCATTAAGACTTGTCTCATAAAAGAATTAATCGCGAAACGAGTATCATTTTTTCCAACTAAAATTTGATCTGCCCAAGCAAGGAATCCAGGTTGAAGCATTTCTTCTCTGTCTACAATCCGCACTTCATTTCCTCTCATTAATTGAAGAGGCTTCTGCGCACGGATATCCATAGTTAAACGAATAATTTCAGATTCTTCCTCTTGCCGCATAATTTCATCAAGAAAAATATGTGGATGATCTAATACCCCATGTGGTTCTGCCGCAACTGGAGGTAACTGTCCTGGATCTCCAAGTGCAAGAACATGAATTTTATGACTCAGAAGTAGTTCCCACATATGTTTCGGCAACATGGATACTTCATCAACTACAATAATTTTATAAGGAAACAATGGTCTAATTGGAATATGTTTAAAAGTTCCATCTTTTTTAGGAAAAGATTGATACAGTAGACGATGCGCAGTCATGGCATTAGGACATCCTTTTGTGCGAAGAACCTGCGCCGCCTTACCAGTATATGCTATATATACAACTCTATCTTCTGGAATATTTAATGCACTAATAATAAATTGAACAAGTGTTGACTTACCTGTACCTGCTTTAAGCGTAGCCTGCGATACAAGTATAAGGTTCTTTATTCTTATATCGGGCTACTGCTGTTTTCAGACCATCTTCTTGATTTTTGGTTAAAATCAATGTCCTACTTCCTCCTTTTTATTAGATAATTTATTATATCATATATTTTCAAGAATGTCAAAAGTACCAAGAGGTAGTAGAACTAATTTTATAATCTTTTATTTCAAGTTGCGGTTGATATAAACCATTCCACTCATTAATTCGGCAATAACCGATAAAAGTAATATACATCATACCTTCTGGGGCATATTCAAAATAGCGAGTTAATGCTCCATATCTTTCAGCGCCAAAACCAAATTTAATACAAGTTGTATCTGAATTTTGAATCGTTACTTTCAAAGTTCCTTTACCTTGAAGTAAAACTCTATCTTTAGTAACAGGAATTGTTAATGCAACAAGTGGTTCACTTACTCCTTGTCCCCAAAGATCTTTTTGTTCGGCGATCGCAATAATAGTAGAATCAAAATCATCTTTATTCGTCCAGTCAAAATCTACATCATAATGACGCTCTGGTTGAGAACCTTCTTCTGAAAATTCTTTTACAACTAACTGTCTAAATTCTGACAGACCTTCTGGAGTAAATCCGACACCAAAAGCAAATGGATGTCCTTCCGCATATAGAGCACAGCCGCAATCTTCAATCCATTGGCGCCAATCTTTTACTAATTCAGTTTCAAATCCTCTCGCGGAACCCTCCCAAGTAATTACACCTTCTTTATCTCTTTTTGTAAGAATTAAAGTCGGTTTTCCAAATTCAGGCATAATCTGATTCGCGAGCAATCCATTAAGATTATTGTCTAATGATTTTTCAACTTGAATAATTAAAACTGGAATACTATCAGCATGATATCTATGAATATAATCATAAATCATATCAAGAGTAGAAGTTTTCTCTCGCTCTTGTCTTGCTTTTACATTGCCGCAAGTTCTAACTGCCTGTTCAACAACATATTCATATTCTCCTTTTGCACCTTTTTTAGTGCTTGGAATATATTCAAATGCTTGATAATCAAGTAGCGATCTAAATAAAAGTTGCTTCTCTTCAATAGTGCCAGATCTCGTCATGGCATTAATAAAAGGAGAAATATACCAAGATACAGTAAATGGATTTAAATGATTCTGAATTTTAAATTCATTTTTTACCATCATCATATTGATAAAAGGACTGTTAATATTTGCATTTTTAGTTCCTTCTACCACATAATATCTTGTTTCTAAATCTCGCAAATCCATCATGTCTGCAATCATTCCCAAGGCAACCAAGTCAAGGAAATCATCGGCATATGAAACTTTGAATACTTTATCCAATGCTTTACAGAATTTATAAACAATGCCGACACCAGATAATGCTTTATTTGGATAATCACACATTTGATTATTTACGATAATCGCTGGATCTGTTTCATCAAGCGGCGCATGGTGATGATCGAGAATAACTACTTCAATTCCTCGTTCAGCAAGTTGTTTATGAATTTCAACTTCATTAGATGATGCATCTGGCACGATAACAAGTTTAATATCTTCTACGATATTGTCAATATTAATGCCGTGATGCTTCTTATCATGAACCGCATATGAAATTAAATTTTCTACTCTTGATGGCAGCACTCTGTGAAGATAATTTAGCAAAACTGCCCCCGAAGTATATCCATCACAGTCGCTATCAATTTGTAGATAAATCTTATGATTATTCGTAAGTGCTTTTAATACAGTTTTAACTGCCTCGTCCATATTATCCAGTTTATTGAATGGATGAATACAGTCGGCAGTTGGGTTTATATAATTAGGAATTTGCTCTCGTGGAATACCTCGATTCAGTAAAACTTGTTCAATAATATTATCTGAATGCTCATTAGATTTAATTACACTATAATTCATAAAAATACTCTTTCCCGATACAGTTTCATAAATACTTCCGGTCCGCAATCAATTGGAGATGCCTTATAAGGAAGCATATCATCTTTATCAAACATAAAAGAAATAGTTACAAATTGATGATATTTTTTATGAAATGTTCTAAAATTTTTAATTAAATGTTTAAACTCTTCATCATTCTTTTCTTTAAATTGTCTATCAAATGCTACAACAATTTCTTCTGCGCCGAGATTCAGCAACATCATTAATTGAATAGATGATATAGAAGAGCCACAACAGGCAACCGATATGTCATTAGAAATGCCAAAATATGACTGGTATAATAGGCAAGATTTTTCACCTTCAAAGACTATCGCCTTCCTTATCTTCTTTATATTATCTTTACTATTGTTTATATTATACAAATTTAAACCAAGAGGATGATTATACATTTGTCCTCCAATAATAAGAGGACGATATTTTCCACATATTTCAGCTTCATCAGAACCAAGAGCCCTGCCGCGCAATCCAACAAATCTACCATTAATATCGAAATGCGGAATTGTAATTTGTTCCATAGTTGGATAATAACCAATTCGATTATATTCCATTACTTCTTTTGTGATACCTTCTTTTATCCAATCGTAAATAACTGGATAAGTAAGATTATCAAGAATACATGAATCAAATTCTGGTAGGATAATTTCTTTTGGCGGTTCTAATTTTAAATTGTTGATTTTTTCATATTTTTCCAAAATCTTCCAATCGGCAAGATTAGGAACTTCATCTTCGGCATCTTGTAAAGTAGGGCCCCATCCATATTTAGATGCGACCCATTTCATTGAATCATACAAAGTCCATTCGCTATTTGGCTGAGATAGCATTTTAATTTTACTTAAAAGTTCAAAAATATCAAAATAACTATCACAACCAGTATAGCATCTGAACAATTTTGTATTCTCATAATAATACAATTTACGAGAACCTTCACCAGGCGCATTATGACAAATTGTAGTAGAAATAAAACCAAAATCTGTCATATGCGGGTCTCCGCCAAATTCTTGAACTATATCAAATACCATTTCAAGAGACAGTTTTTCTTTGATTTCATCCTTGTCATATTTCGCCATTTTAATTCTCCTTAATCAAAAGCAATTCGACTTGTCTGAGAAGAATTTTCCTCTTCCACAACAAGCGCCGTCACCGTGCCGAGCAACCCAAAAGTTTCATTGATATAATCAATCACATAAATGTAAGGATTTAAGTTCTTATTGCCACGAGTGTCAGCAATCTCGTCGAACATCTTTTTAGAAATATTATATTCAATTTCCAGATCATCGATAACCAAATTCTTAGGACGATGGATATACTTATTCAAAGCCATTATTATTTCTCCTTAAAATGCAGATTCTTCTTCAAAAGTTACTTTTATATTTTCAATTGGTTGCAGTTCATATAGATAATCTGTCAAAAACATGGGTTGAATTCGGCAGGTTCCCAAATCTGCTTTACACCAAAGAATAACGCCTTTATATCTTCCGCGTCTATTTTTATAGATAGAAAGTTTAATAGATGGAGTTTCAAAGTTAGGATTTTTACTTAATACCGCTTCAAGAGAAGCAAGATCATTTTCTTTTACTGGTAATAAAATACTACCATAGTCAATTTTATCAGCAATTGCTTTTGCGCCACGAAGCAAGTTTTGATCAGGTGCTTTTGCATCTTGATAATCACCATTCAACTGAGTAGCAGACATCATAAAGACATTATACTTTACGCAAATATCTTTAAGTCGTGCAGATAGCATAAACAAAATATTATCTTCACGCAATGCAATTTTTCCTGCGGTTCTGCTAATTTCTTCCAGAATTTTCAAACTTGTATGAATGTAATCATGAAATACATAAGTAACATTCTTTTCTCTGATTCTACGCTTAATTACATTTTCTACATCTTGAAGATTAAATTCTGGTAGAACTTCTACAGTCAATGGAGATTCTTTAATTATTCTGGCTGCTTCAAAAACCCTATCTCGTTCACCATCTTCATATTGACCATTCAAAATGTGTTCTTCATTTACATTTGAAATAAATGCGAGCATCATAGTTTGAATTTCATCTTTATCCTGCTCTGTTCCAATAAACAAAGTTGGAAATTGATGACCATTTTTAATCCAACCAAACTGTTCATCATAAATACGATCACATGCTATATAACAAGCATCAGCAATCATACTTCTTGTTTTACCAACGCCTGTCGGTGCAGACCGCAAATAAAATTTACCAAGTCTTGCTCCTCTTGTTATGGTGTTAATATAATTACCATAAAGAGGAACACCAACATCAGGGGCTTGTTCGAAGCGTAGAATCAATTCTTCAATTCCATCACCTGCATCAAAAGATTGACTACAATCATTTACATCGGCATATGTTTGACGAATTGTAAGAATCTTATCATCAATTTTATTTGCAATATCTTGCAAATTAGTGTTATCTAACCATTCCTCTTGGATTTCTTTCTTTTTCAAATCCATAATATTGTCTGGATCATATAAGAATGAAACATCAAGACCAAAATTATCATATGCGCGCAAAAGAGTCATTTTCTTCATGCGATCATAATAATAATTAAATGTCGTTGGATTGGCGATCGCACTGGCCCTCATAATAAAATCTGCGCCTTTATTTACTTCAAAAATTGCATTTTGTTTCGGGCGCCCGTTGAGGTAGTCCAAGATACTTGATAATGAAATCGCTTGTGCTCCGTTATAGTGCAACTGATACATGGCTCCAAATACCACACGATGAAACTCATCACAGAAGTCATCATCTGTGATGGAGTATGTGTCGTCTAAATCTAGAAGTCGAACATTATTAAATACACATCCTATTACTTGAATGACCGCATTTGGATCATTATATTTTGAACCCAACGGTTATTCCTCCTCTTCCAAAAACGAGAATAATTTTTTCTTTTTCTCAACTCGTTTAGGAATCGGTATTTTTATTACTCGTTCCTGCGGTTGATACTGTTCGACAGGTTTTGCTTGATTAGATTGATTCGCAAGCCAGATATGATAATAATAATTATAGGCATCTTGATATACATATGGTATAATTCCTATGCCGCCTTTTGCTTTTGCTATGTCATTTTTCTTAACTTCATAAAAATACTTTAATGATTTAAGCATTCCAGTATAAGAATAATGATATTGTTCCCTATAATCATTAATCTGTTTGCGCACTCGAGGATTAATATAATCAATTTGCAAAAGATTGATTATATATTGTTCTAACATTTCTAAATCTTTTTCCTCTTGAGTTTTTTGCTCTTGTGCTCGCAAATGACACTCAAGATGTGCATATCGAGAACCATTCACTTTTACGCAATCTACGAGTTTATCTCGATCAAATGTGATTCCGCAATAATAACATTTAACTCTGTGTGCCATTTAATACATCCTTTTATAGTATCTATTTCTATAAATATTATACCATAATTTTTTAAAAAAATCAAGCCCATATTACTATGAGCTTGATTATTATAAATTTTATATTAGGAGAGCTTACGAAGCTCCTGAAGGATAAGATCAAGCTGAGCAGCATCGGCTTCGGTGCATTCAGCAACTTTTCGACCAGCGCCAAGATAATCAGCAACAATCTTAGCAATAACGGAACGATTCTGAATATCCTTCGACATAAGAGTTCCTACCAAATCGCTGAACTCATTCATCATGCCGGGGAAGTCATAATAAACCTCTTCAGCTTCCATATAAAGATTACTCTTAGCGGCAGTAACATACTGATTGCCAGTCTCCTGAGCTTCCTTATCAATAGCATCATTAATTGCCTTAACGAGATTTTCATAAGAAAGATCAATTACATCGGGAGTGTAGCGGAATCGAGAACCAGCAACATAGCGAGGAGTTTCACGCAAGAACATCTTGGTAATAGTGCGACCATCTTCCTGCTTAACAGGACGAGTAAGACCGATAATATCACAAGTACGCTCACAAACCAAACGACCACGCTTATCAAGAGTAGGCATCATTTGCTGATACTCATTGCCGAGTTCATCCTTCAAAGTTACATCCTGAGAGTGAGAAATTAGAACTAGACCGTAATCCATCTGGAGGATCTTGCGGATGCACTTATCAAACTCACGCATAACGAGCTGATAGCCTTTGCCATAAGGAATGTCCGCAACATTATCCTTACCTTCCTGATTACAAATATACTCACAACAATAGTCATAAGCAATATCTGCGGTGTCAATTACGATAGTCTTATACATCTCCTTGGTATCTTCATCTTTTAGATCGACAAGATAACTGCGGAACTCACGCCAACTGTTTACAGGCATAGCCATAATACCGGGGATGGTGGAATAACCCTTCTCAAAAGCAAATACCAGAGCCTTAGGAAACTTAGATGCGATAGTAGTCTTACCAGACTTAGGAGTACCATAGAGCAAAACGGAATAGCCAGAGAGGTCTCGAGAGACCTCATGAGGCTTAATCATAGTTAAAGCATTAGCCATAATCATATGTCCTCCTTATCAGAAATTATAACCAGTTGCAGCCGGAGAGGCAGCGGGGGTAGCAGCCTTCTTGGAGTTCTGATACTCTTCCTGACGCTGCTTTACAGTAGCAAGATAAACTTCACGATTTTGAAGGGCTTCTGCAAACTCGATAGCGGTAATACCCTCTTCATCATCCCAGAGATAAGCTTCCTTAGAAACACCAGTAATTACATAATCCTTGTTAGAAGTAGGAACCATTTTTACATTAGCATCGCCAAACTGAGACTCTTCACGAATTTCGCGATAAGAAGTCTGAGAAACCTGACGACCCCAAACCTTAGTAAAGAAAGGATGCTTCTCAGAACATTCCAAAGAAGCAAAATACTTCATACCACTCGGATTGAGAACAGAGAATTCGACTGGCATAACTGCCTTGCGGAAATCAAAGATATAACCACGAACAACCAATTTCGCAGGAAGATTGCGCTCAGGATTTTCCTCAACTTCGCGAGTTCCAGTAATAAGCATATCGGCTTCAAAACGACAACGAGCATTTTGATCCTCATTCAGAGGTTCATTAATAATATGAAGGAAACCACCTTCATTACGCTTGGCACTAACAAGTTCCTCTTTACCATTGCGGTCAGAATAAAACTCGTTTAGACCAATCGCGGAATCTACACGAATCTTAACCGCACTATCAGCACCATTCTTGGTTACACAAGGAGCACCATCAATAATACGCTTTAGCGCATTAAAAGTATTATTAGGACCACTAATTTTAGTGGTAGCAGTTACATAAGTAAAATGAACCTGAACGACATTAAGAAGATCTTCATCGGTCGCAATACTTACAGTTCCAGAAATAAATTCAGTGCCGGGATTCTTAGAAGCCTCACCACTAATCTTCATTTTCAAGTCGTGTTCATAGAGCCGACCCTCAATGTGTGTCGTATTAATCATTGTCTTTTTCATAAATTAATTTTCTCCTTCAAACTTTACATTAATTCCTTTTTCTGTAATCATATAAACTACAGGGTCTTTACCGACTTTTTCAACATAACCATCAGTTACCAATTTACGCATTGCACCAGCAACTGATTTGGAAGCAATAAACATGCCTTCTGCGATATCTCTTGATTTATACATACCTTTTGGCACTTCCTGAAGATACTTAAGAATAGCCTTGCCATTATCAGTAAATTCAGGCTTTGCATCTTTTGCGCTATCTTCCCTAAGTGCTTCAAGATAAGCCTTAACATTCTCAGGAATAAGATCCGGATGCATGCCGCTGTTAGTAATCAAAGTATCCACAAATTCCACAAACTCTTGTCTTTTCGTCATAAAATTTATTCTTCCTTATCGTTTATTAGGTTCTTCCTTTACCTTATACATATATTATATCAAATTTTTTCAATTTTGTCAAATTTCATTGAAGCCTCTTCGAAGATGTCTATTAGGTTTTTAAATGTTCCATCTTCATTTTTGAGACTTACGCCAATACTTGCAAAAGCTTCCTCAATTTCTTTATAATTACAATTTGCATCTTCAAGTTTCTGACAAAAGGATTTAAGAGATTCCATTACATCTATCCCTCATAACCAAAAGTACTTGTAAGTTTATTAAAAGCAATCTTAAATTCTTTCGCTTCATTAGAATTAAGAAGTTTATCAATAGCAATAAACATTTTATCTTTCGCGTTATTAAAAGAATCTTGTGCTGTTTCAAGTTCATCGAAGAAAATAAATTCTTGCGCATATGGAAGAGTGCGAGCCCATTTAATAAAATTCTCAAGATCAGGATTTCTTTTACCAGACCATTCATTTAATTTATGCGGTCTGCGCTGGCTCTTGGAACACATCGCTAATAGATTTTCATAAGTCATAGTAACAGTTCTAGTTTGAAGCCAACTTTCTGGAATAAGACGAATTAATTCCTTCCATACAAGATAAGCCCTATATTCTAACTTATTATGATTGTCATTTGATGTATTTTCAAGTTCTTTTTGAATTCGCAAATATTCTTGTCGTAAATCTTCACAATAAGAAATAACTTTTTCAAAAATATCTCTTGTGAACCAGCGACCATTAACATCAATATTAGCAAAATCATCGTTTTCAAAAGAGTCAAAAGTAATAGGTTGACTCATAATTTTATGCATCGTAGAGGTAGAATTCGCAGTAGTACCTACTTTATAAGTATCAAATTCTTTCCACCAATAAAGTGGTGCAGTAATATCAACAGATACAAAAATCTGTCGAAGGAACTTACGATGTTCTGGACCACCTTTAATAAGAGTTTGCGCAAGTTTCATATCTTTAGGGCCAATCCAATATCCACCACGCTCTGCGAACTCTGGATCATCAAAAGACATATTCCAGCTATCGGATAAATGCCAACTATTTTTAGGGTTTCTCATACCACGCAAAGCGTGATCAAAACCCCATACATCTGTATTTTTAAATTTCATTTTCTAATTCTTCCTTTAATTTTAATAATGCTTCTATCGCGTCGTCAATAGAATGAACATAACAATAATGCTCTGGTGGTTCAAAATGGTCAAAATTATAACTAATTTCAATACATAATTCTTTATTCATAATCGTATGTTAAAGTATATCCTTCCAATGGCCCATTCATACCAAGAGCAGACTGGGCAAATAGTTCAAGTTCATCAATCATAAGACATTCATGCACTTCATGCGTGTATTTATCATCATTATGCTGTTGTCTATCAATAGCATCACGATAACTTATAAAATTAAGTCCAGTAATTCCATATGCTATAGCCTTTTGCTCCATGGCATGTGGATTTTTACAAACAACAGTTGCATTATTTCTTTTTGCTGCTTCCAGCAAGATTCGAGTTTTTCCAGTGCCTCGTCGATTAATAATCTGATACATATTATCCCTCATTTAATACTATATCCAAATTCTTTCGCTTTATAAAAATCTTGCCAATAATCTTCGCGTTCATCTAATTTAGTTTTATCTGATACTTCTTCAATTAATTCAAAAGCAAAATTCTCAATACCTTCTTTTGCCATTGCAGGATATAATTTATTTTGAATCGGTGTCTCCGCACCAATTGCTCTTTTTATATGTTGTTTCCATCGATCAATTACATTTACTGCTTGCCCAACATAGCACATTTCATTATTTAAATTTGTAATTTTATATATGCCAGTTACGCGAGTAGCGTCACCAAATAATCGACCGCATAAATCACTATAAGGTTTTTCAAGATATACTTTCCAAATTAATTTTCCAAGCACTTCTGGCTAATTAAGATCAGGCATTATATCTCTGAGCTTTGCAATATCAGCAAGAGCCCCAGGAGATAAAGTAAGACGATAATAATCAAGAAGATTTTGCTCCTCTTCTCTATGTTTTGCAATTTCAACTGCGGCAGCGGCAGTTTTTCTTAATTGTGCAATTTCTGCGGCGATTTCAGCACCAATATTTAATTTAATTGCGGCTTCAGCATTAAAACCTTCAACGAACTCAGAAGCGGCCTTTTTCAACTCTTCCTCTTGGTTTTTCTTATAATTCTCAAACCAAATTTCTCGTTCTTGAACCAATTTATCACGAGTGGCCTATTCAGCAATTTCCATTTGATTATATTGTTCTTGTTTAGTATCTATTAATAATTGAGTATTATTTAAATTATTTGTCGCTATCTAATTTCTAAGCAGTAAACTTTCATTATCTTCTTGTAAAGTTTTTAAAGTGTCTAATCCAGTATTTATTTTTAAACAGAGCTAATTATATTCTTCTTTACTCTATTGATATTCCTATACGGTATATCCTGCGCTATTTATACAAGCTCTAATTACAAATATTGTGATAGAACAAACTAGAATACATAAAAGAGCTATCCAAATCATAAGCTCACCTCATTAGAAAAAATAGGGGTTAGATAACCTAACCCCTATTAAATGCTAAGTTTAAATTACTCAGCATCCTCAGCGTTCACATCAAGCTCGCGGCCAGCGGTAGTGAGCTTAAGGAACTTAACAGCCTTATGAGTACCATCCTCGAGTTCAACCTCAGCGGGAACACGAACACCATAGCCCTTGCGCTGAACAGCACTGGTAAAGATACCATCAACACTACGCTTCTCCATACCGAGAGCGGTAGCCACATCAGCGGCGGTCACATTAGCGGTCTCGTCCAAACCCTGCAGATAAGTAATAACAGTCTTAGTATTTTCCTTCATAGCCATAATAAGTAATCTCCTTTTTCTCGCGTTATACGCATTTTTTTATTTTAATTATTCTATAATAATCTGAGGATTTTTCTCAGTTATTAACTAAAGTTATTTTACCAAAAATTTTTAAGTTTTTCAACTATCTAACTGTTTGGTAATCAGTTCACGAATCATTTCATCCAGTTCAATCATCTCATTAAGTTCTAGATCGGCAGATTGAGTAAGTTTCATCATTTTTTCTTTTGCACTATCTACCTTATCTACAGATTCATTTTTCTGAATGATAATTTCAAGGTCTGCGAACTCTTTAGCAAGCTTTTTAAGTTGCTTTTTCGTCATAGGATTTTTATTTCCCTCACCTTATGCATATATTATATCAAAAAATTTTTTAAAAGTCAAAAAATTTCAGAAATTTTACAATCTTTTGGATTTTTATTGTCTCTAAAATTTTTAAAGTAAAAATGTCGAAGAGTTTTATCTTCGTGATTTTTTTCCATACCGGCAAGTTCTACGACTTCACCGATATATAACTCAGGATTAGATCCAGCAATACGCTGAATATCTTCATTTAGGCCAGATGAAACAGAGCCAATTTTAACAAGAGTGCCATTGTCATCATAAGCACCAATATCCATAGATGTTTTCCATCCATAATAATATGCTTTTGTTACAGGCATTGTATGATAATTAGGTCCTTTAACAATCCAAGTTACGCCTATTGGTGCAATTTTTTCAGAAATTATATTATCATCCGGCCACTGATGCTCTTCAACTACCCAATAAGGCCAAGATTCTGCATCTGCTCCACTGTAATTAGGGCCTACATCAAGTTTGCCGTTATAATATTTAGTAGGATCGCTAAATCCCATACAAACAGCATCGCAAGTATCAGTCTTTTTAATTTTAATAGTATCCCAAGCAGGACGTTTACCCGGAGTATATGGAGCAGTCTTTTTCTTTAAAACTGCGCCTTCTTCACCTTTGGCAAGAGCATCTGCCACAAATTCTTGAATATTTTCATCTACTCGTTCAGCAAGTTCAAGAAAATGTTCATTTTCGCCAACAGTATAATCCTTAAAAAGATATAGCTCAAATACTCGTTTTAAAATATTATAACGAATACTCGCACCATATGAAGTTAAATCTACATTTTTATATCGAAGAATATCATGAATATAATAGTGTAGATAACCATATTCTCCCTCTTGTCGCTCTACCGCTTTTTCTGGCAAACTACCCATAATAGGAGTTACATCCTTACTAGTTTTTCCTGGATAATATACTTCTCCAATTAAAATAGTACCTGCTGGCAAATGTTCAAGAGGGAACATAATATGCGGGACACAGGCTCCTTTTTCTGTAAGAAGTCCAGTTTCTACACTCGTATTGCGACTAAAGAAATAGGCATGATTATCTGTTTTTTCAAACATATACCAATAACCATCTTTCTTTAATTGTGCAAAATATTCTCCGCTTTCACAAAGGGAGGGAAACATATGTTCCTTGCCCTTTGGAATTTTATTGATTTTCATAGGTTCAATGATAAGAGCCTCTGGATAAATATTATTCATAATTTTCCTCAAAAATAGCAATTAATTCACCTTTAGATAAAGATTTTGGTCCTACTGTATATGTAATAGATGGAAATTTTAAACTATTAACAAAATCAACAAATTGTTCATCTGATAATTCTGTATTATTAATAATAAAATAATTTGAAGTTTTTGCTCCGTCTAAATTTAAAGTAGCTTTTCCTGCATTTCCACCGACTCTTGGTATTCTTATTTTTGCTGATTCTTTATCTACAAATGAAAATAAATCTGTAGTTGTCTTTAGTTTTATTTTTTCCCTTGGAATATTATCTCGCTCCCAAATTTGAAATACACAAGGAACACTATAGTTTTCATTATTTAATAAAAAGGAGTTTTCAGGTAAATCAACCTCAGTAATCAAATGAAAATATAAATTCAATCTATTTTGAACAGATACTTTCTTAAAAGATTTTGGCAAAATAAAAGCTATTGTTTTGCAAAATGTTGCAGCTTCATTGAAAAAATTTACCGATAAAGAATTTTGTTCTCCGAATGGAGGATTTCCTATTACTAATGAATTAGAACTAAAATTAGATTTATCTAGCTCAAACCAATTTGCTTTAATAATATTATCCGCTGCTGGAACAATATCATAACTTTTACAATTTTTAATTTTTGAACTAAAAGCGCCATTTCCAGCAGATGGCTCAATAATCATATCATATTTTGCTACATCAATATAAGATAAACATAAATCAACTATATCGTGTTTAGTATAAAATCTGTCATAAACATCTTTACGACCTAAAGATTTTGTTTCAACACTCAATTTTAGTCACTCCATATTCAGAAATAAAATGTTCATAAAAATCTTTATTATTAATAGCACACTGAATTCTTTTTTGAGTTTTATGATCTCTTTTAAAGCGAGGTCGAATTAAATTATTTGTTGTTTTTTTCCATGAATTTTTTAACAAATCACAACCTTTTCTCCAGCGGTCATCATCAGTTTTATCATTTGTAATATTAATAATTAAACGCTTAAAAAAAGGAAAAAGATTTAAATTAAAATATGACTTCCAATTATCAACAGGAATATAAAGAATATATTCTTCAACAATATTATCTATTGTATTTTCCCAAAAACCTACAATCATATAATAGTCAGAATTGCGCTCTAAACCATTTCTAAAAAAATCTGCCAATTCTACATCAGTACCATATTTAGCATGTTTAATACTAACTGGGATATTAGAATTAGGGACATAAGCATCCCACAAACCGGTATAAGATGAATCGGGAATTAAATTATATTTTTTGATAATATTTTCCTGATAATTAAAACCACCAATTTGACGTTCTGCCATAATTAATTAATCCTCGCTACTCTAATAATATTATTATCTTTAATCGCAATTACACCTTGTGCTCCGCGACTGCCGAGTGCGACATCAGAAGCATTGATACAAATACTTGCAGTATTACCAACAATAAGCATCATATGATCGTCATTAACAGGACAAGCGGCGACCACTTCACCAGGTTTATGACAAATCAAACCCTTTCCTGCACGATTTTGAAGGACAAAATCATTTACCGCAACTCGTTTTGCTAAACCATTCTCTTGGAAAATCATAATACTCTTTTCTCCATTTAGATAAAGAGCATCGATCACATAATCTCCTTCATTAAGATTGATAGCCTTAACACCAATCGCGGTTCTAGAAGAAATACTTACATTCTTACCATCAAAACGCAATGCCATACCATTTCTGGTAAAAATCATAATTTGAGAATCTGGCGCAATAAATACCTTAGCAAGACTATCTCCATCTTTAAGAGACGTTGCAATTACTCCGTTTTTGCGCTTCATTCCAGTATATTCAGAAAGATTTGCTTTCTTGATAATGCCATTCTTTGTGATGAACCAAACAAATTTACTATTATCAGCAGATCTTTCAACAGAAGCAAGAGTTACAAATTTTTCATTGCTCTCCATAGAAACGAGAGTTTCAATAGAAGTTCCTCTTGTGGTATTAGTGCCAACCGGAATATCATTTACCGCAAGTTTATAAACTTTACCAAAAGTAGAGAACACCATAAGATTATCAATAGTATTAGTTTTAATTACATCACGAACAATTTCATCCTGATTTTTAATACCTTTACCATTGCGCTTTTGAGTTCTATAACTTGCAGAAGGAATGCGTTTAATATTTCCAGCTTCAGTAATTACAACTACACAATTCTCAGGAAGAATTTCAGCGATTTCTTTTTCTTCTTCTGTTAAATTCATTTGTGTAATTGTAGTTTTACGAGCATCACCGAATTGCTGTTTGAATTTTTCATATTCGCCAGCAAGAGCTACACATCGTGCGGCATCATTATGAACTAAAATTAACAAAGCTTCATATTGTTTCTGCTTTTCATCTAATTCATTTTTAATAGCAAGTTTTTCTGTATGAGCCAATTTACTTAATTTCATATCAAGAATTGCATCTGCTTGATCTGAACTAAGAATGTAGCGTTCTATCAGCTCTACTTTTGCCATTTGAGCATTTTCAGATTTTTTAATAATCGCTATTACATCATCGAGATTTTCTACTGCTACAGCAAGACCTCTTAAAATATGAATTCTGCTTGATAATTTCTCAGATTCATATTTTAAACGGCGTAAAAATACTTCGCTTTGATGCTTGTTATATAATTCAATAAGTTCTTTAAAAGAAAGAAGTTTAGGAGTTTTTTCTACAAGAGCAACTTGGTTAATACCATAAGTAGTTTCAAGGTCAGTAAGTCTATATAGTTTATTAGCAATTACATCACCATTGATGCCTTTTGCGAGTTCAATTACAAATCGCACACCCTTTTTATTGCTTTCATCTCTGATTTCCACAATGCCTTCAAGTTTCTTTTCTTCACAAAGAGCATCAATATCAGTAATCAAAGATTCCTTAGAAATCTTATAAGGAATTGAATCAAATATAATGGTATCTTTTCCACCTTTTGACTCAATATGATAATCTCCTCGAATTCTTACTCTACCTTTACCAGTACGATAAGCATCTCGGAGTTCATTCTTATTAACAATAGTACCACCCGTCGGGAAATCTGGACCGCTAATATGGTCAAGAATATCACTTTCAGAAGCACTTGGATCAGTCAAAGCATGGATTGCAGCATCCATTACCTCATTAAGATTATGAGGAGCAAAAGAACAAGCCATGGCGACCGCAATACCAGTAGTTCCATTACACATAAGATTTGGAAAACGACCCGGAAGATAAACAGGTTCTTTTCCAGTTTCACTATAATTGGGAATCCAATTAACAGTATCTTTCTTTATATGTTCCAATGTAGACTCTGCGATGGGAGATAAGCGACATTCCGTGTATCGGTATGCCGCAGGACCATCACCGTCACGGGAACCATTATTTCCATGAAAGTCAATGAGTGGGTATCGCATAGTCCAGGGTTGCGAAGCATGAACGAGTGCTCCATATATGGAACTGTCTCCATGCGGATGATACTTGGCCATTGTGTTTCCGACTGGCGTCGCGCACTTAACATATTGTTTATTGCTCGTAATACCATCTTCTTGCATCTCCCAAAGAATACGACGCATAACCGGCTTGAGTCCATCTTCCACAGCCGGTATTGCGCGATCAGTAATTACAGATAGAGAATAATCAAGGAATGACTGTTCTACTTCTCCAACTACTGGTGTAATTAAAATATTATCATTCATTAATTAACTCCATAATCATATTAATAGTAGTTTTAGTATCAAATTTCTTCATAGAATAATTAAGTAGAATTTCACTTAACTTTATATATATTATATCATTTTTTTTATCCTTTGTCAAGTGCTCAGTTTCATCAGGATAAGCCTTTCCTGTAGCGAGAGCGTCTGCTCTTTCATTATAAAGATGTCCACAATGAGCCTTAACTTTTTCAAAATTAATTCTGGGATCTTTAAACATCTTTACTAAATAGCGCCATTCTAAAAGATTAGCAACAGTTTCTCCTTTAGAATTTTTCCATCCATTATTTTCCCAATTTATATACCATTTATCTTTGTAGCAATTTGTAAGATAAGCACTATCAGAATAAATAGTAATATCATGGTCTTTAAAGTATTCGCTATTAATAGCCCAGTCACAGGCTTCCATCGCCGCAATAAGTTCCATTAACTGGTTCGTATCGCCGACCTGCTCCTTGCCTGCTTTTTCATATACTTTTGTTCCATCAATAACTGCGACAAAGCCCCAGCCAGAGCGATTTTTCATTGCGCTGCCATCGGTATAAATCTCAATCATAATTTACTCCATTCTTGTGCTATATTCAATTTCACAATTATCACATTTGGCAGTACCGGTTTCTACCCGTACATCTATTTCTGCATAATATGACGCACCACAATTATTACATTCAGCGTCTCCTTTTATAACCCATTTCCATGGAATTTTGGGATACTGTACAGGTTTAATTTCTTTTCCAACAAAGATTAAAGTACCTGATTTACAATCAGGGCAATTAAATGTCGAGATTGGCACGGAAAGCATTCTCCTCAATAAATTTTTTGCGAGTAGAAGCAGATTCTCCCATAAGAGAAGTAAATGTTAAAGCCGCGGCTTGCGCATCTTCCATTGTAATCTGTTTCAAAATACGATTTCCAGGTTCCATCGTAGATTCAGCAAGTTCTTCAGCATTCTGCTCGCCAAGACCTTTAAAACGACGAACCTCATAATTACCAGTCGCGGTCTTGCGATATTCTTCAAGAGCAGCATCATCTTTTAGATAGAAAGACTTCTTGCCTTGAATGATACGATATAGCGGAGGCACTGCCGCGTACACATAACCTTTTTCGATTAGTTCCGGACAGAACTTCCAAATAAAAGTGAAGAACAAAATACGAATATGCGAACCATCAACATCAGCATCAGCCATAATAATAATTTTACCATAACGTAGTTTATCTTCATTAAGAATAATCTTATTATCTTTAATTTCTAATCCAAATGCGGTAATCATTCCTTGGATTTCGGCGTTTGACATTGCTTTATGGAGATCGCATTTAAGAGTATTAAGGATTTTTCCTCGGACGGGCAGAATTGCTTGAGTTCCTCTATCTCTTGCTTCTTTTGCAGTTCCTGCAGCTGAGTCTCCCTCCACGATAAATATTTCACAATCGGAGCGAGATTTTGAACTGCAATCAGCTAGCTTGCCCGGGAGCACTGCTCGGCTAGTTTTTGCAGCAGCATTTCTGACATTTTCTTTCGCCTTCCTTGCATTTTCTCTTGCTTTTCTCGCAAGTAATGCTTTATTAATAATAGTCTTGGCATCTCTTTCATTATTGCGTAGCCAAGTTGCTAAAGCGGTAGAACAAAGTCTCTGAACAACAGTTCGTCCTTCCGCGGAACTCAATACTTCTTTTGTCTGACCGGAGAAAACCGGATCGGGCATTGTAAGAGAAAGTGCTAAAATCAAACCTTCTTTAAGATCATCGCCAGTAAGATTTTCATCTTTTTCTTTTAAAAGATTCTTTTCTCTTGCATATGTATTGACTGCTTGAGTAAGAGCAGTTCTAAAACCAGTTAAATGCGTGCCACTTACATTAGGAATCGAATTTGTATAAAGTTTATATGTATCAACATACTGGTCGACATACATAAGAGCGACCTTTACACCAATACGGTTCTCACTGGTTTCTGCATAAAACTTTGAGGTCAAATTGTCTTTTTCTTTTGCAAGGTAATCCAAGTAATCAAGAAGACCATTTTTGCTCGTAATTTCCTCTGAATTGCTATCGACACGAAGAACAAAAGTCAAGCCGGGAGAGAGAAAAGCGAGTTCTTGAAGCTGTTTCCGCAGAAGGTTAGTGTCAAGAGAGATACCTTCCTTAAAAATTTCAGGATCTGGAATAAACTCTATGGTAGTTCCAGTAATATTCTGAGTGGTATCTTTGGTTACGGAATAATGAACCAGTTCACCTTTTTCAAAATGAGCATCCGCGATTTTACCATCTCTCACGGATTGAACATGAAACATCTTAGACAAAGCATTTGTTGCTTTTGCGCCGACGCCATTCATACCACCAGAAGTGTTATAACCAGTCTTACCTTCACTATCGAATTTTGCGCCAGTATGTAGTTTTGTATAAATATTTACAAGAGTTTCACTACCATCTTCTGCTTTACCAAAAGGAACACCTCGTCCATTGTCCATGATACGAATAAGATTTTCTTCTGTGCTATAAGATACTACGACGCGATTGCAAGCGCCATTCAAATATTCATCAACTGCATTGGAAATAATTTCCAGAGTAATATGTCGAACACCTTCAGGTCCAACGCTACCGATATACATACCAGGACGAAGTCGAATCGCTTCAATACCTTCAAGAGTTTGTATATCTTTTACGCCATAATCTGTCGCCATATTTTTCTCCTTTCATTTATCTTTACATATATTATATCATAATTTTTAATTTTTTTCAAGCAAATTCAGAACAATTGGATAAAAAAAAATATGGAACAAGCCAATTACTCTTTAAAGTAATTGGCAAGTTCCTTGATATTTATAAGTTCATCATCTGAATAAACTCGACACAGTCGAGATAGTTCCTAAATTTTACCAATACATACGATAATATTATCAGGATACAGAGTATCTGCTTTCGCTATAATAGTGCATTCTTCTCTATCCGGACGGGCAATACCCCAAGGCGGCAAGAATTTTAAATCAAGCCAATGTTTGTGGATAATTTCCAAGGTATTCCCAGGCATATATTTACTACAAATTGGATTATTCTTTACAAAATGATGATTAACCAGAGCTTCTTCTACAACAAAAATATTCTCTGCATCAATAGTAAATACTTTTTCTCCATGAAGTTCAATTGCCTAAACGAGAGCTTCTGCGGTAAAAATAAAATTAGGTTTCTGTTTTTCCATCTGGTGAGTCCTTCTTTCGCATGGCTCTCACCTGATTATAAAATTCATCTTTTTGTTCAATCATTTCGCGCATATCTTTTTTAGTTACGCGAATAAGTTGTTTAGTATCACCAATATCGCGCTCCAAAAGTTTCATTTGACGACGAATGGTATAACATTCAACTGAATCATAATGCACTCTTGGATTTTGTTCAAGAATATTGTAAAGGTGTTTTAGAGCCTTTAATTCGGCAACAAGGGCATCTCTATTTTCACAAAGTTCTTGAATCATTGATCTAGTATAGGCATAATGTTCTCCTACAAGTTTAGACTCAAATTCCCAGTCATTGGGATGACAACGAGCTTCACCAATATAAGATCTATTATGACTTCTTCTTTTACAAACTGTTGTATGAGTTTCTGGATTATAAGAAAATTTCGTTTTTGAATCATTAATCATTTCTTGAGTTGCTCCTTTTGCTTTTCTATATAAATTATAGCAAAAATTTTTGGACATGTCAAATTGACCCATTTTGAGAAAAAATTTTCCATGGGCGTAAAAAACCTGAACCACGGCCGTTGATGGAGGTCAAATTTAGTTTTTTGTTTTTCTTTCAATATATCCAATCCCATTACAATTTTCACATTTAACATTTCGTCCTCTGTCATCATGCATGGAACCATATTCTTTTACATAACCTTCTCCATCACACTTGGGGCATTCATAAAATTCTTCTTCAATTAATTTACGCATTTCAGTAGCGGCAGCAATATATCGATTTACATTTTTAGTATAATCTTCTTCAAGGCGTTTCTTCGCAATATTATATTTTTCACGCGCTTCATCTATTTTTTTATTATAAAGTTTAATAAATTGAAGTGCAGTTTTAATTCCAATATCTTTTACAGTAAGATTTTCTAATTCCATATTTTCCTCCAAAAAAGAAAGGGCGAAGTTTCCTTCGCCCTATATTATTTACTCCTGAGCAGCCTTGCCGCCAATGAAACCAGCAAGCAGACTCATAGGATCTACGCCGGTAGCATCCTTTACGCCAGACATAATCTGGTTCATAGAGGTGGTAATGTCACTAATCATCTTAGCCTGATTACCATCACCATACATAGTGATAGAATCAACATTGGCAAGAGGAGCGGCAACAGCCTGTGCAATCAAAGGCATGGCGTGGAAATACATTTCCAGAACAGAGGCTTCACCCATCTTCTTCTGGGCTTCAGCCTTCTTGTCAATACCTTCAGCCTCAGCAAGACCCTTGGCGCGAATACCTTCGGCTTCAGCCGCATACTTAGCAGCAATACCTTCAGCTTCCTTCTGAGCCGCAAACATCTTAGCTTCAGCTTCTGCACGCAAGGCTTCGGCACGAGCGACAGCAACTTGACGCTCTGCTTCTGCGCGCTGAACTTCCTCATAAGCCTTTGCTTCAGCTTCCTTCTGACGCTTAATCAGTTCAGCTTCAGCGAGTTTAGCAATAGCATACTGCTTGGCATCAGCTTCCTTGCGAACAGTGGCATCGAGTTCACGCTCACGCAGATCAATCTTCTGCTTCTGCAGTTCAACTTCGCGCTCCATCTGAGCGATTTCAGCATTGGTCTGAGTAACATCCAGTTCCTTCTTCTGATCGGCTTCCTGGATCTTATAAGCCATATCAGCGGCTGCGCGCTTCACTTCAGACTGCTGCTTTAGTTCAGCCTGTCGAATATCAAGAGCATTATTCTGCTCAGCAATCTGAGTTGCGGCCTGCACTTCGGCTTCATTGGCAAGGCGCTGGTTTTCAGCTTCACGCATAGCAACATCGCGCTTGGCATCGGACTTGGCAATTGCCGCAGCCTTCTTAATAGCCTCAATATTATCAATACCAAGGTCCTCAATTACGCCATTCTCATCCTTAAAGTTCTGAACATTGAAGGATACAATTTCAAGACCAAGCTTTTCCATGTCGGGTGCCGCATTTTCAAGAACCTTCTGCGCAAACTTCTGTCGGTCCTGGACCATTTCAGTCAGCTTCATCTGACCGATAATCTCACGCATATTACCTTCCAGAACTTCTTGAGCCTTACCAGAAATAACATCTCGACTCTGATTAAGGAAGTTCTTCGCGGCAAGATCCATCAGACTGGGATCAGAACCAATACGAACATTAACATTGGCATCAGTCCATACATTGATATAATCCGCAGTAGGAACTGCGCTACGAGTCTTTACATCAACGCCAATTGCGCCAAGATAGAGTTTATCAAGACGATCAACAAAGGGAATTCTGAAACCAGCCTTACCGGTAATAATCTTAGGGTTCTTTCGAGGGCCAGAAATCAGATATGCCTGATTAGGCGGAGCCTTTACATAACTCATAAACGCAAGAATAGCAACGATAGCAACAATTACTGCGACAATACCAATAATAGCAATACCCATAATTCTTTATCTCCTTTTATTTAGTTTTCAAAATTCATAGTTCCCAAGAATACTCATTTGGAGCATTCTTATGGCGTTCTTTATATTCCCTTACGAAGGGGTCTTTCATCATCTCGTCTGGCCAACATTCAGACCAAATCTGATGAATTGAAATTGGTGCCAAATCATTGGTATCTACACCAATATGATAAGTACCTCTATTGAAACCTTTCGGCGCATTACTGTGAATGTGACCGTAAAGATTTACAACTTCACTATTGTCTTGTACCACCATCTGCATAAATTCTTCGCTTGCGATGGGGAAATGGCACAAGATAAAGAATCTGCCTTTATATCGAATATATGCAATATCCTGCACTTCAATACCAAGACTTTTATAAATTTCAATACGCTTTGGCGTATCGTGATTACCTCGAACGAGAATAATCTTACCATTGAGTCTTTTAATAAGAGGAGCGATCTTATCATATGGCCCCATACTTAAATCACCGAGCACATATACCGTATCTTCTGAATGAACCCTATCATTCCAATTTTTGATAAACACTTCATTCATTTCCTCAACAGTCTCAAAAGGACGAGATACTGGTTCGTACTTGAGAATGTTCTGGTGATTAAAATGTAGATCTGAAGTAAACCAAATCAATTTATTCCCTCACAATCCATACACCTTTTACTTTTTCATATTCTCCAATAGTAGGAATATTCATTTTTCCGAACATTTCAGTAATAGATTTTTCTGGAACTCTTGTTCGACCTTCACGCTGTTCATTACGCTTTAAACAAACTGCGAGAGGAGTATCCATAAACACCCAATAGATCTCATATGAAAAATTGATTTCTCGCGAAAGCGCATTATACAACTTGCGGCGAGAGCCAAGATTCAAATGAGTCGCATCTGCGGTAGTATCTCCGAAACTAAGACCAAGTTTAATATTCTCGATAAACTTGTCATATACCTCGTGCTCATGCGCGAAATAGTCATCGCCAGGCTGAAGCAACTTAAAACGAATTTCATCTCGAGATACATAATAATGATCGGGAAAATGTCGCTTAGCCCAAGTGGACTTACCACTACCGGGCGCCCCGCACATCACATATAAACGAGGAATATCGTGGGTTATCCCGTTCGTATTCCAATTCTGTTCTTGCTTCATCAAGAAACACCCCATTCTTAAAATCTTCAAGGAATTCTTCAACTTCCAACTGGTTTCTACACTCAACATGATTTACTGTGTGTTTACAAGTCGGACAATACATTAATTTACGATGATTCTTGCCTTTAAGTTTATTGCCAGCCCTAGCGATCGGGATACCGCGATTGCCGCAGTTAATACAATAAAAATTATGAAAATCCCAATCGCGACAGCCCTTACCCATTCTCTTCTTCCATTTTCTTCTTTTGATCGAAATAGGCAAGAACTCGATCAATACCTGTAAGCCACATTTCTCTAGCTTTGTCGGCACATTTTTCACAATAATAAAGATTTAACATGGGATTATAGAATTGAGATTCTCCATTACAAAGTTCACATTTCATCACCAAATATCCTCCGAATAGAGAACTGTGGGTGTAATGGTATCATTGATATGTTCCTCAATATAGGAATCAAGAAACTGATGATACCGCACCGCTTCTTGATAAGCTTCTGTCCTCGTAAGGAACTCACCTTTTTCATTCAGAAAACCTTGCGCAAGTTCTTTGTAATCAGAACCCTTGTAAAAACCAAATTCTTTCAGAATTTGAAAAGCATCGCAATGACGATGACAGGGGATAATAATATCCCTTGTGCCATCTGTGTCAAAAAATTTAATTTTGACAGCTGCTCTTGTTATCATTGATTATCCCCTTTCTTAACCTTACATATATATTATATAATATTTTTTCTAATTTTTCAATTAGAAGGTTGGAAGTTCTTGATTGGGAGTAAATGCAATTATATCATTTGTTTCCAAATCCAGCAAACAAATAGTATCTGTTCTAAAAGCGCAAGTATCCATATCAATCTTGTTAGGCTGATATTTCATAGGTTTCCATACTCTTGGCACTTCTTCTTCAATACAATCATAAACATATTTTACAGGAGTATGACCGTGGATAAGAACGCGCCCTTCAATCCACTTTTCTTCAAAATGATTTCGATCCCAGAGCATATCTCGACCAGAACCCCAGTTTTCTCGCGAACAACCTGCATGACAAAAATCGTATTTTCCCATTTGAAGATTAATAGGAAGTTTAGCGATTTTACTTACAATATCAACAGGGGCACCGTCAGCAATCCAAGCTTCAATAGTAGGAACACCACCATTGCTCATATGAAGTTGAGTATCATATTCTCCGGACCACATCATATCAGCAATAGTATTAAATTGATTGGCATATTCACGAACAGTAAGACCGTCATTTGCTGCGGCGTTCTTGATCTCAAAACAAGACCGTACAAACAGATCTTCGTGATTACCCATAAGATAAATCACATTAGGCATAGAAAGCATTTCTTTCATAATTTTATATCCATCGGGACCGCGATCACAAGCATCGCCCAGGAAGATAAGAGTTGTTTCCTCTTGTTCGAGTTCTTGTTTAACTTGCTCCCAAAGACCACCCATTCCGTGGATATCAGACATTACCAAATATCTCATATTTATCACACCTTTCATATATATTATATCAAAAATTATAAAAAAAATCAAACGAGAGCTTAATGGCTCTCGTTTAGCTTCCGCAATTCGCGGTTAATCTTTTTAATAATATTAGCATTACCTGCGGGATCTCTCGCATCAAGAAGATGCTTACGGGTTTCCAGCTGCTTAATTCTCGTTTCCTTACTCATCCACATATTAGTCTTCCTCCAAATTATCAAAAGTCATAAGTTCTCTAAATTCTCCGGCATCGACACGCATTTTAGCGACATCCCAGAAAGTCAGATCATCTAGATCTTCCTCGCTAATATCACCATCAGGACAATACATTTCCTGAATTTCCACAAAATTTTCGCCATACCAACACCAATTATCTACTCCTGCTCTTTCAAGAGCATCAAGTTTCATCTGATCGGTAAGTAATTTAACAAGTTGAACTTCAGTAAGAACAAATAACTTTTCTTCCATTATTCATCTTCACTTTCATTGAAGAAATCAAGATCAAGGTCAATACTGTGATTATGGCCAGAAGCAAATAGATAACCAATCATAGCTAAAATGCCAGAATATCGAGGAATAGATGCCGCGGCAATAGTAGTATTAAACATTGTACTTAAAGTCGGAGCAAGCCAAGAACCAAAGAAAAGATTTGCTAGCCAACCAAAAATCCAACCTCCAAAATATACTAGAACTGGACCAAAAATAAGAGCAATTAGGGCGGCGGCAAGAACCGCAGTCGCCTTAGAGACCTTACTAAGAGCAATTTCCTTATTCATTATTCATTATTCTCCTTTTCTTCTTCTTCCTTTTTAGTTGCCATTTCTTCGGCAATTTTTACATATTTTTCAAAATCAGAAAGGGTAAACGGCACATAAGTGCCAGGCGACAAATATTTAGCAATGACCGCATCCTGTCGAACAGTTTTACCACAACATTCACAAACGATTGCTGTAGTCTGTTCCTCTCTTGCCTCTGCATAAAAAAGTGACAAATGTCCGCATTTAGGACAAATACAAGCATTACGATACTTTTTAATGCGCTTTTGATAAGCGCGTCGCGCCTCTCTATTCATCATACCTTTTTATTTCCTTCCATCATCATACATTTTCCAAGAGATGAATTATAAGCCATACATTGATTTTTATCACAATCGCCGAAATCTACTTTTATTTTAGCAGGCATTTCTTTCCCACCAACGTAAAGATCAACATGATTTTTAAGCATTACCATTTTCTTCAATGGACATTTCATCCTGTGCTTCCTCCATATCAGGTGCAGTAGCATCTTCCTTAATGATACCCTCAAGAACCTTGAAATTAAAATTCTTATGCTTGTATACTGCGATATCAGGACGATTCACAATACGAGCAACGACACCCTCACGAATATGAGTCTTGCCGATGGGGTCAGGACCATCGAAATACTGTTCTACCTTGCGGAGAACATATTCGCCAGGAGAACATACACCATAATCAGTGTCGCCAGCCTTATCAACTAGCACTTCACCCGGATTTTCAGGGATAATAAAACGCTCAAATACAGGGACAGTCTTTACGCCCATCTGTTCGCAACGCATACGCATCTGATCGGGAGACAATTCAACTACATCGCCATCCTCATTTACCTGAGTCATACGATATACATAGACTTCACACTTAGGAGCGACAGCCAGACCATACATTCTGGCTTCAGTCAAAGTCATAGTACCAGATTCTACATCTCCAGAATCATCCAAATTCTGCCATTCATAGCTACCCTCACGGTCGCAGCCATAAGAGAACACAGTCTCTTCACCGTACTGCTTAATGAATTCCTTATCCTTGATCTTAGAATTCTTCACAGAAGCCATAATAGGAGTGTTGGCATTTACAAAACCGACGATTTCATAGTAAACGACTTCACCCTTACGGAGCTTGCCATCAAACTTTGCAGCCATAGCAATACGGAAGTTATTGTCTTCGTAAAAACCACCATCATGCTTGCTATCCAGCACAACACGACGAGTGCCAGTTACATAATCATATTCCTTATACTGCTTACCCGGACGGCGCAGAATCTTATCCAGAATAGTGCGCTTCATCTGCTTATTGATAGGCAGATAACCGGTACGGCCAGAAGTGCCGTGCATCTTAAGAGTCAACTCAACAATATCGCCGGTCTTAAACTGGCCCAAGCTATAAGCCAACTGTGCGGTATCAACATGCTCATAGAAAGTAGGAGCGAAGTTAGCCTTAGCCTTCTTATGACAGCCACCTACAAAAACACCGCCGGAAACACGACGAGGAATATACTTACGACAAATCTCTACTCCACCAAGAGTAGTAATCTGATCTCCAACCTTCAGGTCAGAAATAGAAGTCCAATTAGCAACAGAAGTCAAGGGCATCAGTATACCATCAGACTTCTCACCGCGCAGACGGATAGCCTTAATATTACGCTTATCAGGATCAAGATAACCGCCCGCAGGATTACCATTTTCATCCTTGCGGCGAACTAGATCATTAAAAGCGCAATACTCAGGAGACAACTGACCATCGGTCGGGAAGTAAATCATCATCTGGCCAATCTTAGTATCCAGACCAACTACTACATCATTACCAAATACAGTAGCGATCTGAAGTCGATCAGCATTAGTATGCGGACGCAGATGTTCAATCTTTATAACATATCCACAATACGCCATATGTTATTACCTCTTTTCTTTATCTTACATACATTATACAATATTTTTTAGTATTTTTCAAATCAATAATCGTCGTTCCAATTTTTCTCCATGTCCCAAGGACGAACTTCATAACCCTTTTCCGAAAGAACTTTTACCTGTTCATCGGTGAGATAGTTAATATGTTCGCTGTTGCGGCAGATATAATATTCAGGAGGGTCGAAAGGAAATAGCTGGCTTTTATACATTTTAACCCAGCCCTCTTCTTCCATTTCAATTTCAGTTTTATGAATAACTCGGTCGGCGATCAACTGATGTTGCCAATACTGACAACCATAAAAAGTGCCATCGGGAGCAAGCCAGCCAATACGAGAGGTGGGCGTTAGAAGAGCGCTATTATCCAATTCATCCCAACCTTTTGCGAAAACAACATCATTCTTTTCATCAGAATATTCTTTGCCACAAGTCCAATAGTGATAGCCACCTGCGGCATTATATACCTTATATTCTTCACCTAGAACAGGCTCTTTGTCAGTATCAATCAGCCAATGGCCGTTATCAACAATTTCACCATTTCTAATAATTCGTCTTTCGTGCAGAAACCAAGGCATATTATTCCTCCTTAGTTAAGCAGATCTTTAAGAACTTTACTTGCGGCGCCCATATCCATTTTGCCATTATATTCGCTTTTGAGGAACTTCATAATAGCGCCCATATTCTTTTTATCAAGAGCAAGACCAGAAAATACAACAATCTCTTTAATTTCGTCAGGATCAGAAATTACCTGCGGCGCAAACTCCGCGATAATTTTTTCCTCGGCCTGATACTTCTCAAGCAAATCAGTGCGGTTTGCGGGACAAGTAGACAGAGTATCTGCCATCTGCTTTTGAATTTTGAGAATTTCAGCATCGACGAAATCTTCAGTAATATTGTCTCGACAACCCTTGTCGATTGCCGCTCTCTTGATCTGAGCGACCATCTGAGAAATTACATTGCGACGGAAAGTATCCTTATTTTTAAGAGCCACCAAAGACTCCATTTCAAGTCTTGAAATATTCATATTTATCAATCTCCTTTAATATCTCATAGCTTGTTCGATAAAGAGAAGAGTTGCGAGGAGACAAGCAGCCATTCCAGTAAAGGGAGTAATACCAGTTTCAACCACACCTACAAGATAAGCGATCTGATTAACACTAAGAAAACCCCACCAGCAAGCACAAAGAATAGAAAGACCTTTCATAATTACTGTTCTTCCTTAGCTCTCTTATAATACAAACCAGAGTTAATAAAATCCAATAAAGCAATAATAGCCCAAAGTCCCCAGTTTTCACCAGTCTTAAAAGCTGAAAGCGCAGCAGCAGAAGCGAACGAACCAGCGATAAGATACATTACATACAAAGTTTTAGACATTTTAATCCTCCATTTGTCCTTTATGCTTAGGCTTTTGATTCTTTTTCTTATTAGGAATTACTTTGGTAATCGGTGAAATAGCGCCCCAATCGCCACGAATTTTTCGCCACGCTTCATATGAAGCATTAGTTTTTTTCTTTTCTTTCATAATTATCACCTTATTTTATTGAAGTAAATATCAAATGCTAGTCGGTATAGGCCCCAACAAATAAGGAGAATGGGAGTCAAAAGAGGAGGGAGAGGAAAGTTCCACCAGCCAAGAACATGTCCCAGATTGCCAATACCAATACCAAGATAAAATAAACTCATATCAAAAATCCACCTGAACCCACAATTCATCAATATTAGGATAGTGTGCGTGCATCCAGCGTGCGATACGAGCATTACAACTCATATCATCTGCATCGTAGTTGTTAGGATTACAATAAACGCGAGTAGCATTCATATCATTAACCATATTCTCTTCTTCGAAATTATCCAGATAATCCTGCATAATGCGTTCAAGATGATGCTTATTTACCATACGAACCAGCTGAAACTCAAGCATTTATCTTAATCCCCTTTCTTAACCTTACATATATATTATATAATATTTTTTATAAAAAATCAAAGGGTAGATGACATCATCAAGACTCATCCACCCCAAATTCTAGAAAAACAACTACTACAAATACTATCCATAAAAGTATGACAAACTAAATCATACAGGCAATTCTACAATCGTGTCATAAAGCATATGAACCTTGCGGTCACCGCACACATCCATACGATGGTCATGATAATGACCGAACCACCAGTGATCATAACCTATGCCATTAAGATCAATTAAAAGTTGGAAAAAATTCTCCATGGTAGAATCTACTTTTGATTGGTCCACATCAGGCAGAAACAAATCACGAGGCATCCAATCAACTGGACAAGTATGAGTGAAGACATGATCGTAGTGTTCTCCTTCTGAAAGTTGAAATAATTTTTGTTTCTCTTCGTAAGTTAGTTGTTCATTTGCTACCCATTTATTGCCATTGGTAATACGCCACCATTTATCAACAGAATAAGCTCCACCAGCAACAAGACATCTGGTGCCATTAAGAGTAAATTCTGCTACACTCGGCGCGAACCAAACATTTGGCATCCAATGACTTACATAGACAGAATCTCCAATATCTTTGTTTTCAAGATGATATTCAGGTCTATCCTCGGGTCTATCTTCATGATTACCGCGAATACAAAGAATATTAATAGGAGCATTCCTTAATTTATTAGTAAGTTCCATATACCGCTTATGATTAGGAGGATAATAATTGATACCAGCATCGCCAAGAATGATTAAAAGATCAAAAGTAGTTGTAGATGCCTTCTTACAAAAATCATCCAAAAAATCAAAATTTCCATGCGTATCACCGCGAATAAAAATTCTATCAAAATTTCTCATTATTCTTCACCTTTGCACATAAGAATTACAACTCCAGGATATTCCTCATATTGAAGCAAACTATAAATAATCAAAAAACGATTGCTATTACGAGGGGTATTTGTATAAATAATAGCACATTGTTTATTATCTCGCGCCAACATTTTTGGAATAGCATCAACCAACTCGGCCTCGTTATATTCATTTGGAGACACCATGATTCCTGGAATGTACCGAGGACCATTTTCATCATAAATAATTGGAATACAAGCATCAAGATTAAAAACATTCTGTAAAATTACAGATTTCATTACTTCGCCTTCATAAATATGAACAGTCATACATTACCTCTAATTACATCATATGCGATTTCATCAAGAAATTTATCTACTTTTTTATAAACAGGATAAGGCATATACTTAGCTTCTTCCATAAAGTTAAGAGCCCAGGTGTTCATTTCTTCTGCTGCGGTAAGTGCTTCGGTATAGTTCATCGAACCTCTCTTGATCGCAAGCAAAGTATCGATATCCCTGGGAATCATGGCTTCATCAAAAGGCTCACCTGACGAAAAACGAATTAGAAATTCTTTAAGGCGATACATATGATGAAGTTGCTTGGGATCATAACCATATTTTTCGATATATTCCATTCGAGAAGGGAATGGATGAGTGATCTTTTTATATTTTTCGTGAATATGACCGTAGGTTGCGTTAATAGTTTGTCGCATATCCATATGAGAAATGTCATGCCGATGCATATGTAAATATTCGTATACATCTTTATATCGAGGATTCACCCAAATATAAGGAGTAAAAAGAATTTCAATGAAATTAGGATTCTGCTTACGAAAGCAGTCAAACATACCACGAATATCTTTTACATCAGCGTGCTCTTCAGTAGGTTTTACAATAAGAGTTTCGCTGACCCATTGTTTATCAAAAACCAGATTATGAAGATTGGGAATAATGAGAGATTTAGTATCTACATCAGATTCTTCATCAGCAAGATGATAATTCTGAGAACCTTGAAGCGCAGTAAAAAATACATCATATTTTTGCTGAACAAATTCAGCGTGTTCATTTACTCTCTTTTGAATCATCTACATCACTCCTTCGGCATACAATGACAAAGAATAGAAAGATCTGCAATAATCATACAAAGAAGACCGAGCATTGCAGGTTCTCGGGGAATATTGTATTTAGAACAAATATAGCTGTATCCTACGTAAGCAAGAAAATTGATAATTCTTGAAACCATTAGAATCTTTCTCCTTTATTTATTTTACATATATATTATATCAAAAATATAAAAAAAAATCAAGGAGAAGATTATTCCTTCTCCTTTTTATTATGAATTTTTCTTACAAATTCATCTGTTGCTTTTGTCTGAGCGCATAACGCTCCAAAAAAGTATCCTAGTGTTCCGCTTAATACAATACAAAAAATTATAGATAAAATAGACATATTAAAACTCCTTAAACAAAAACCCGCCATAAGGCGGGTTATTTAATTACTGAATACAAGCATAACGCTCCTTATTCAGAACTTCCATCATCAGATCATAACCAGACTTGCCGGTCATAATAGACTGGAAGATAGAAGGGCTGAAGCCGGACACATAGCTTACCTTGGAACCATCCAACATAGGAATGTTAGACTGCCGTGCGTTGACATTCCAGAAGATAAGATGAGGAACCTCATAACCTTCTGCACGCCACTGCTTAGCAATACCTTCCATAAGAGTGTCAGCCATGTGCATCTGCTCTTCATTAGGACGCTCATTCCAATAACTGTAGTTGCCAGTTGCCCGGTCAAACTCCATATCGGAAATTACGATAATGTTTTGAGGCAGATCTGCCTGAGACATCTTATAACGACGAGCAGTAGTGAGAAGCATATTAAATGCAGCCTCAATATTGGTATTCTGGCACAGATTAGTCGCAACGATGCGATCAACCTTGTCGCAGAAGTCTACACCTTCACACTCAATCAACTGAGGACGAGAACTGAAGGAGATGTAATGATTAGCAAAAGGACCATTGGCCTTTTCCGCACAATACAGACCGAAAGAGACAGCAACATTCATAGGAGTGCCAAGCATAGAACCCGAAGTGTCCACCATGGCAAGAGCATTGAAGGTTGCACCATTGAAATAATCGGTAAGATTATCCCAATACTTATTAATCATGAGACGATCAGTATTATCGAGAGCAGGCTTTTCACGACGGGCCCAAGTGTAAGACTGAGGCTGAGGCTCCATCAGATTAATAGCCTTTTCAACGACTTCGTAAGGATAAAGAGTGCCGGCATTAACCTTAGTATTCTCATCCTTAGCGAAATCAGCATAAGACTGAACATTCTCATTCTTCATACGCTCAAGATCGTGGCGAGCGAAAGCGTTCTTATAGATAAGACCAGCCTTAGAAGGGATCTTATCAAACTCAATCTCGTCCCAACGATTCTCAGACATCAACTTCTCAAGAACATTGATGCGAGTGCGCAGAGCAGCAAGAACCTTGCGGTATTCCTTATGGGTCATACCGAGATAGCTGCGAGTGATATTACCCAGACGAGTAGATTCCTTAGAAGAAGCATTCTCGCTCTTGAGCCACTTTGCCAGCAAAGAAGGAGTCTTACACTCAACATCCAGTGCAAGCTGGTGCTTCATGATGGACAAAGCATCTTCCTGAAGAGGAGTGTCGATAAAAGCATACAGATCATCCCAGCGACCGAACTCAGGGATATGCTTCATATTGCGGCGAATCGCCTCTCGGCTATCAGCCTGCTTTGCAGCATCAGTCAGAATGGTGCGGAAGAAACGACGCTCGCCCTGGCCACCACGCACATCTCGGATATAGAAAAGACACTTCAGCGCATAAACAGGATTTTCCTGAAATGCCTTACGCCACATAAGGATAATATCCGACTCATCGCGCTGACGCATAGCCGCACCCATAGCAAACATATCCATCAGATTGCTGGTAGTAGTCTTATGAGTAAGAGCGCCATTTTCAGTGAAAGTCAGATTAGTATCATTCTTCAAAGCATTAAGCATAGTCATTACGCATTTCTCCTTTTTCTCTTATAGTATGCCCCTTGGGACAAGGGGCTTTCTTTACCTTACTTATATATTATAACAAAAATTTTTGAATTTTTCAAATATTAGTCATTTCTTCCCCAGCCTTTTAGAAGATCTTGCTTATATTTAATATAATGTTTATTGCCGCAATTTGGACAAACAATATGTTGATCTTCGAGTGTGCCGCGGATGTCTTTGAATCTATATGCTAATGTCGCTAAACACCAGCTACATTCAGTTAGCGCTTTTGGTGGTTTGCGGATTATCGTTACCACTCAATTCACTCCTTACCCTCATAAGAATTTCACCGAGCATATTACGGCCCTCAATATTTTTACAACGATCACATTTACAATTGCCCCAAATATTATCGTGCCACCAGTTTCCCTCTTCAAGTTCTGCATCACCAGTAGCAAGCAACTTTTTTAGCAATTGCGGATTTTGTTGATATTTATCTACTTGAACCGCATACATTACTTCATATTTTACTTGTTCCCAATCGCCACGCATATTAACTGCTCTACCTCTTGACTTAGCAAGACCTGGCGTATGCGCCTGAGCGATATACTGCATATCATTGAAATTGGTTGCTTTTAACATTTGAAAAGCGTGTTCTGCGGTAGGAACACTAATTCCATATCGAGTAATAGGAGAATAAGTGAAATTGCTGAGAAATTCATACTCTCCTGTAAAAGAATCAATCTTTTCCATTTTATCCTCCAATTAGGTCAATACAAGTGAAGTAGGCATCTTAACAGTGTCGGTAGAGAGACAATGCTTTACAAGAAGCGCAATTCGCGCAGCAAGTCCCTCAGGAGAATTATCAACATCACCGCAGTCCATATTATAAAAATTAGTGCAACCGCAATAGGTCATAAGACTTACTGCTTCTCTTGTATACTGGAATACAATAATAGGTTTACAGCGAGCATATGCATAACCCTGCTCCCAGTTAGTGCCTGCAGTAGATACTCGACCAGGAGTAATCATTACCATTAGATCGGCCTCATTAAGAGCTTTAAGATCTGCATTAAAAACCATCTGAGCCCATACTTCCTGAGGATAATCCCAAGCATTTTCAATTTTCAGCTCAAAAGGACAATAAACTTCATGGCCCAGTTTACGAAGATGCTTAGCAATACACTGCATAATAGTACGCTTATCAGAACCGCAAGAACCAGCAAGATAGATCTTCATCTATATTACCTCTTTCATTTCTTATTATATATATATTATAACAAAAATATAAAAAAAAAATCAAGGTGAGATTTTTTAATCTCACCTTATAATTAATAATAATATCTAATATTGCAAAAAGAAGTAGAAGAACTGCTATTACCTGTGGCGTCAGTATATCCACCAACATAAGAAATAGTTTTTTCTCCGATAATATCTGAAACATCAATTGTATATTCGGCCCATGAACTACTTGTAATTGATCTATAATTTAACATCATATCAGCATAAATTACAGGAGAAGATGCTGTTAAACCGTCTGATACATAAAAACCTATATTGCCATGATCAGCATTTTTTCTTGCACAAAATTTAATTTGCTAAACATATGTTAAGTCTCTAATATCATCCCATCTTAAATAAGAAGATTTTGCACCAGAACTTGATGTTGATGAACCAACAATTGTAAAACCTGCACTTCCATCTACCTAATTTGTTAAATAAGTTGGAGAAACATTTTTAAAACCAATTGCTAAATCTGCTCTTGTTACTAAATAATTATAATTTAATTTATATTCATTAATACCAATATATTTAGCATCTAAAGAATAATTAGTATTAACTCCATTAAAACTATAAATTATATTATAAGTCCCAATTGCTGGTAAATTAAATATCCAATTGCCGGAATTATTTATTCCTTCATATAGAATATTGTCTTTAGAAACAGTGATAGTAGCATCTAAATTAGAAGTTATTATTTTTAATGTTGGATGTAATGTATCAAGATATGATTTATCTGAAGAAGAAAATAATCCATTTATATCTGATGTTGCATTTGGAATTACAATATGTCCTATCATATTATTAACAGATAAAACAGGCGGTGGCGGGGTTGGAGTCAAAAATCCTATCATTTTAATATCACCTCTCTACTTTATCTCAAAAAAAAAAAATAGACTGGCCTTTCCAGGCCAGTTTTTATTTTAACTCAATTTTTTCCAATCGCTCGCAATACTACGACGAACATATTTACTATATGCATTTCCTGCGTGATCAAATAAAAGAGCCCAGCCATAAAAATGTTGACTATTTTGTTCGGCAATTTTATATGTATCAACAAAGAAAATACCACGGCAAGAAGAATCAACTTCTCTTGCACCTACCGGGATATCTTGACAACTGCGTTCCATATACATAGTATAAAGACCAGGACCAAGTTCATCCATTTTATCAACAAGCATCATATCATTTGTTGGACCAAGAGCAATTTTATGTTCACCATTTTCGCGCATAATCTTAGCAAAAGGCATTGCGGCAAGCGCTTCCATAGTTACATAATTATCTGTTTCCTCAGCATCAGGGCAGATCCATTCACCTTTACTATTGGCCATATACTCTTTACCATTTTCAATTACAAAACAGGTATCACCCATTGATTGAAATGGAACATTTTCTAAATCTGCAATAGTGTCTGCAATATAATGTTTATCCGTGCTTGGGGCGTATCTTTGAAAAGCCATAATTATTCCTCCAATTAATCTAATTTATCTGCTAATCTTGCAGTAGCAGAGCGTTCTGTTGTTGGGAGATTTACATATTGAAAAAGAGGATCTCCAGCAAGTCTATCAACCATTCTGCGCAATCCAGAATTGTCTTCAAATACTTTTTTATCAACTTGAGAATAATCTCCTTCTATCCAAAGGTTAGAACCTTCACCAACACGACCAATCAAAAGTTGGACATGCTGTTTAGTTAGATTCTCTGCTTCAGATGAAATAATAATTGAATTTTTAATATCTCTGCCGCGAATAAAACCTAAATGTTGAATTTCAATTTGATTGCGGAAAATCATATCATTTACTTGTTCCATACCACCAAGATGGTCGGCGAGTGGTCCAACATATGGTGCAAGTTTTTCTTCTGCAGTTCCAGGTAGAGCACCTAAAGATACAGTATCTTTAACTTCAATATTATTACGAACCCATACAAGTTTTTCAAACTTTCCATCTAAAATCTAACTCATTGCATGTGCTACCATTAAGAAAGTTTTACCACTACCAAAACAACCAGTTAATACTTTTACTGTTGACTATTCATTTTGAAGCATATCAAATGCAAGTCGTTGTTCAATATTTCTCGGTGTGACCTTACCAAGTAAATCATTCTTAATAGGTTTATAGGTAATATGTCTATATTTTTCACCAGTCCAGCAATAAGCATCGGCTGGATGTCCATCAGTATCCAGCACGACAAGATATTCACCAATATTAGAAAAATATATATTCCAATCTGGATGACTATAAAAATCACTTAAATTAGGATCGTCGGCAGAAATAATCTTATAACCAGTATATCGTTCCATAATCATTCTCCTCAAGGTAATAAATCTGCGATAGTATCAACAATGGCATCATATACACCGTGCTCGAGACCCTCTTGCGCTGTAATATACCAATCGCTAACAATATTTTCGGCGACTTCTTCTTCCGTATATGAAGTTCGTTCACATACAAAGTGTGTTAATCTTTCAATTTCAGCTTGATATGCCAATACTGAAGGAAGAATTTCCGCATATGTACCAGAAAATGCGCCGCTGCCTTGATGGAATAACAATTTAGAACGTGGTAAAGTGAATCGTTTATGGCAAGAGAGTAAAATATACGCCGCGGAACTATAAGCATTACCCATATTATAACCATATACAGGAGTCTTGCTTAAAGTGATTACATCAATTAAACTATTATTAACACTTAAATCTCCACCAGGGGAAAAGATAAATAGTTTAATTGGTTTGCGCTCTTCTGGCGGCAAGTGCTTATCCTCTTGATTCCATTGAAGAATATATTTTGTGATATATAAAGTATCTTCTCCAACTTCATCATCTAGCCAAATAATACGGTTCTCTAAATCAGAATAATACTAAACTAAAGCGGGGTCGGGAGTTGTAAATTTTCTACTGATTTAGGAAGAGATACCAAAGTTACGTCCATTGGGTTTTCCTCCTTAACATAAGAAAGGTAAATATCCTTCCTTGATTTTTTTTATATATTCAATAACTGAATATTTTAAGATACCAGTTTGAATATCTAATTTACAATATTCTTCGATAGGGCAGTCCAATAAATGTGAAAAAAGATTCCAAAATATTGGTAAAGCTCGCCACATATCATATAATTTACGAAGATCAGTTTCTTGATTTATGTAAATATAATATTTCATAAACCATTCTCGGACTAAATGTATAATTTGTTCATCGGTGAAACTTGGATCTTCTTTCATTTTCTAATAAGTATATTCAAAATTTTTGAATTGTTGCCGCATATTATCATATTGAAAAGCATCATTATTTTTGTGATTATAACCATTTGGATTATAATTGTAAACACATATAATATTATCAATATTTTGAATCTATGGGTAATAAGCATTACACCAAAAATTAAACACTAAATCTTCACTTGCTGAAATGGAACTAAAATGTATATTATGTTTATTTAAAAAATCAAGCTTATATAATGTAGCGTGCGTCCAAACATCTACATTATTTGTAATTTCAATATCTTCTGGAGTTTTATAACGTAACATCAAGCCTTTTATGATATCAGCTTCACTATATATTGCATGTTCGTATAATACCTATAAACTATTATACCCAAATAGAACATCGTCGGCATCAAGATAATAAATATAATCCATATTATCTTGAATAGCTGCTTGTAATCCAATGTTGCGATTAATAGCATGGCCCTAATTCGTATTATTAATAATAACTTGAATATTAATATGTGTTTTAAAGATATTAAATATATCTGAATAATCTTGATTATCGTCGATAATACAATAAAGTCGACATTGATTAACAATAGACTATATAGCAATAGATGAAAAACATTGAATCAAATAATCTCGATTATTATAAATTGTTGTTATAATTGCAATATTTTTCATTATATACCTCAAATAAAAAAATGGGGAGAATAAAATATTTTATTCTCCCTTGTAATTATTGTAATTCTTCATAAGCTTCTAATAAAAGTAAAGATCTGGCCTAATCACGGTATTCTGGTTTAATTAAATAATATACTAATGATTCAATATAATTAATATTATTGTAATCTCGTCCTGCAATTTTAAAATGAGTGATTCCAAATTGTTGATTTAATTCCAATACTTGCTCATGAGTTAAACAAGATTTTAATTTATTTAAGCAGTCATAAAAAGTAAGAAAATCACGAGTTTCTGGTTTATAACATTGCAAAGTAATATTTCTATGTTGCTCTTGATTTAAAATATATTGACTCTCAATTTTATAATGCAATTTACGATATGGGCATTCATCCGAGCATGCTTCAGACAACATTATCTCTAGATTTTCTGGATATAATAACTATCCTAATAAATGTGGTTTCATATTAAATCCATAGTCTAAAACAAGCATATCATTTTTACTTTTCTAATTAATTTCATTAATATCATGTAAACATAAAGAAGTACTCCAAATAAAATTATATTTAGGAAAACGCTCATGTAAAAATTCTTTTAATTTTGGATCAGTGATAATAATAGAATTTCCATCATGCTCACAAGCCGCAGTCCATTGTAAATTTTTGAAATCATAATATGCTTCTTGCGGCAATTCACAATTTGTATAAGTATGTCGTAGATTTACTCCTAAATCATAATAATTATCACGTAAATCATATATGTCTGTAGTTTGTGCATCACAGTATTTATTTGGTTTAATAATTCTGCAACCACCCCAAATACTACCCGGTAAGCAACCATATACAGAATCAACAATAGTGTTTTCATACATCCATTCTGGATGTGTTTTCTACAATGTCAAAAATGCCATATTTACATGATAATGACTATAATAACCCGCGATTGAAAATTTTAACATTTTTTTTTACTCACTTATTGTATAAATTAAATTAATAATAGTATTATGTTTATTTTTATCATAGGTATATAAAATTTTACTAATATATCCATGATATTCTTGCTACATCAATTGATTTTGAGAAACAATATTTAATGTATTTGTACCTAAAATTTTATTTAATACTTGTTGGTCTATATCATTATGTACTAATTCAATATATGTCTCTTGTGGTTCAAAAAATATAGACATCTTTTCCGCACAAAAGTTAATATTATTAATTGAACAATTATACATTTAAATATTTACTCCAAAATTATAATTAATATGGAATTTATTTACTTCCGGTTTATAATTAATATTAACATGAACAATACGCGCTGGAGCTGCGGTTTGATACACTGTGCGAGGTGCTTCAGAACCATCTTCTCCAGAATATTGTACAATTAGATTAGTAAAAGATTCTTGTGCCAAATTACGTAAGGCAGTAAATTCAGGCATTTCACCTATATATTCACAATTAATCCATATTGGATTTACTTCATCGCCTGGTTGAAACATAATATTAAAATTAACAAGATTTAAATGAATACCAGCAGGATTTGATTCTGTTGGTAAAATTAATGTATAAGACATAAGTTTATTCCTCCTCAATATTACACAAATACTTACACTTTAAACGAAAAAATCTTCGTATTTCATAATAATCATTTTCAAAAATCAATGTTTTATTAATTTTTAATTTTTTACTTAAATGATTATTATCATAGAATATTTGAATTGTTTCAACATTACTATAATCATAGTTATTATCAATTTCATTATTTGAATAAATTTCAAACATAATTGTTATAGTTGATAATTTTCCTTGTTCATCATAAGAATGTGCTTCTTCAAAAAAATTAATATTATGATTAGTAGTAATATTATTCTATAATAATTGTGCAATTAACATGATGACTCATCCTTTAATAAGGAAGTTAAAAATCGATGTGATAACTTATATGGAGTAGCACTATTATTAATAACTCCCTGCTGCTGAATAATTAAACTTTCACATTGCAAAAGTAAAGTAGATAAACTATTTTTCATTAAAACTAATTTAGATAAATTGGATATAAGTTCTAAATATTGTTCATCATTAAACATTAAGCTATAGTTTTGTACTAATACAATAATAGCTTCATAAATAGAAAAGGCTTCCTGATCTACTTCTTCTAATATTAATGCCGGCAATAATAGCAATCCATGTCCAAGGATTTTCTAATCTTCTTCATTTAAAGTAAATTCAAAAGTCTCATCATCAAGTTTTTGTTCTACCATTCTACAAATTTCTTTAAGTACTGGCATAAAACCTTGACAAAAAATTCTCATATTATTCGCAAGAATATAAGGATGAGTATCTAAATAAACAATCCATTCTTTTACACTTTCAAATTCCATATAATTATATATTCTCCTTTTTAATAATTTCTACACAATTCGCGACTGCTGATTGTGGAATTACGTCTAAAAAATTATCTAAAGCATTAAATTCTTTTAATTTTTTTAAGATTGTAATTATTTTTATAAATTCTAAATTACAAACAGAAGGAATTGGGGTAAAAAGTTCTTTAGTAACTTCATATTGACTTCCTAAACATCCATGAATACACATTGTATTTAATAAACAAGAATTACAAATATGCTATTTAGATGGTTTCATTCCTAAAATTGTAATTCCTATTTCTGTATTATCTGCAATAATTTCTGTAATTTCATCATTTTGATCATCTATAATAAAATGTCCAAATTTTAATTCAGGATATAATAAACGATGACAGGGGTAAATTGTTAAATCAGAAATTTTTATCATTAAATTTTCTGCTAGTGTACAAGAAAAAGCATCGGAATCATAACGTTTAAAATTAGCTGATAATATATTAAATCCACCGCTATGTATATCAGATGAAGTTAATTTCCCAATCAAAGTATCTGGATCATGATTGGCTAACTCAAATAATTGATCCATTAAAAATGAAATAAAATCTTGAAATAATAATAATTTTTCTGTTGTCCAATTATAATTTCTAACTTCTAATAAATATAAATCGTCTAAAGAAAATCCATATTTAAGAAGCATTTCTTTAAACCATAAGAAATTATTTTTCCAAACATGAATGTTTTCAGGAGAAATCATAGGATGTGGTAAACTATTACTATCTACCATAAACTAAAATAATTTTTCATAAAAATCTTGATTTAATACATAAGTATCACTTAATGGAATGTCTAAATCTGTTTTATATTTTCTAGTAATAGCATCTGCGTAATATCCATCTGTACTAATACTAAAATATACATCAATATTTATTTTTTTAAATTCTTGCTATATTGCTATAATTTTATTATATAATAATTGATTTTGAATAAAAGTCCCATTTGTAGGAATGGTAATATAAGCTGGTCTATCTTGCGGCTCTTCTTGATAAAAAGTTAATATGGTCTCTAATAATTTAAAACCACTCTCTTGGGCAAATAATTCTCCAGAAAAAATTTCTAAAGAAGGATGAGCCTTCTATTTTCGCAGCCATGTTAATAATAAAATTGTATTTTTAATAGCTTTGTCACCATCAAAAGGAAAATGCTATGTATAAATATTTTCATTATTATTTTTAATATAACAATATTCACATTTTAAATTACATTTTGGAGAAAATATAATTTCTAAAGAACTTTTTGGTTTATTACTCTACCAATCTTTAATAAAATATTCATTAATTACTGTTGAAATTAAATTATCATTTAATTCTTGATAATTACTATAATTAACACAATGTGTCTTCATAATAAGCAATTAACTCCTCTAACGCTCCATTTGCTAATAATCTAATGGTTCCTAATGGAATTACACTCGCATTATTAGTCTAAGTTCCATGTTCACCAGCATAACAAGAAATGCCGCCTGTAAATACAAACAATAAACGTTTTAATATTGGATCTATATATTTTTTATCGATCTCACCTGCAGCAACCATTGCTAATAATAGTGAATCTAATGAACTTTCACTTAACCTGTGATTCATTTGATAAGCAGCATTTGTATATTCAATACGGTCTAACTCTTTATCAGTAAAAGCAACCTAAGTATTAATCGCGAATTTTTTATCTTTTTCGCCACCCATCATATAACTATCATACATGCGATGACAAGTCATGATATTACCCTTGTGATCAATAACTGCAGAGCCAATTCCTGCTCCGCATCTTAATTCTGAACCAGTATAATCTAATACGCCAACAGAATCTTTCCACGAAAAAATAAAACGCTGTATAATAGGATGACTATATTCAGGTAATTGAGTAATATCAATTTCTCTTAATTTTCTAATAAGTTTACCATAGTTAATACCATCCTATTTAGTATAATTATATGGTGTTACTAATGTTGGCTCTTGAGTTAAATGTAAATTAATATAATTATTATTATTAATTAACTTACGACATTTTTGTTGTAATATATCAAAAAACTATAGCCATTTAAATAAATTATCATTCTCTAATAATTTTGGCCATCTATCGGCAGGCACAGTAGGTTTAGTGTGTAAACTCAAATAAAACTAATCACCAGATAATGTTTTATTATTTTCGCAAGTATCCAAAATAGTCTAATAAATAATATCAGTAATGCCCTTATAACCTCTTGAGACATCAGTAATTTCAGCAGGGCCATCCAATGAAAACTAGATTGTTAAATGAATAGGACGATCATGTAATTCACTATATTTTTTAAAATATTCTATATATGGTTTAATTCCTTTTTCATAACCCAATAAACCATTAGTAGAAAACATAAATGTTTCTAAAAAAGGAAAAAATTCTAATAATGGTTCACAAAAAGTCGCAATTAAATCAGCATTTAAAGTTGGTTCACCAGACCATAATGACAAACCTTTTATATTATATTTAGCTTCATTAAATTTTGTAATAATATTATTTTGAAAAGAACCATCAACAATACTGTTTCTAATTTCTTCATTGTATAAATGCATATTTGAAGGATTTTTATGAATAAAACAATATTCACAAGCTAAATTGCAACTACCCACAAACACACATTCTAAATGATCAATCGTTTTTACTAAACTACGCATATAATAATTATTTTTTCACAATTATATACTATATAAACGTGAAATTAATTCTCCTCCACACTTTCTAAAACCGCTATAACGAACGGAACCATTATTTCCTCCACAATGACTGCCATCGCCGCTACCTCGACTATTATGGCTTCGTACTGAACCATTGTGGCTTGTATAATTAGAGCTCCAATTAGAACCACAATGTGTATCTATCATATTTTGAGCATTAGTCTAAGCTGTAGTAAGCCATCTACCAACATCGCTCGCTTTGACTAAAGAACCTTGTGAACCTGAAGTTAAATTCGTCCAAGCCATTGTACCATTTCTCCTCCACACTTATTATTAGTATAAACAGATCGATTGCTGCAATTGCTATTACCGCTACCTACTCCATTATGACTACAATTACTGTGAGTGCCCGGTTTAGAAGTAGCATAAGATGAATTAGCAGCACTACCTATATTATTTAATTCTGTCAATAAAGCGGATTTTAATAATGTACCTGCCGCTATAGAATTAGTCCAAGTATAAGTACTACCCGTTGTAATACGATAAGCAGATGCTATAGTATTTTTAATACTATTAACGTCAGCAGCTTGTACTTTCTAACCCTGTGTTAAAGCCATATAAAATATCCCACCTTTATTTAAATTTTATATATAAAATATAAAATACCAGTCTATATTATATATAAAATTTAAACTAATATTTTAATATAATTTGCCCTTATTTAACTCTTTAATTAAATTATATCATATTTTTTTTCTAAAGTCAAATGAATTTTTCTAAACCCATTTTTGAATTGACCGTGCCCGCGCCGAGCAACCAAATATTTCCTTTATACCAATATCATAGCATAATTTTTCTAGAAAGTCAAAAAAGGTGGGTTCATCACATTCATGATGAACCCACCTTAAAGGCCAAGAGCTTCGTAAGTTTTCTGGGCACTGAACTGGTGCGAAGTGACGGGCTCGAACCGCCGACCCTCTGCTTGTAAGGCAGATGCTCTCCCAGCTGAGCTAACCCCGCAAGTTGGGCTTCATTGAAGCCCGTCGAAAGGAAAGGAAGAAAGAAGTAAAGTGCTTTGCATCAATAATTATTTCAAAAGAATGTTGTGATTTCAAGAGATACAATTCAAAATCTTTAATTATCTGTAGCAAAGCGTCATCACGATCTAATATTGTTAGATCTCCAAACTATTACTTAATAATAGTATCATTGCTGTTAATCTCTTCAGTCAGATATTAGACAATCTCTTTAACTCTTACGAGGGGCCAAAGCATTTCTATTACTGACCGCACATTTTTTTTCTTGTATTAATTCTTGCATTTTATAATTACATTACAAATTGCAGTTTAGGCCCAATGTGGCGGAAGCGGCAGGATTCGAACCTGCGGAGCTGTTACACTCTCTTGTTTTCTAGACAAGTGCCATAATCCACTCGGCCACGCTTCCATAAACAAACAAGGCACGCATCGACCGGAAAGGAGACTCGAACTCCTGAGTTCCACCTTGAGGGTAGCGTTCTAACCATCTGAACTATTCTGGTAGTTTTGCTGTTTATGCCTTTTGAACTGGTCCGCCATCTAGGACTTGAACCCAGGACAAGCTGTATATAAGACAGCCGCTCTAACCAGCTGAACTAATGGCGGATAAAATGGAGCCGGTGACAGGACTTGAACCTGCAACCTAGTGATTACAAATCACTTGCGCTGCCAATTGCGCCACACCGGCACAAAGATAACCGAAACGCACCATTCTTCAAACTACACCGCTTACTGTATGACCACGAGCCAAGCGCCTTTCTCCCCTTGAGGTCTGGGGCCCACACCCGCCTCGTTATCCAAACAATACGCCTCGTATTATCTTGCCTAATTTTTAAATAACTCCATATGTTTTGCGGCTTACATATTTTGTTATCAAAAATTAGAAAATTCTATCACAATAAATAAATATCACAATATCATCCAGTTATCAATCCGCTCTTGGATGCTGGCTGGGGTGGTAGGGCTCGAACCTACATATGCACGGGTCAAAGCCGTGTGCCTTCACCATTTGGCGACACCCCATTAGATGGTTGAATTACTCAACCACGCGGAAACGATCAAACTCAAGAGGAAAATGTCCGTCATGAATAAGATTGATTAGATACATACCACCAGAAAAATCAGCTCGCGCATACAGCATACCAAGCATAGAACCCGGATTCACTGCGTATTCGCCACGAAAATCTTCAAGTCGATAAGTATCTTCTGCTCGCGCGATTAGACTAATGAAATCAACAAGATCTCGTTCAGTTTCAATCGCAATTCGCATTCGAGTATTAGGCATAACTCTAACTCCTTTTGATTAAATAAATGGGGTGTGCGATGGGACTTGAACCCACAAACCACAAGAGCCACAATCTTGCGCTCTACCATTGAGCTACGCACAACATATAAAGCTTCGGGAGCGAACTATTCCACATATTTTTGGACAATATGCTTTATCAAATTATTGCCCGAAGCATGACACCAAAATACATATTGGGAGTTTTTTGACAAAGAGGCACCCAGCTCTGTGGCGACTCCGATGGGGTTCGAACCCACGACCTCTAGCGTGACAGGCTAGCGCTCTAACCAGCTGAGCTACGGAGCCATATTAAGCCCTACAGTATAGGCTGGGCTGCCTCTTCTCGTACTGCTCAAAGGATTTTTTATCCATCATACTCTTTGCTCTACCAAATCAAAAAGTACTAAAGGAGACGATACTAATCAAGAAAGCAGTTACATCCGGCGTCGCTTCCTTATCTCACACTCAGTCATCCTCGCTCGTCTCAACGAGGCTCTATGTCATCTCTCTTGATTAGATGTTAGTTTTTATTGGCTTGCGGTAATTACTAACAACCCACATAGCACTCCACATTTAACTCTTTTCGCCAATCGAGGAAAATGCTTCATCATGCGGACTTATCTCAAGTATAAGTCTCATTGCGACCACTCGCGTCCCACCAGTCTGTTGACCTTTTTGGTTATTACAAGTCTCACCTGCCAAAGCCTTGTCCGTCGCATATTTTATTGAAAAATCCGGAGTTTATTTACTCTCCCTACGGCAAAGGAGATGGTCGGGCATCTTGGACTCGAACCAAGGACTTCCACCTTATCAGAGTGGCGCTCTAACCAACTGAACTAATGCCCGATATACAAGACAGCTAACTAGTTTTGCTCGACCAATTGAGCTATTCACACCACACGGCATAAAATCGGACTCGAACCGATAACACAAACTTAGAGTTTGAATTTGCTGTAACTGTCTTAAAATGGTGCCGAGAGTGGGACTTGAACCCACACATCTTTTGGATACTTGATTTAACGATTATTTTTACCACCATAACTATCTGTTATAGCATGGCAATTTGGGCAACGATATTCTAAATTACTTAATTCATTATTTGTTCTATCTCCATCCTTATAATGTAATTGTAGAGTAAGAATGTGTCCCATCCAATTTCCATCACATCCACATCCAGCACATTGATAAGGAATTAATTTATCTTTATCAATATATCGTCTTAATGTTATATTGGAGATATCTTTACCTTTTACGAATAAAGTTTCAATAGAATATTTTTCTTCAAAATCTGGTTTATCTCGCCAATGCTATCCAGTAAAATGCGAAATATCAATTTCATATTCAGCAATTTTTTTTCTAAGTGTAGCTTGACTTCCGCCACCTTGTGCTCTTCCAGCTTTTCGCAATACTTCAGCCAGCGAATAACTCTCTGCACATAGTTCTTGCAACCAGTCTTTTGAATATTTTCGTAATGACATAATTATCACACTTCCTTTCATTGTATTATGAAAGTTTTATTAGTCTGCCTAATTACGTCTGCCCATTTTTTTTTGGTGGGAGATATGGGACTTGAACCCATACGAGAATTAACTCAAAGGTTTTTGAGACCTTCGTGTATGCCAATTCCACCAATCTCCCATACTCGTCTTTTCAAGCGCGTCTGCCAATTCCACCATCCCGGCAAACTGTATGGGTTTTAAGAGTCCATACCCTCTTTGTAGCTCACTTTCGTGAGTGCCACCTTGCCTGGTCGGAGAGACAGGATTCGAACCTGCGGCCTCTTGATCCAGTTAATAATGCTCCTTATTTTAATACATTTTCTAATTCATAATCAGCTGCAAAGTTAATTCCTTTTAGCTGACCAGATTTAGGAGGAACAAACCTCAAAGTCTTGGTTATCGAACATTCTTGAACGGGAATGACATAACATTTGCCTTCAAAAAATGTTGCAAGATAATCAATTTGGGTTTCATCATAGCGCTGTTGTTTCACACCTTTGCTGTTAATGTGGGCTGAACGAGCATAAAACATAAAAGCTGTTTTTGTTTCATCAGTCCAACTGGAACTTTTTACTTGAACTCGAATGATTTTTCCATCTTTATCAGCTAAAAAATCATATCGAGCGCAATCTCCATAAGGGATACTTACTTGAAATCCCGCAGCAATAAATGAACGAATACAATCAAGCTCTGTGGTCATTCCCTTGATTAACGTACTATCCACAATGAGTTTACTAGCCAAATCAAGCTGTCTACCAAACTGACATACTCCCCGATGATCAAGACGATTTTATCTGTACTACCATACATCTTTTTATTGCTGGTATCGTCTTTATCAACCTTACATATTTATTATATCATAATTTTTTTAATTTTTCAACTCTTCCATAATCTTAAGCTCGATAGGTTTCTTCTCTGTCTGAGAATTAGAACATATCATAAGAGCTTCCGCGATTGCCAGATAATCTCTGTCAACGAGTTGCATATCCGCAATCATATCTTCAATAATTACTCGATCTTCCATATGCTCAGCATATTTTTTCTTGAACTCAGTAACATAATCATTTGCCTCATCATAAGTCTTATAATAAGAATGATGATCGTAGAGCATTCGATCAGTTCTTTCTTTACAATGAATACAAACAAAAGGTTCAAAAATCTTGAATACAAGATATCGAGTATTTGTATTATATGATGCTTCATAATACCAAGGAAAGTCTTTATACTTATGATTACAGACCAGCTTCTGCGGTTTTGATTCTTCGACTTTTGCCTTTCGCTTAAACCAGCCCATAATTACTCTCCTTTTAATTTAACTTAATGGAGTGTCCTGCCGGATTTGAACCAGCGCATCACGGGGTTGCAACCCGCCGCCTTACCAGACTTGGCTAAGGACACATAAAACAAGACTTCCTGATTCACAGTAGTTTTCTTCATCAAAACTTAAATATCATATGTGTATATTTGCTGAAAGAAACCTTTAAAAATGGTGGATCTGAGGGGAATCGAACCCCTAATTCCTGCTTGCAAGGCAGGTGTGTTACCATTAGCACTACAAACCCGCATTAGTGCCTGCGGATACAGGCAAAGAAAATTACCGAAAACAGTCGCCTAGGACTTTCACCCTATCTCCAGCCTCTTTCATCTGGTGTTCTCATTCGTGCTTTCGCACCTTTTAAACTATCCGCACCTATCACGATTACCCAATCAACATTTCTGTCCTTGTGCCGGGCCAGCTGGCGTGCGTCTATTAAGCGTAGCTATTATTCCAAGCCTATCGGTAATATGGCCTCCCACAAAGGATTCGAACCCTCATTGCTTGATCCGTAGTCAAGTGTCCTGTCCAATTAGACGAATGGGAGAGATGGGTGCCAAGGCTGGATTCGAACCAGCGATCTCCAACTTATGAGGATGGCGAGATGACCTGCTTCTCTACTCGGCAGCGCGTGCGTTCCTTTTGAGCGAACTACACATACTCTCTTTAATAACTCGTACTCTCGCCAAGTTTTAGCGGTTGCTAAATCTTTAACTCATTATAATTATCATCCTATTATAAGTTGCCACTACTCTTTAATTGATTAATTATAATTTATATGAGTGGACTTTTGTATATTAATTAGAGCGGACGATAATTCGCAACACGCATACCCCGGACTTGAGACCCGGCGGTGGTGGGTTATACAAGGGTCGGTATTTCCGTTAGGCTGGCCCCGACCGCAGGCTCTGTATCAAGATTGAGCATAACCATAATGGGTAAGAAGTTGTTCCATATTCTGCCTACCGACCGGATTCATAGTATGCAGATGGAAGCCGAGTAAGGGGTAATTAGATGAAACAATGAACTTACAAATATCATAACCGGTCTTTTCTTCACCCAGATCATGGTCTAAGTCGATGTATACTTCGCATACATCTCGGCATTGCTCGAGAAACTCAATGGTTGCCTGATAGGACCTTGTAGTGTGAGTGCCAGCGCCCTCACAGAAAGGAATGTTCTCAAAGGGATTCTTTCGTTCATCGTCTACCCAGAGGAAAACTTTTGTCATTTGCTTGAACCCCTTTCCTTTACCTTACATATATATTATATAATAATTTTTATAATTTTTCAAATCAGCGATTTGAATTGGTGGGTTCGGTTGGTGTCGAGCCAACACTCTGCGGTTTTTCAGACCGCCGCATAAGACCGCTTGTGCTACGAACCCATAAATTGGAGCAAGTAGCGGGAATCGAACCCGCGACCTCAGCATGGCAAGCTGATGTTTTACCTCTAAACTATACCTGCATCACTTATCTTCATCATCATACCTACTACCATCTTCGCAATATTTACACTCCACAGTAGAAGGATCGACATCGCCATATAATTCAATATACCAATCACGATAATGTTTCCAAATATAACCGGGGTCACTGATACAATCAGCATATCCAAATTTACAGCACATTGGATAATCAATGAAGTAGTCTTTAATATAAACATTTTTAGGATTATGCTTACAGACACCACATACTTCATCACTTTTGTTTGGATTAAAACAATTTTCACAATAGTTATATTTCATATCATAAATCCGGCTATCACGGGGCGCCCTATGGTGGACACGCTTGAATTTCACATACCAATTAAACTTTAAAATGGAGCACCATATGGGACTCGAACCCACTACATCTGCTTGGAAGGCAGAGATGTTACCATTACACCAATGGTGCATCCGGGAATTAACCCCACTGTTCTGCCATTGCTTTCGCAATTCCAGGAAAAGTTTTACTGCGAGCTTTCGCAGTTCGTGGATCACTCCATCTGATCGTCTTACCATTTTCATCATAAGCCGTATCAATAGAAGCATTTACTGAACGACCATTTCCTGCAAGAGGGCCGCAATCAACAATTTCAGTTAGAACAAGAGGTTGAACTCCCTTCTCCCAAAGACAAGTTTTCTTGCGTGCTCTTTCGCCAAACTCATATGGTTGAATCATTTGCGCTGGCTTTTGCGGCAGACCATATCGTTCTGCCAAATCAGGAAAATGTTCTTTCAGATAAGAACCGCTGATAATACATACGGGATTTTCTACAACAACTTTATCGCAATCTGCCTCAAGAAATTGACAGAAAAATTCTATCGCTTCTCTTTGGCGTCCATCCGCACGCTTTGCTGCGAAATGTCTTGCGCCACTCACAGCTAAATGAGTGCAAGGTGGATGCGCAATAATCATATCCCAACGATCTTCGATCTTATGCTCTTGACCGTCCATTGTAATAAAAGTGGTTTTACCATTTAATAGGGGTAGGACATCACCAAGAATGTGCCATTCTGGATGACCGCCACTACATTCCTAAATATCACAGGAGAAAGCTCGATGTCCTTTTGCGCGAAACGCCTTACAGACTTCTTGACTTTCTTCACAAGCAATTAAAACATTCATAAACAAGACTCCTTACGATAAAACTAATATGCAGCAGTTATTTGTAAAAAAGATTGCTGAAAGAGTCTTTATCCCTGTGGCAGCCCCTCTGGGACTCGAACCCAGACTACCTCCTTCAGAGGGATATCACGGTTTTAGAGACCGGTGTTCTGCCATTGAACTAAGGGGCATCGCAACCTTATATAAATATTATATCAAAAAATTTTGAAAAAGTCAATTGGGGTGATAATAAATTCCATGAAGAATAAAACCATCGTGATCAGCATAAAGACCTTCAATAATATCATATTTATCTACAAGCCGATAGCCGAAAGAATCTTGTAAATTCCTGGGATCAGATTCTTTAAAAGACTCAATCATCTTATTGGCTTCTTCTATACTATTCGCAGCAATAAGAGAATAGCCAGAATAATATATTTTAGAAGGAATCTGATATACTTTATACAATGGAATCATCTCCTTAAATGGTCCGCCCGAAGGGATTTGAACCCCTGACACTCTGCTTAGAAGGCAGATGCTCTATCCAACTGAGCTACGGGCGGTCGGCGGGTATTAACCCGCTTTTAGTCAAGCTCCCAAGCTAAGTCATAATAGCGTTTATGACGACATCCTCTACGAGTAGGAATATCATCATGATCTTCCATCATTTCTCTCTTGAGTGCTCTGCGAACCTTACGGTTAGCTTGCTTCTTGACAAATTTATAATAATTGCCGTCAGAATTAGAGTGTTCGCGCCAATAGTCAAGAGGATGCCAATTCTTCCATCTCTCTTCATCCTTGAAGCGAATTACCATTTCATTCCAGGTACCATAACCATACCAGAAATATTTTTTTGCATAACGCTCTTTCATCTTGCGCTTATGAAGGCGCTTACGACGATACTGATTCAATCTGCGTCCATTTTCATACATAGGCAAGCCTCCTCAATTAAAGGTTTGGCAGGGGATGAAAGACTTGAACTCTCACCAACGCTTTTGGAGAGCGGCATGCTGCCATTACACCAATCCCCTATACTATATATAGAAATTAGATGGGAAAGATAATCAGAAATTGCCCTCAAGGAATAAAATGTTTTGCTGACACCAGCAACCATTCTCGAGTATCTTTGGAATAAATCAAAAATTGCGGATAACCATTGGAATCATATCGCACATCATATACGATAACATCTTCCCAAGATTCTCTCCACTTTACTTTAAACATATTTACTCCTTATCAAGAAACTTCAACATGATCCAACCTTCGGTAGTCTTAGCCCACCATTCACCTTCATTGTCCGCCGCGAGCTTAATTACAGTCATTACATGACCTTCACCAACGCGCTTGATCTGCCTACCATTAGGCGCTTCGCGCACATTTACACGACGACTGTTGACAATATACTTTTCATTATCAACGAGTTCAGGCTCATATGGACTAAGCCAAAGGGCATATACCCAACCACCAACTTCTTCAGTCCGAATAGTTGAAGAATAAGCCCAATCACCTTCAAAATAATCAACTTCAATTGACTGTCCGAAAGACATATAACCAAGTCGATCATGCTTTGTAGAAGCAGTTTCTCTGATATTAACTTCATCAGCATAGCAATAATATGTATCAGCCTTCGCAGAAGAGAACAACATCATACAGGCTGCCAAAACCGCAATTACTTTCTTCATATTATTGCTCCTTTTGAATAATAATGGTACCGGCGACAGGATTTGAACCCGCAAAATCTTGATCCTAAGTCAAGCGCCTATGCCAATTCGGCTACGCCGGCACGATGCGGTCTGTGGCCTCAGATTCCGCTCGCTCAACACTTTCTTTGGTCCCTGACCTCGGGCGCCCGGTCATCTACGGTAGGCGGTAGTTGTATCACCGGATGGAGAATTTTTAGTAAATCAGATTACCATCATCAACTTAGGTGGTGCGGACGATGGGACTTGAACCCATACGGTATTACTACCACTAGCACCTCAAGCTAGCACCTATGCCAATTCGGTTACGACCGCATATGGTGGGTGAGGTTGGATTCGAACCAACTCAGCCAGTGGCGACGGATTTACAGTCCGTTCCGACTCTCCAACTTCGGCGCTCACCCATAAAAATCGCCACATAAGTGGCGGGCCATTGCTAACAAACAGTGCGAATGTCGCCACAAACACTGTCAAATGAGGCTTCGGGTCACTCATTTGAAAATGGAGCTTTCAGCCGGATTTGAACCGGCGACCTCATCCTTACCAAGGATGCGCTCTACCTACTGAGCTATGAAAGCATATGATGCGTGAGTTAGTCTTATCCTCACGACTAGAATTTCGTAGCAACTTAGGCTACCCGTCCTTCGGCGGTAATTGGTGCGCCATCGGGGACTCGAACCCCGGACACCGTGATTTTTTAGTCATTCGGTGAAAATATCTTCCAACTTATAGTCATTTGCGAACATAATATTTTTTACCTGTCCATTTCGGGTAGGCTTAATTCGCAAACGCTGATTACGAGAACCACACTTTTCAACAGGAATAACATAACATTGCCCTGCATAATAAGTTGCGAAATAATCAATTTCTTCTTTTGAATAAGAATGATTTATTGTTCGCTGTGTATTCGTGTGGCTACTACTCGTAGCAAATTCAATGTATTCATCATCTCCACCAAGATGGCAAGTCTTTACTTGAATCTTATAAAGATGCCCCTTAATATCAACAATAAAATCATATCGAGAATCTGCAACTAATGGTTGGCTAACTTGATAGCCCTTTGAAAGAAAACTTTCAGCGACTTGAAGTTCTGTTATCTTACCTTGAAAATGCGTGTTTAACAACACTATCACATCCTTAGGGAAGATATTTTCTCCTTCTGTCTAAAAAGTCACGTGCTCTACCACCTGAGCTAATGGCGCATAAGAAGTGGTACACCGTCTGGGGTTCGAACCCAGGACCCACTGATTAAGAATCAGTTGCTCTACCAACTAAGCCAACGGTGCATAATTGACTTCTCGGTTTCCACCAATTGGTGAGGCTTGCCCGTAGCCGGTTTGGCATCCGTTCAGTCATTCGGATGTTTGAGGAGAGCCAGCGCTCTCGATGCGAGAGGTCCCGCAATAAAGTTAGTGGTGCCCCCGGCCGGACTCGAACCGGCACGCCCATAGGGCAACAGATTTTAAGTCTGTGGCGTCTGCCTATTCCGCCACGAGGGCATATACAAGACTCTGGTTCTTTCCACGGATTCGAACCGTGCTTAAGGAGTTGCACAAAAAACTTCTATTTAACCAATAATTGATTGCTGTTACAGAGTCCTTATCAACCTTACATATATATTATATCAAATTTTTTTTAATTTTTCAAATTACCATACTTCTTTGCTGGAAAAACCAACATACTTTTCAATTTCGTCGTATACTTTCTCCATAAAGATAGTATATTCTTCATTAGCACGATCGGAAGCCTCGGGAGTCGCCAGATCTTCTCCTTCATAGCCATACGGCAGTGGAATGTCGAAAGCTTCCGCGAGATCGAAGACATCAAAATCTCCATTTTCAATCGAAGCATAAACCGCACGCGCGATCATTCGCTTAACCTTTTCGTTCATATTTGTCTCCTTTTGATTTAAATGGCGGGGTAGGTAGGATTTGAACCCACGGAGGGCTATTAACCCTCAATAGTTTTCAAGACTATCGTCATAAGCCACTCGACCACTACCCCATATAATCTGTGGGCCCGTAGGTTACCACAGTAAGAACTGGCGGAGCCGGTGAGGTTCGAACTCACGCACCATTACTGGCCTAGCGGTTTAGCAAACCGCCCCCTTTACCACTTGGGTACAGCTCCACATGTTGGCGCTCTTTTAAGGCGAGCTACCAATACTCCCCCACAGCATCACCGCAGTTGTTACTTTTTGTCGACACTACCGCAACCAGGTAGTAGGCTTTCGCGCCCATCTCCACTTTTTTCTCTTGACGAAAGTTAAAGTGTAACGCACGGATAAGAGATATCTTTAAGCATTGACCCAGCTAAGTGAGGATCTATCAGGCAATATCTTGCGGGCCATACCCCTTTTATTCAGCCGATATGGTAGCCTAGTCACTTTATCGCCGACAAGCGGATATTCCATTTTGCCGCGCCAAATATCAAGCGCCTGCTAAGCTCTCGTGCTTAGACCCAACGCATATTCTATCTTTTTTCACGCCGAATATATAGCGCTAAGCGGGAATTAATTGCCCTCACGCCAGAGGCGACCGTTTATAAGACCCCGGTTCATTGGTCTCTCTTACTGGGTCTACTACAAGCCAAGAAGGATTCGAACCCTCATTTTCCCATTACAGGTGGGACGATCTCACCTATTGAACTACTGGCCATTTTCAACCCTATGGTGCCTCCGGTAGGAATCGAACCTACGACTTACGGGATATGAGTCCGTTGCTCTACCGACTGAGCTACAGAGGCATAAAAACAAGGCGGCTTAGAAAAAACTACTTTTAATCCCACATTAAATGTTTTTAATAAATAGAATTGCTGAGTCCGCCTTTAAGTAAGAGGTGTTGCGTTTTGAAAAAGCTTTTGGTAGCCCTACCGGGAGTCGAACCCGGGACTTCAGCTTGAAGGGCTGACGGCTTGACCGCTTGCCTATAGGGCCATGGGAGCATTTACTTTGCTTTCTTATATACCGCTTTCCACTAAGCCACATATCGCCGTGCTTCGCACGCCGCCGGTGATAGTTTAACACTCCTAAAATCCATGTTAGCGGTTTTCACCTTTAAGGGCGGTGAAGCGCCCTTGGCGCCCTGTGTAGGACTCGAACCTACAACCTAACGGTTAACAGCCGTTTGCTCCACCATTGAGCTAACAGGGCATTTCTTAACCTTACATTATTATTATATCAAAATTTTTGATATTTTTCAAATGGAAGGTTAATGAATCAACATCTTTTTATAGGCTTAGTCTCGCCACCCGAGCAGCTTGTGCTAACATCTACCGTGCTTAGAGCAACCGATGCCACTTCTACTTCAGGGTATACGCCCATTATTTTTTGCTACGCTAAATCCCGGGCCAGGCAAAGTAGACTTTCTTTTAGGTCGCGGCCAACGACCCCGGTCTTACATCAATTATTTAGCCTCGCTGTTGGATGGCGGCAAACCTACGAGGATTGGTGGCGCCAGTAGGACTCGAACCTAACATTCTCTGCTTGAGAGGCAGACCTCCTACCTTTAGAGGATGGCGTCATATAGTGCCGAGACCGTTGCTCGGCGCGGTAGTTAATAAGTAATTTGTGGGGCGCGCTTATTACTACACATCGCGCAGACGGCTCATTCACAACTGCCGACCCATCGGGGCTTTTAGGAAATTTTCATTTCCTAAGGTCTTTCCTTACCTTCTATATATATTATATCAAATTTTTTTGAATTTTTCAAATTGCCGATTTGTTTACCAGTTACCCCATGCTCCCAAATCGACAGAATTTTGAACGAAGTTATTGAACTCTTCGGTCTGGAGGGCTTCACATTCATCAGGATCTACACCGTGTTCGTAACAATCCTCATACCAAGGACAATTAGTGCAGCGCTCATCGCAACGAACCATAATGCTTCCTCCTTTTGTCAATTAGTCTTCCAGGTCACAAAGGGCTTCGCCTTCCCAGAGCATCATATGCCCATCGGGAATATCATAGAACTCCTCACAAGTAATATCACACACAAAGTCATCGAGAAACAATACATCCATCAGGAATTCCTCCCTTTCTCAACCTTACATATATATTATATCATAAAATTTTGAATTTTTCAATTTGCCGTTCGGTGGTATTAGTTCTTCAAATTACCTCTACATCGGCAAATAGGGAGGGCCCAAAAATTTTACTCTTCGTAAGTGATAGGATCATGAAAAAATTCGCGCAACTTATCTTGCTGTTCCTTGGAAAGACAATACCAATCGGATAGGATGTCATCCAGCAACATACAGACATCATCCATACATACTTCGACATCTGCTTCAGGGCTACCAAGTCTATCAATAGATAGATGTAATTCCGAAGAAGGACTATGATATAATGGCGAGAAACGAATATACTTTTTCATATTAAATTACCTCGCCAAAATCCCTAACTTCACCAGTCAGTTTATCAAAGTGAAGATCACTACGACATTCCTCAGAAAGAGAAATCCACTCAAGAGAAATGATAGGACACTTAACAGTATCGCCGCAAGCCTCAGCAACTTCTTCGAGATAATCTTCGATCTCGATTACGCTGCCGCACTCAAGGCAAATAATCTCTTCGCCATAGGCAATACCGCAGATATAATCTTCATTTTCGATATCATAGAAGGCAACCTGAGCGGGACGCTCGAAATAACGCTGAGTCATATCTAACACCTCTTGATATAATCTTTAAGGTCTTTCTCAACCTTACATATATATTATATCAAATTTTTTTTAATTTTTCAAATAAGAGGTCTTAGAACTTGACAAAGGAATCTTGAAGAGACTTAATACCTTCTTTGTATTCTACCAGACAACAATTGTCAATAAAACTATAAATACTCAAAGAAATAATATTATTCTCTCCATAGTGATCAGTAAGAATAGCTACTGCTTCCTTATAACTTTCCGCTCCACCAAGCAAACCATGAGCTACCTTAGTTTTTGTGGGGTCGAAAGCAAAATCAATATAAACCTTCACCTTATATTTAAACATACATTAGTCTCCTTTTGCTTAAATAAGTTGGTGGGCCCTCTGGGACTCGAACCCAGGATCAACCGGTTATGAGCCGGGTGCTGTAACCAACTCAGCTAAAGGCCCAAATGGTGACGAGGGTAGGATTCGAACCTACACTTTAGGGCTTTTCCAGAGCGTTTCAAATTTGAGTAGCATTGCTGATTAGTTTATTTCTAAACTACCTTAATTTTACTTTTTCCTGCTTCTGCCGTTGAGCGACCTCGTCATAAAAGGAGCATTATAGCTCCATAAAATATTCCCAAGCAGTATTAATAAACCACTTAATAATGGCATTTAAGACACCAATGCCAGTAAAAACCTGAAGAAGAAACACAAGCCAATTAGGGAAAAATATCCCAAAAAAGCCTCCAACAAATGCGATTGGAACTGCCATACAAATGGCAAAAAGGACTAACAAGAAACAAGCCGAAGCAACAAGGTCTAAACGACGAGAAAATTTTCTCAATCGAGTATCTGTTTGTTTAATCTTATCATCTTTGACATCCTCTTCAATCATAATATGCTGAGGAGGAAGCATATGTTTTGGCGTTTTGGTCTTGAAATGCCTACCATTTGAATCAATTGTGTAGTAAATTTCTTTGCGCTTTTTACCCATTACAGTCCAAGCTCCTCCATTAAACGAGCAAGAGTTGCAGCTTCATTCTCTTCCATAGGCTTAACTTTCTGCGGAGCAACAACATAACCATCAACCGGTGACTCATCTTCAAAATTTAGATCGCCACCACTATCCGGCAGAGGATTCTTAACCGCAGTCATTGTAACTGCAATCTGCATACGCTCGCCATTCTCAGTAGACCAAAAATGGAACTTCTTACCAGTGTCATCTACACCGACATAGTCTTTACCAGCCGCGGCGATAAACCGCTTCATAAGATTATCCTTCGCAATAGCACCCTTCGCCATAGGACAACCACCTTTCCTTTACCTTATGTATATATTATATAATATTTTTTTTAATTTTTCAAATTACCAATTATCATTTGGCGTTTCTCTGCAATAAGGACACAACACAGGTTTTTCTTCGTTTAACAGATGATCCTTATCATATACATAAAATTCTTCATCACAAGAAGAGCATACAAGAATATGTTCTTGATAGCAATCAGGGCAAATAGTTAATCCTTCTCGATCAATAGTGCAAGTCTGATCCTCCCAAACTCTTGTTCCACAAATATCACACTCAAGAATTTCATCAGAATCAATATCTGTATCAAGTAAACACTAATCGCACAGCATAAATTCTGAATGGTGAACCGCACTATTGCTACAAATCAAGCAAGGAACTTTTCCGCCAACAATGATTGGAACATCCTGATTGCTCATATATGGAAATTGACTTGCAAAATGTAGCATAACAGGAGTATAAAAAGAAGAATCAAGCAGATCGTTAAAAGCCATGGATTCACTATGACTCTTAATATAATTTGTAATAGGAGAAATACTGCCCATTGCTGCAACATAAGATTCAATCAAAGGCACTTCTCGACCATTAATAACAGGATTATCTTTAATTACCGCACTCTCCCATTTCAACTCCCAGGGATAAATCGGTGCACTATCATCAGTCAAGAAAAAATTCAAAGGCTTAAAAAGTTTTTCTACGACTGCGCTCAAAGCATAATCTGAACTAAAAGGATACTGCCGACCCGCCCAGACAATATTGCGTCTAAAGTCAAAGAAAAACCAGCAACGCCACTTCTTATCATTCCATTTAGTTTCACCAAAACGAGGAAGATATACATCTTCTTTGTCACTTTTAAGATAAGCGATTACAGTGCATTTATCCATCATATAAGATAAATTACCAGCTCTGTATTCTCCATCCAGAGCATGACAACTGCGCCAACCATGATTATTCTCACTTGCGCTGAGAAAATCCAATGGATGGACTGAAAGACAAAGTTTGCCTGTTACACTATTCTCTTGAATAAGACGCGATAGTTCACAGCGAATGGTTTCAATAGCCTCTTCGCCGCAAATAGGTGTATAATATTTTACAAGTGCCTTACTAAGTTTCATACCTTCAGGCACAAATTCATCTGTTTGCGAAATATATACGCCGTGATAGACTTTATTATCCATAATACCATCACCATTAATAGAAAATAAATCTACAATGGCAGTACTTCTGGTAACATTAAAAGCCCATTCGATAAAATTGTCAATTTTTCTTTCTCTTGCTTCTTTATCAAGCTTAAAAGTAATAAGCTCCTCTGTCTCGTAGATCAGCGACGGTAGAGCGTTCAAGAACTTTTCCTTCGAAACCCGCCACTGGTTCAATAGTGGTTCCAGATCCATCCGATACTTCGGTATGCCCTGAGATGCTGAGATTACTTCCTTCAGAGGCTCCATTAGCGTTTCCATCATCATTGTTCTTATTCTCTCCTCGACAATTTCTACATTTCCAAGTTGTGCGATCAAGACCAGTTGTCATGCTAGCCATTTCTTCTTTTGTTAGGAACCAGCCCTGTTTACATTCGCAGCACCATTCAACTTCTTCATACATATCTGAATAACAATTATTACAGATATAATATTCATCATTTACATTATCATAATGAAGATTAATCAGATCTTCTTTCTTTATTACTGTGCCGCAAAAACAACAAATATCAGCCTCGCCTGGCGCGTATTTAGAAAGACCTGCTGTGCCATAGTCATACCAGATTTGACCATGATATTTGTAGCCGTAATAATCATCTTCAATATACTCATATACCGGAACTTCTGGATTTTCCGCTACATGCTGAAGGATATTTTGTGTTTTTTGAATTGTATGAAACAAAACATCTACATAAAGACGCTCTTGTTTTGAATGTTCATCAAAATAACCCACAGAAAAGTTTACTGCACTAACGCCCCAAATAGGAGCAATAGTTGAAATATCAGTAAAACTACCCCAAGCGGTTTTAAATCCGAAATTATTGATAAATTTTTCAAACTCTTCATTCGCGCAGTCATAATAAACACTATCTTCTACACCACGACGATCAAGCTGAATCATGAATTTCAAAGAATCAAAAGGATGTTCTTTATATTTGTGAATCAACTTTGTTGCGCCTACACAACCAGATTCTTCGTCAGTTGTAATAATTACATGAGGGCGAAGACCTGACGATACAATTTTTGTGACTGCGAAGATACCTGCTCTATCATCTGCACCGAGTCCATCAGGACTCCACATTACATTCTTCTCTTTGTCGTAGAAAAATTCAACTGGAGGAGTCTTAAATACTGTATCAGCATGTGCAATAATAGCAACAGGAATTTCACCTTTTGCAATTAGATATGCTGGTGTTGAAATAACATTTTCTCTACCATACTTTCGAGCCAAAAACTGTCTCATCATACTGAGAACACCACTTTGCCGCAATTTACAAATTCGCTCGAAAGCATCTTTTTCTCTTGGAGTAAATAATCTCACAGCATTACCATCCTTTCCATCTTTATATAAATATTATAACAAAAATAATAAAAAAAATCAACTCGGAGTCCTGAATGTCAGGACTCCGAGTGATTTTTAAGTGTGTTCAATGCACGAATATACATATCACAACTATGACAAATGCGGTCAGGCCGCAAACAATTTTGCTTACAATTCATTCGCTTCTTAGCCAAGTCTTTTGTAATATAAGATCCTGGCGCATCACTTTTAATATTTTCTACAAGAAGATTTAAAGGAAGAGTATATTCTTTTTCTTTTGAATAAAGATCAATAAGAGTTGCTTCACGCAATACATTACGATCTCTAATATCAATTATATCAACAATATCTTTATATAGTTTCATATGATGCGGCAAAATAAAAAAATGATTAAGTTCATTTGTAATACCAAGACCATATGTTGGTGATCCGATATGAGGACATACTCTAATATTGATATTATATTTATCTTTTAATGCTTTTGCGGCATTCATTTCAAATACAAGCGGTTCGCCCAGGAAGATATCACTAACACCCATACAGCAAAGTACTTCTGCAAATGCCCATGTGTTTACCGGATAAGCATACATATAGCGATGATCTTCTACTTTTTCACTAAAAGATTTAAGATCAGAAAGATTACAGAAACTTAATTTAATTTGCGGATTTTCATTATATAATTTAATAAGCATATTTAAAGTAATCTTTTCAAGTTGTTCCATACCTTCAATACTTTTAATTTCAATAAGAATTGTTTGGGTATGATTAGGATTATTTAAATAATTCAAGATCTGATTAAGCATATTAGAAGGATATCTTACTTCTTGAATTTTATTTTTATAAGACTCATACTGATGATGAGAAGCACTGATAATCATCTATCTTCATCTCCTTTTGTTTATTATATCATATTTTTTTTATGTTGTCAAAAAAGTTGACAAGTTCTAAAATTTTTGTTATAATTTATTTAGTAATAAAAGTAGGTGAGATTATGGATTTGTTTCTTAAAGCAACACTTGCCGGTTTTTGTATCGGTATTGCGTGTATTATTTATTTGATGTGTCCGAATCCTATAATTGGAGCGGCACTTTTTGGTCTGGGACTTATGAATTTACGGTTAATGGGATATCCTCTTTATACTGGTAAGGTTCAAACATTAACTGAATGTGAAGGTGCGTCTGAAACACTCGGAGGCATCGGTATGCTTATGCTTATATTTATGGCAAACTTTGCTGGCATTGCTCTTGCTTTCTGTTTAGGAACTTGGGCCATACCTGGACTTGCAGGATTAGCAAGCACTCTTGCTTTAAACAAACTCGCCCTGGGGCTATTAGAAACTTTTGGACGCGGAATACTTTGCGGCTATTTAATGACAATAGCAACAAGGTCATCCACTCCATTGTGGATGACCCCGTTATGTGTATTCGCTTTTGTATATTGCGGATTTAACCATTCAGTTGCGGACTCATTTTATTATATGACACAGCCATATTATAATATATTGCCGCACTTAGGAATTACTTGGGCTGGCAATCTCTTTGGAGGAGTAGCGGCTGCGCTACTCACTCCTCGTCAGGAATAGGCTCCTCAACAGAACCAATCCACTGATAAGTGTTAACCTTGCGAGTAGCCTTGCCCTCTTCCTTGATAGATACACTGTCCTTCACCGCCTGACCGGCTTCAACCAGCTTGTTCAGGCGGTAAGCCATCTTCTGAGAAGTAGCACCCAGAGCACTCTCATGAGCATTGGCAATCTCGACCACCTCAGAGATAGTCAGAGCACGCTCTTCATTCTGCAGAATGGTCAAGGCCATATCGCACAGAGCATCGGTCTCAGCCTTCTTCTTAGAAGCATACTCCTTGGCCTTGCCAGCACGCTTGTCCAGCTGCTCGATCTCCTTGTTCAGGAAATCAGCCAGACGAGCATCCATCTCTTCATCGATCAGTTCAGCACCAAGCATATCGGGCAGCAGGGCGAGCAGGGCTTCGTAATTTTCACGCTTAGTAATCTTCTTAGTCATAATACATCTTCCTTTCTTAATTCACAGGGGGTATTTTTGTTGTCCCCTTTCCTTTACCTTACATATATATTATATAATATTTTTTTTAATTTTTCAAATTAGAATTCCAATCTTCCAATAGAAGTGAGATGCTTAATGTAGTCTTCCCACAACTTCATCCAAACTTCACGGATGGAACCATCATCATGTCTCCACCGCGGGTAGGGGCGGAAGATTTCCAAAAACTGGTCAAAAGAAACTTTGGTAGGATCAATGCAACAACCCATAGAAGTAAAAAACAAACTATGATTGCGCGGATAGTCAATATTGTGAAGAACAATATCGTGAACATGCTTACCAGTCAGATTGCGCAAACAATCTTTACAGATGTTCGTAGTCAAACTATTCGGCACATAGTTGAAAGTATATTTACTACGGGCAGAAGAGCCGACAGGAGTTTCCTGGATATACTTTGTCATAGTATGCTGCACGATAGGAAATTCCAGTGAAATGGCTTCTTCCTGAGGAACAATGTCATCACAGTGCTCACAATTAGTGAAATTATCGCTATAGCAATCTGAGCAATAAGGCTGATCGTCAGGACCCCAATATGCGTAATCGCCATAAACAACTTCACCGCAGCAAACACAACGAGTAGCACCATGACACTCAGGGCAGGTCAAAGTGCCGCTATCATTACCTTCGTCCCATTTGATTTCACGACCGCACCACATACATTCTGCGGGGCCAGAAAACCAAACAGAATGATTGTGATGATGAAATACAGTATTCTTCTGAATGTGCGAAGCCACACAACCAGCATGACAACCAGAAATATCATTATACATATAGCCGCAGTCAAAACTGAAGCCATAAGCACTATAATCCAGTCGGGCTTCGGTTTCACCGTAAGACCAACCTAGATTCTTCTGCGCAAGTTCCTTAATCCAATCAACAACAGCAATACCAATATTGTCGTTGTGATAAGGATACTGGCGATTTACAAGGATAACATCCTTGTTTACGATAGCCCAGGCACGCCACTTCTTAGAGTTCCAATCTTCGCCACCGATGCCATCCATAGTATTCTTACCAGAAAGATAGGCGCAAATAACCATGGGGCTATTCATCATTTCGACGGTGCCCATACGACAGCAACCTTCATTGAGCCAGCTCATACAACTATCCCAGTCATTTACATTGTCAGAGGCAGTTGCATAATCCAGCGGATGAATAGACAGATGCAAAGTGCCCTTAATCAGTTTCTGATTAAGAACCTGAGAGTGTGCGATACGGAAATCTTCAAACTGCTGTTGCATATTAAGCAGTTCGGCAACTCGACCGATTGCACGCATAGACTTCTGTCCGGTAGACAGACGCACTTCACGACCCATGATAATGGCGCTGGAGTTATTCTGAAAAGCCTGCACTCGGCCATCTACCAAACGACCGCAGTCGAAAAGATTCATAAAGTTATCAATGAACTTAGCATCGCTATTAACTGCTTCATAGTCAGTCCAGATAGGATGCAAAACATTTTCAAGATTATTGCGAATGTCGCGGAAAAACTGCCAATGACAGTTCTTTACCTCTTCCATTTCGCGATACATCTCATCCTGATCTCGCTCATAGGATACAGGTTTGGAAACAATCAGTTCCTGACCCAGCAGATCATACAGATACTCTTCTTTATTCTGGCGCCAGAACCGCAGAAGATGGGCCACATCTTCGCAATTATTGCCGTCAGTTCCATCACACATATTCTTGGCGTGCGCATAGAACTGACCCATATTATACATTTCCAACATTCTCTTGCACCCCTTCCTTCATCTTACATATATATTATATCAAAATTTTTTAATTTTTTCAAATAACGCCCAAGTCGCTAGCAATCTCGATCAGACGGTCGGGAGCGGCTGTCTCAATTTCACCTAGATAACCCATGGCAATAACGCCAGCGCCTTGCATGTGAGAATTTGGGTGCCAGGGAGAAATATGACCCACTTCTCTCTCGCAATGAGAGAGATGAATCATACCAGAACCAACATAATCAATAAGGTATTGCCGCAGTTCTTCAATGTCAATTTCAATTTCAAACATCTTTTTACCTCACCAAGCGCAATGCCACAGAACCATATCATCTTCCGGAAAGATGTCGTGCAGATAGGTCAACACAAGCAGACGCTGAAGAAGCCTTTCGTCGTCAGGATATTCTTCAACATCAGACTTTTCATCATTGATGCTATCTTCATCGAAATAAATAGGCTGATAAGAACCATTTTCGCAGTATTCATAAAAGAGTTCCAAAACATTGATCTCTCCATTTTCAAGACCATACTGCTGTTCGACTTCACGAGACAGTTCCTCATGATCAATAAATTTCATAAGTTCTACCTTCATAAAAGCACTCCTTTTTTTCTCTTGCTCTCTTTCATTCATTTTACATATATATTATATAATAAATTTTAATAAAAATCAAAGTCCCTTCCTTATGACAAGGAAGGGACTTTGTAATTCTTTCTATGATAAAAGTTTGAACTGGTACTCTATACATTATAGGTATCTACATGAACCCAATTACTAGAGTTCTCTCTTACATATAGATTACCATCTTCATCGATTTTTACTTCGATGCGGGGGCAAGGGAGCCCGAATTCATTCCCATCAGCATAAAAGGGAGCACATCATTCTTGTTGCCGTCCTTCATCAGGAAATACAGCATCATAGGATTGCTCATATCCATCTTGCCACCAGAGGCCAGCATAATCATCATAGGGTCGACACTCTTGCCGTCGCCCAGCATAAGGAAAGGGAGCATATTGCCAAAGGGATTGCTCTCATCAGCCTTGGCGCCACTCATATCCATCAGAGAAACGACCTTAGTAGCGAAGTTGAAACCGAAGGGGCTCTTGGTCAGGTAGATCTCCTTCTCAGTACCCTCACGGATATCGACTACCTTCAGGGTAGAATCGTGCACCTCGGCTACGAACATGGCAGTCTTGTTGTGGATTACCACATCGCCAGCCTTGACATCCTTGATAGCCACAGGCATCTTATACAGGAAGTCGCCAGCGGGCATGTTCACGATATCAACATCCATCACAGAATGGCTTTTGACATCGTAAGATACATAGCGGCCATCCACACTCTTGACGGCAATACCATACATAGAAACACGAACAGCGTCAGAAGTAACCTTGCCAAAATCAAAATTAAACATAGTATTCATATCCTTTTTCTCCTTTTTCTTTGTCATATCATTTACAGTCTTTTCGAGTGAGGTAATGCGACTATCAAGATCATTGGTAGTTCCGCATAGCCAATCAGTGGTATTAACAGTAGTAATGTAATCAAATGGTTTGATTACACTGGAAACAGCTACATCAGCGTAGTCATTTTTAACGCCAAGGGGCGGCAAATTGCTAATCGAAGTAGCAAGTGTGTTTAGTGCTGAAGCAGTATCACTAACACAATTACAGAAGTTGTGAGTTGCCATATTATCAGTGCTGCGAAGGTAATAAATGAACTTGTCAAGATTTGTGCAAACTATGTCTGAAAAAGAAAGATGAGTGCGAAAGCCGCGAAGTCTAATACTATTAGATTCCACTGTAACTTCCCAAATATCTTCATTTTCGACAAGCATTCGCTTCATTTCGCGCCAAGTGTTTGATTGAACAGGATATTCTTTACCCTGTTTTGACTTTGAGTATTCCCGCATTTTAGCAAGGAATTCATTTCTACTAAAAGTTAAAGTTTCCATTTGAACTCTTTACTAACCTCTCCACACATCTCATACTCTTCGCGCATACGCGCTAATCGTATTAAAGATTTAGGAGTGGGGCGAGACTCAAGTTCTCGCTCATAACGAGCAAGAAGTTCAAGTTCCATTCTCGCAAACTCCTTTCCTCATTTCTTACATATATATTATATCAAATTTTTTTTAATTTTTCAAATAGTGTTTCTTATTTCCAGGAAATAACGATGTGAGACAACTCATGGCATCCATCATACCAATGGAATACTACTTTATATCCCTCTGTTTCCAGATCATTGGCGAGTTTCTTGAATGCCATGATACGAGTATTAGAGGTAGTATCTGCGGCGATAGAGGCATTATCTCCACCAGCTTCCGCAGTTTCAAGAATTGCGCAAACTGCGCGGTTAGTCAGTTCGACATAAAACTTTTGAGTTTCTTTTGCTTTGGCTTGTCCCATCAATTTTCGAACTTCTGCGATAGAGGGAATATTATGCGCCAAAGTGGGAGTTTCCTTCATACCCATTACCTCTTTCTTTATCTTACATATATATTATATAATAATTTTTAATAAAAATCAAAAAGCCGATGTTTTTAACACACCGGCTGATTATTTAAGTAACGAAGTGATTCTGGGAGTTCATTATCGTCATGCATCCAAGAGTAAAGAGATTTATTCATTTCATCAGGATCTATGTATTTTTCTTGGAATACAATAACAAAACGCCAAGTTGCTTCACTAAAATGAATATAAACAATATCTTCTTTTCTAATATGATATTTTTTCATACATTCGTCAAATTGGTCAAAAGAAACATCAATTGTTTTCAGCATTTTCTTTACCTTCTTGAATATCTTTGGCGAGAATAACATGCCGCAAAAGGACTGCGACGGTCATGGGTCCAATTCCGCCAGGAACGGGGGTATATGCGGAACTGCGCGAATAGGCATCTGGATTAATATCGCCGCACATTTTTCCATTTTCATCTCTATTGATGCCAACATCAATGAGAACGGCGCCCCGCTTAACATCGAATTCATTAACGATGTCGCGCTGCCCGACACAAGAGAAGATGTAATCGGCTTCCATAAGAAGTGCGACACGAGTTGCATATGGAGTATAGCTATGGCAAATTGATACTGTTGCATTATAATCGAGTAGAAGTTTGGCGAGGGGTTTGCCGACGATGTCCGACCGGCCAAGGATTACGCAATGTTTTTCTGCAACATCCAGGCTATATTCTTCGAGAAGTTCCATGATCCCTTCGGGAGTGCAAGGAGTAAAAAATGAATCTTTGCCGAAGCCGTCAACATCTTTGACGGGAGGGATTGCGGCTTGTAAGCGACTAGCATCCAAATGCTTGGGAAGTGGGAGTTGGAGGATGATGCCGTGAACAGTTTTGTCCAACGCCAGGTGGTTTAGTATACTGTTTACTTCATATTTACTTGATTCTCTAGGCAGTTTAATATGTTGTGAGGTAATGCCAATTTCTTCACAGGCTTTAAGTTTATTGCGGACATAGATTTGAGAGGCGGGATCGTCACCTACGGTTACTATGGCAAGACACGGCTTAACATCCATTTCATCTACATAATCTTTAAGACGAGTTCGAATATATGTGGCTAGTTCTTTGCCATTTAAGAGAGTGGGCATATTATCGACTTCTTTCTTTTTTGTTTTTATTATATCATAATATTTTAGAAATTTCAAGTTAAAGATGCAATGAGTTGAAAAAGTAAAAAATTTTTGTTATAATATTTATAGAAAGTTGAGGGAGACTATAGTTTCCCGCAATGTATATATATTTTTTAAGGAGCGAATGTTATTATGTCTAATGATGTGAAGAACAAGATTATCTATACTCGCCGTATTGCGATGAAACTTATTGAGATGGGCCATGTCCCTGCTGGCACGATGCCGAATCCCAGTAAGCCTGAATTTCAGTGCTGGATTTTTGCGATGACTCCCAAGTTTGAGCGTGATCTGACCGCCGTTTTGACTAAGGCTAGTGAGTAAACACTAGCCTTTTTTCATAGGGTATGGGTAAAATTTTTGAGAAAAAAATCTACTATGGTAGGTAATGTTTTAGAATTTTACCTATAAATGGGTAATATAAGATTATTTTGCTTATTCGTTATTTATATATAGCGAGGAGGTGAAATAAGTTGATATAGAAAAGATTTCCGGCTGATATTACTATGAAGGAGACTACTTTTTTGAACGATAAGAAGATTGATGCTGAACTATATGCTTTTCTTTAGTCCATTTCGGAATGCGAAGATAATGTAACATTTATTGGTAAATGGATGATGCCAAAGTAGAGTGAGATTTGTGATACGATTGGCATAAAAAGTACAAAAACATATCGAGCGCATTTGAACTATCTCATTGAAGCGGGGTATGTCATAGAAGAAGAAAGTCGGTATGTTTTACCCAGAGTGGAAGATTTTTATTTGTTACTCCCGCTAGATACAATTTGCTTTTTAAAAGATGTATTTAGGGACCAGGTGGTCAAAGCGTATATTTATCTTGGACAAAGGTGGAGGAACAATTCAAATTCCAATTTCGAATTTACATATGAAGATTTGGCTTCGCATATCGGCATTAAGCTTGCGGGCAATGCTAGAGGATATGAGTAGATTAAGAATATGTTATTCGTGCTTGAGCGATGCGGTTTAATTGAAGTATCTGGAGAATATTTCGTAAATAAGGGACAAAGCCGTCATCGTTTGTTAAAGTGGATTGATAAGCTTGAGCATAAATAAAGTATATGCGGCCGAGCGGAGAGCGTAGCTCGAACGGTCGGACGATGGGTAAAAAGTCTAAAGCAAATGGGTAAAAAATCTATACAGTTAAAAATAAAAAATAGGGAGACCTCGCTTCGCTCGGGCTCCTGCGGTTTAAGGTATCTCTCGCTTCGCTCGAGATACCTTAAACCTTAACGGGCGACGAAGTCGACCGGAAGGAGAATGTGTTATGATGTTTTTGGGTAACTGGGCTGGCCGCAAGTTATATGGAGTTAACTGCAGTGAATATAGAGATATGTATCAGACCAGAAAGCTTGAAGAAAATATTGGCTATGTTTTGGCAGATAATAATAACTATATTGTAGTTAATCGAGAAGTAGTTGGTCAGCTTAATCAGAATACGGTTAGACCAAATAAGGGTAAAATGCCTGCTTGGGCAGATGCAGTTGGATTTGCTGTAGCGTCTACGCCTGTTGTGATTACTGAGAGACCTACAGTTGAAGCTTTAGCTAGTAAGAATAAGGTTGTAGTTAAACCTACTCCTATTGATGAACTTGCAGCTGAAGGAGAAGCAAAGTTAAAGGCAGTAGTTGCTGAAGGTAAAGTAAAAACTACTAGAAGGCGTTCTACTACTGCTAAAAAGGTAAGAGAATGAGGAGAATAGTGAGAGAGGGGTGCCCGATCGGCCTACCTAGTCTCTCCTTCTCTTTTATCCGTTATCGTTATCGTAAGTAACATACTTGTGTAGGGTTAATAAAAAAGCCTGTCTGAATGTCAGACAGGCTTTTATTTTTTTTTACTTACATAATTCGGGCTACAAAACTCCGAATGACATCTTCGTCAGACTTGCACTCACAATCGCAGCTACGCTTGTGCGCCTGCGCATGGAAGGCATTTCCAATCTCATCGAAGATCTTATCGACCATATTCTTCATATAGATATCGAAATCGCAATTTTCCTGCTCCAGATAACTCTGGACCACCCACTCGACATCCTTGCCGGTCAGCTCGCCATTCAGCATGCGGTTGGCCAGCTCGGCGATCGCAGTGCCAGTCTTCTCCAGCTCAGCACGAGCCTTGGCCTTAGCCTCTTCCTCCGCCTTGGCCTTCTTCTCTTCGAGAGCCTTATGCTCAGCCTCAGCCGCATCCAGATGCTTAGCGAATTCGGCAGTAATCTGTTCCATAGTCTTACCATTCTGCAGATCCTGCAGCAGCTTCATCTCAAATTCAGTCATACGCGTATCTCCTTTTATCTGTTAGTCTCTTGTTCTTTCCTTACCTTACATATATATTATAACAAAAATTTTTAAGAAAATCAATGGGCCGATCGGCGAGTCCAAGGGTTTGTGGTGAAAAGAAACGGCCCCTATTATATTTTACCAAAAATTAAAAAGAAAGTCAAATTGGCGGCTTTTCAAGCCGCCTGAAGAAGTTGTCGAGCTCTCGTTTTTCCTCCGCCTTTTGCTTGCCACAGCTTAGGAAATGAAGAGCAAATTCAAGGGCGCGGTGCGCATATGGGTGGCCTTCGGTCACCCGATCGGCGTGATAGAGTTGTTTGATCGGCATTTTGATTCAACAGAAAAATTCGCATATGCTAGGGTTGTCCGATCGGCGGGGCCAGGATACCCCGGTTTCGGGATTCAAGGGTAAATGTGCCATATACTTGCATTCAAGGGAAAATTTTGCATATATGGAAAAATTTGGGAAATTCGGGCCGAAGCGCCCGCGCCCGGCCCGCCATTATACCACAAGGGCCTTGGATTTGTCAATACCCAAAATGAAAAAAAAATTTGGCGGATGCATAATCCGCCATAATGGAAGCGCACACGGCGCAGTTTGTAGCACCTTCGGGGCATTCTCCACCCCATTGGCAAGGGGCGTCCAGTTGGACGGCCTGGCTTAACTGTTCGGGATGAAGCCGAAAATATCGACTGATTGCGCTTTTCTTTGCGTCGCTGGAACACTCGCCCAGCACCACAATATTTTCACCGCACACATTTACCATCCAATGCTTTGCCATTTTACATCACCAGCCCTTCCAATTCCTTGCAGTAATCGTTGGTCGCGTCAATCGTGAACCAACCAGAAACAGCATCCCATTCGTCCCGAATCATGCGGTTATCATCAACAAGCACCTGCGTGCCACCAATCAAGGAAGTCCGGCAGAAGTTTTCATAAACAAACTTGAGCTTGCTTTCACCATACGGCAGGCAGTGGAAGTTGTGCGCCAGTTCAGGATAAAATCGTTTAATCCAGAACCGCTTGACCTGTTCGACCTTCGCAAAGAAAGTGCTGTCCTTATCTACGCCCATCGGTGCCCATGTTACAACACCCACATCCCAACCGTGCGCAATCAGTGCTTCAATGGCCTGATTGATACGATAAGGATTATACATCGGCTCGCCATCGTAGAACACATTGGGGTTTTCATCCTGCAGTTCTTCAAGCCAGTTCGGGATGTTGTAGAGGTCGTAGAGAGTGCCGTCCATATCAAACCATACAGTCTTTGCCATTTGGGTTTCCGCCTTTCTTTATCTTACATACAGATTATAGCATATTTTTTTAAGGATGTCAAGGGAAAATTATAAACTTTCCCAATCTTCCCAACTGTCGAAACAACTTGCGAAGTCATCGCACTCTTCCATGGGGTCATTGATGTAGCAGACACCATCCTCAAAGTAAGGACAATCCCAACCATTAACCGGGCAATAGATCGTTTCGCCCTTGTGCTTGCCGTTGCTCTCCTTGATCGCCATCCAGGATCCCTCCCTCATTTGATGGTATAAGTATACCACTTTTGGGATCAGAAGTCAAGCGTTTTTGCGCGAAAAAGTGAAAAAAAATACTTGAAAACCCCAAAAAATCGGAAAAACTGGGCGTCTGCGCTCGCAAACGCCCAGCCAAAGAGAAAAACCGCTCACTTTTTGGGTGAGCGGTGGCGTGTGAGGGTCAAACTGTATAAATTTTCACCGATTTTGAATGAAATTTCACGCTCAGGGTTTACAGTTTCGGCATTTTCTGCGCCGATCTGCGCATTAGTTACAAGAAAATGCCACAATTCTGTAACAATCAAGCGTTTTTCGTTGTCGGGCTTGCGTTCCCTCTTGGGCTTGCCTTCAAGAGAAAAATCGGTGGGCTTGCGCTTGCCCTTGGTCATTTCTTTGACCACGGCTTGCTTGCTCGGGTCAAGGTCAAAGGGCTTGACCTTGCCTGCGTCAATGTCGTGATCGTCCATCCACATTTCCAGTGCTTCCTCTCGTGTGATCTCAAGGCTTGCCATAGTCTTGACGATCCACGATTCTGTGGGCCTGGGGTAAGCCATACGCTACACTCCCTTCATCTGTGGCCGGTAGGCCGGGGCTTATGCCCCGGCTACCTTGAAGTAGGCGACGTGCTTGACCACATCACGTTCCACATCGCCGGACTTGACAAGCTGAGTCATCAGCGCAGACACCTTCTGAGAAGAAGTCTGCATCGGGTCAAGTCCCATGAACACCATCAGCTCCTTGATGGTGGTCGGTTCACCCTTGCGAGCCATCGCATCGAGCATAGCCACCTTCAGGTGCTCATTCTCCTGCTGAGTCTTGGTCGGCTTCTTCTCAGCGGAGTTGCGCTTGATCTGCTGTTCGCGCAGAGCGTTCAGCTTTTCACGGACTTCCTCAGACAGAGCGGTGCAAGCGATAGCCATTTCCAGAGCCTTGACGTAGGTGATCTTGTTTTCCATTTACCATTACCTCTTTCTTGATTTTGTTTCGCTCTCTTGGAGCTTCTTTAGTTTACCACACTTTGGGGCTTTTGTCAAGAGGTTTTTCAAATTTCTTTGAAAGTTTTTCTGCGGTTAACCCTCTCATTCGCACCATCGAAGAGTTAGGGTACTGTTTCAGAATGGTAGTGTTGGTGAAGGTGCTTGCCACTCCCTCGCCCTCTTGACACTCTTATTCTACCACACTTTGTGTGATCTGTCAACCCTTTTTCAAAACTTTTTTTAAAGTTTTTTAGGTGCGGTTGGTGGGGACTTCTCCCCACCCGGCCAAGAGCTCCCCTACGGCGTTCAGAGCCATCCCTGTTGGATGGTTGGCTTTCAGTTTCCCTTGACACTATCTATTATACTCATTTAGGCCCTGGATGTCAACGGCAAAATGCACAAAGTTTTGGGAAATTTTTTGGTAGATCTGCCAATTGACAATTCGCCAGGAGATCTGCCAGGGCCTTCCAAAAACGCAAATACCGGCCGCGTGGATCGCGCGCGGCCGGCCAAAAAGGAAAGGCTGATCCGCAGATCAGCCCCTGTTTATGGGGTGTAAACTTGTTCATGTCCGCTTGCTACCAAAAGGCAGTTTGCGCAATTACCTTTGCAGGTTTCTTTGTTGTCGGGGAACCATAAACCGCGGAACTCTGGAAGTTCGCAAGGGTTAAGATCTTCCCAGTTTTGATTGATACAAATTTCAATCAATTCGTGTAAATACATCCGCCTGGCCTCCTTTTGTTTATACCTTATTATATCACGTTTCGGGGAGGGTGTCAACCCTCTCCGAAACAATTTCGGCGCATCTTCTTGTGTTGCTTCAAGCAGTACCAAAAAATCTGGCATTCGATGTCCACATCTTCCATGGCCTTGTGCTCTTCCTCAAAATCCTCATCCTGCATGATGTAGCGGTACAGGATTTCGGCAGTCTTGCGGAGTTGACCATTCTTGCAGATGTAGCCGTTTTCCTCGCAGAATCGGCGGTAGCTTGCCTTGGTCAAGATCACGTCCTGCGCCATCTTCATGGTGTCCCACAGTTCCACGCCCTTGGGGAAGAAGTAGCGGTACTTGCTCGCGGTTTCGTACCGCTGGGTAGTGGTGCAGGAGCGATAGTCAAACCGCATATTGTGGGCGATGATTGCCTTGACGTTGAAAAGCTCGCACATTGCGCGGAACGCTTCGCGGATTTCGTACCAACTTGCCACGATGATTTCACCGGAAGCAATCTGTGCTTCATATTCGGGAATCTTGTGGGCGTAGTAGGCAGAGGCCATCAGGTCGGACATGCCGTAGAACACATCCCTGTTGATGTAGTTGCCGTGGCTGTATACATTGCCGTGTCCGTCAATGATAGCCCACGCAACATTGTAGCAGATGGGGCAGTTGATAGTGTTAGCAGTTTCGGTGTCGAGAAGCAGGTACAGGTGGTTCTTGTTCATGGGGCATTCTCCTTTGTCATTTTGTCTTGTCCCTTAGGACTTTCTTATTGTACCACAGGTTGGGGTGAATGTCAAGCGTTTTCTTGAAGTTTTTTTAATTCTTCAAGAGTTTCCGTGTAATTGAAGGTCTTGCAGGTTCCGAAGCGAGAGGAATCAAAGATCATGATATCTACATCCCTACGCCCACGGGTATTGATAAATGCGACCTCAAGATGATCAGCCTGATCCCACAGGCAGTGATAGTGATTCACGCGGATGTGATTGAGAACACTTTCCAGATCGGCCAACTTCATACTCATTACCTCCTCTTGATTACGATATTATTATAGCACTTTCGGGATGATCTGTCAACACTTTTTCCGCAACTTTTTCAAGAAATTTTTACCCAGGACCAGGAACTCAGGCAAATTCGGCGCGTGGCCACCGACCACGCGCCGTCAAAAAGAAAAAGATCAGCCTTTGCTGATCTTCTCCTGGAACAACTTCCAGATCGAGTCGTCGGAACACTTGTCGCAGGGCATCCCGTTATCACAAGGATAGTTACCATTTTCATCGGGTCGGCATCCGTAGGTCTCCCGCAGGTGCTTGCCCCATTCGGCAAACAGTTCTTTGTTGGTCATACCGATCAACCTCCTTTGATGGTACTATTGTACCACAGGGAAAGGGGCGTGTCAAGCCCCAATCCCAATTTTGGCGAGAATTTCATCGGCCTCTTCAAGGTCAAATTCTACACCAGCAAAGCGGTCATTGTCCACGAAACAGGCCGAGCCAAACTTGCCGATGTAATGCGCGCGCATTGCGCTTTCTGCGCGGATGGTCTGCGCGTGGTCTATGGCTACATAACAGCGATTGACCACCAGCCGAACCTGTTCGCCCAGATTCTTTGAATAGTCGCGGACTTCATCACGCATTCGCTGGACGATATCGCCGGATGTGCCAATCTTCGCCCACAGTCGGGACTTGTCCGCATCCCTGAGAATTTCCAACAGATAGAAGGTTTCGCCATTCCACGGCGTGCAATTCCAGTCGATGAAAGCATCATACTTGCTGTTTCTGCGAGTGGCAAGAGCGTCAAGAATGCGCTTGACAAACTTCTTTGTATACAGTCGCGCAGTCTCTACCAATTCGTACAACTTGCGGATGGTCGAATACTTGTTATAAAGTTCAACCATCTTATTATAGATAGCCTTGCGCAGGTTGGTTGTGTTGGCATTCATCAGTTCCGTATGAAGGGCTTCAAAATTCTTTACCGCGTTGACCATTTTTTCATTCTCCTTTTGTCATTTTGTCGGGGAAGGCTTTACGCCTTCCCCTTGTCCTTTGGGGGTCGGTGGGCGGTCAAGGTCACGCTGTAATGCGTGCCGTTCAGGTGGAAGTCTACCTGCCGTTCGGGGTTGATGACTTCGGCGTTGTCGAAGTCCTTCAGCGCGTCCATCAGACAGTCAATCAGCAGTCGCTTGTCCTCGTTGGGCTTGCGCTCGCGCACGCGCTTTTTGCCGTTCGGGTCAACGGTGGCCTTCGCGCCAACCTTCAGCAAACCGTTCTTCTTTGCCTTGTCGGCCATCTCGCGCATTTCATCGGATTCATAGTCGCTGTTGTCATCTTCCCACAGCTGTTCAGCTTCCTCGCGCGAGATTTCCAACTTCTCCATGTAGGCTCGAATTTCCTTTTCCTTTTGGGTCATACCTTTCACCTCCTCCATTATATTACCACAGTTCTATCACATTGTCAAGGGGTCGGGGGAAAGTTTTTCAACTTTCCCCCTTTGGGGTCAGCACACCGCCTTGAAATAGGCGGTGTGCTTGATGACCTCGCGCTCAACCGTGCCAGCCTTCACCAGCTGGGTCATCAGGGCGCTAACCTTCTGCGAGCTGACCTCAAGGGGATTCAGGCCCATCAGGGTCATCAGCTCCTTGATGGTCAGGGCTTCGCCGTGGGCGGTCATCGCGTCCACCATCTGACCCTTGAGAACCTCGTTCTCCTGCTGGGTCTTCGTGGGCTTCTTGTCCGCGGTGTTCCGCTTCATCTGCTGGGCGCGGAGGGCATCGAGCTTCTCGCGCACATCCTCGGGCAGGGCAGTGCAGTCGATAGCAACGGTCAGGGCGTCTACGTAGGTGAGCTTTTCGGTGTTCTTCATCAGGCATTACCTCTTTCTTTTTTTTTGTGTTCCCTCTTGGAACATCTTTATTCTACCACATCTTGTGGGGCTTGTCAAGGGGTTTTTGAAACTTTTTTTTCAGTTTTTCAGGTTCGTTGTCCTGCTGGGTGGTTTCCCTAACCCCTCCTGACATGATATAGTATAGCACAGGTGGCCCTGGATGTCAACACTTTTATACACTTTTTTAGGTGTAATTTCGGGAAAAAGATCGGGCAGATCTGATCTGCCCGATTCGCCAGGAAATAGCCCAGGCCCTCCCGAAATCGTAAAAACTGCGCGCAAACGTTCGTCCGCGCGCAGTCGAAAAAAGGGAGGCTTACGCCTCCCCGATGTCATCGAGCACCTGTGTGATACCCTCAGCCTTACACCATTCCTCGAACAGTTCCCGCACCTTTTCTTCAATCACCTCGGGCACGGACCAGCCATACTGATGGACGAGCACAAAGGCCATGCCGTCCATGATCTTGAACGCTTCGCTCAGCTTGATCTCCATCTTACATTACCTCCTGATGATTAAAATAGGTTTCCGCATCGAATGCCTCATCGAACCAGTTCCGCAGAGCCTTGAGTACCTTTGCCATTTTGTCTACCTCCTTTTGACATTGTTATTGTATCACAGAAGGGGTTAATTGTCAACCCCTTTTTTCTTTTCTTCGACAATTCTTTTTGCTCGGATAATGCCAAGGCGACCAAACGAACCATCTTTTTCAAGCTGTGCGCTGTAGAAACTAACGATCCATTGATTCGGAGAGTCCAGGTTGCTGACATAATAACAGTTATTTGCGTATACGCCCTTTGTGCCATCCTCATACCATACTCGGCAATAATCGCGATATCTCGCGAAATGCTTTTCGGCGATCTCTCGCAGTTCTTTAGGCTTGGGCTCATGAGTCAAAGTGTAATAGCGTGCCATACCAATCACCATCCCTTTCCAGTCCACACATACTTGATGTATCCGAAATCACCATTGGCGCGATCTCCCGGCATGTTGATGTGCGCCACATAGCCGAACAGTTCCAGATTGTAGAGAATCCGCAGGAGATCGGCGCGAGACATAAACAGATCGAGAACCATCACGCGCAGACGTTCGCCGTGTTCCTTGCTCTTGAGATATCCCAGCACCTTATTTTCAGTAGCGGTCATTGTGATTACCTCCCTCATTTGATGTATTAAGTATATCACTTTCAGGATGATCTGTCAATAGGTTTTTTGTAAGTTTTTCAAATTATTTTAGTTCCAGGGCCTATTGTATCGCAAATTCCGAGCGCGCCGGTCGTGCGCGCTCGGCTCAGAAAAAAGGGAAAAGGCTTGTCAAGCCTTCTCCCAAATTTCTTTCGCCTTTTGATAGCATTCGCAGTTATCACCGTACTTGGTAATGTAATCATGCCCGAGATGGCGACCTTCAATTCGGAACTCCTTCAAACCGCCATCCCACAAGCACACCAGCAACTGAAGCAGGTGTACCGGCACGAACAAGAGCAAATACACAGGCCAACCAATTTTACAGTCCCGGCGATAATCGGGATTGCCCTCGGGAGAATAAGCGCCAGTTTCAGTCAGAGAGTAAGAGCAAAAGTGCTGAATCCATTTGACAGCAGGAATGTAGTCGCGGATGTAAGTCCAGTCGTTCAGAGAAATCTTCTTAGTCATTGTAATGACCTCCTTCATTTGATGTCTTATTATACCACAGGAAGAGGGGTTTTGTCAACCCCTCAAATGAAACTTTCTTCGGTGGTCAGGTTAACATAGTTCCAAGATACCTTGTCTCGCTTTTGCAGATCCAGCAGGCTATTGATGTAAGCTCGAGCTTCCTGTTCATCTTCCGTAACAAGATGACCGCGTTCACAATTAGCGAGAACTCTCTCGCCACGATAATTGGTAATTACCATCCAACCGAAAGCAGAAACCGTGAACTTCTTAGTCATTGTAGCATCCTCCTTGATCGAGGGCTCTTGTCCCTCCTGACATTATGTATTATACAGTATTGGGATCAGAATGTCAACCCCTAAAACGCACTTTTTGCGAAAAAATTTTCTGAACCCAGGCCCTACGCGAAAACACCGCGCGCTCGCAGGCAAGACGCCCGAGAGCGCGCGGCTGACAAAAAAGGGCGCTCAGCGAGTGAGCACCCATTCGGGGAGGAATCCCCACACCTGCGAGAGGTGGCAGGTGGTCGCGGTGGCGGTGTCATAGACACAATCGCCGTCGCAGTTGTAGAACCACTTGCGGTGGTTGATGTGGGCGAGATCGCCGTCGAAGGTGATCTCGATGGTCTGTCCCGCAGAACCCCAGGAGCCGCGACCCGCGAACAGGATGGAGTTGCGGATGACTTCGAAACCGTAGTTGTTGATCAGAGCAGTAGCGACGAAGTTCTTCATAGTGGGGATCCCCTTTCTTGCGGAGGGCTCTTGTCCCTCTCTCGATGGTCTTATTATAGCAGAAAAGGCTTGATCTGTCAAGCCTTTTCTAAAAATTATTCACACGGATTTTTTGGAATACATACTTCCAAAAAGTATGCATTTTGCGCTCCACTGTTGTATCGCATGTAGTAACTTCTACGATAGCTTGCAGCATAGCAATGCTGAGTAAGATACTCAATCACCGTCGGAAGGTGGAATGTATAGCCAGTAGGAGTAAAACTCGAACGGCCATCCGCATAGGCTCGCTTGTGTTCTTCCAGCAATGAAGCACAGCCCGGATACTCATTCCAATAATTATTGCCATCATCAAGTGTCAGAGAAATATACCGACCGCAATTTTTGGCTTTCTCTTCCAGCATTGGGGCGAGAACTTCTTCACAGAATCGCACAGCATTCATCTTTGCCTGCTTGTTAAACTGAGCAATTCGTTCTTTCTTTGCAAGCTCTTTCAGTCGAGCTTCTTCCTTAGCATCCAGCACAACCGCATTCATTTCCAGAGCACACTTCATGATCTATTACCTCTTTCTTTTGTTTAGTGTCTTTCGACTCTTGTATTGTATCATAGTTGGGGCTTGTTGTCAAGCCCCAATTTTCGAAAATAGCACCCAATCTTCATCATACCATGCGGGGGCAGGTTCGTGCGGGTTGATCTTCTTTTCATAGCCTTCGATCTCGTAGGTGTCAAAGATGTATTGCTTCATCTGATAACCATAGCGAGAGAGCCACGCACGATCCCACCAGTGGGCACGACGAGCGAAGCAATAATCGCTCCACTCCATACAGAGCCACAAGCCCTCTTCGTCGATGTCGCAGACCTTGCCGAAATAGCGGTCGGCCATCTTTTTGGCTTTTGCTTCGCTCCACTTCATGCTATCGTAGTGGTGATTCTGTAGCATGTCAATGAGAGCGAAGATTACGCCGATGGGATAAGCCCACCAATAAATGTTGTAACCGCAGAAGGGGATTGTCCTCTTCCAGATGGGGTTGGTAGGGGTCGTGCGCTTCTTAATCTGCTTTGCCAGTTTTGCCATTGAGGTGTCCTCCTTAGCTTTGGGCTTAAGCCCCTTTCGATGGTCTTATTATAGCACAGGTCGCCAGGAATTGCAATACCTTTTTAGAAAAAAAATAAAAAAAGTTTTTTTCAGAAAACTGTTGACATCCAAGCTGATCTGTGGTATTATAATATCACAGCAAGGGGATGTGGCCTTGCTACTGGGCACGAAGGGTCGACACTTCGCGATGACTCAGATACCAAAAACGCATAGCCTCTGCCGTAGGGCGTCGGTGAGATTCCGACCGCGCAAGCGAAGACGAGAGCCTGAGGCAGAGGAACCCCATCCCTCCGCAAGCCGTGGGTTCAAGTCCCACCCTCCTCTGGTTAGATCAGGTAGGCGAGTTGGTTAAGCCGTGCGGGTTTAGGGATGGGGCTTTTCTGTGTCTGGTGGAGCGATCCGCCAGGCTTTTTTCTGTGGCTCTACTGTTGCGCGAATACGGCTCGCAGGCTGGCAACACGCCCGCCCGCGAGCCGGGCAAAATAAAAAGCCCTTAGCCTACAGCCAAGGGCTTAACAGTCCATCCCTGTTTCGGGATGAGCGCATTCCGCAGATCAGCAGCGACCTGTGCATCCCACTCGGTAGGATAGCGATCAATACCAATGATACCTCTTGCGCTTACGATGACCCATACGATTTCCATAGTGATAACCTCCCTCATTTGATGGTCTTATTATATCATACTTGTGCCTGGATGTCAACACTTTTGTAGAAAGTTTTTCCCTGCTTAGTGATTAAGCAGGGAAAGAACTTCGCTGATGTGGCAAGGCTCGAAGGCCGTTCCGGCGAACTTGTTCCAGTCATCGCGGTTGCGCTCTTCATCATCGAAGAGGATGCCGTTACCGCACACGCGATACTTGGGCGTTCCGTAAGGTACGATCTTGATGTCATCCCACTCAACAGAGGGAAGATGCTGAGCGAGCCATGCACGCTTGGCGCGTTCCACCTGCATGTCATACAGATCATTGCTTTCCTTGGACATCCAAGAGATGATGCAGATCTGAATGCCCTTGCGCTGAATGGCGTTCAGCTGTCGAGCGAGTGCGCTCATGTTCAGCATCGGCTGTGCCTTTTCGTAGGGCTTCGCATTGTGTGCGCGAAGCATCTCGAGCCATCCATCCACCGCATACAGGTCAGCGATCGTGCCATCCATGTCGAACCAGATCTTAGTCATTTGAGTGTCCTCCTTTGTTTCTTTCGATGATTTATTCTACCATGTTTTGGGATGTTTGTCAAGCGTTTTCCGCAAGTTTTTGTAGAAAATTTTTTGTTGGGCTACTCTTGTTCCTGGCAGCTAGGGCCGTCGAGGGGATCATTCCATCCCCTCGAAGTATTCACGCACTTCGTTGATGTCAACATCATACTTCTTTGCGAACTCTTCCATGATGTCTTCTGCCGTGTAGTAGAGAGGAAGATCGTTGCAGAGATTATCCCACAGATCGTAGAGGTCAATGTAGTAGTACTTATTGGCGAGTTCCTTCATGGTCTTCATTTGGTAGTCCTCCTTTGGCTCTTGGCCTCTCTTGATGGTATTAGTATATCACACTTAGTATCTATTGTCAATAGTTTTTTATATTTTTTTTTAATTTATTTTGCTCTAATCAACACGATCAAACAGTCCTCCATCCTTCACAGCCCATTGACCGAAGCAGTCCAAGCCATCGCTGAAGGTGTACAGATAGCCTTCATCATCGAAGGCTGCACCGAACAAGAACACATCGCCATAGTTACAGAAGGGAGAAAGCACCCACATAGAGTCGTCTTCTACACCTACACAAAGAAGGCCGTTGCGGTTGCTTGCGATGTCCCAGGCATAGGTATCGCTTACATTGTACCAGATAGACCACACACAAGACAGAGCAAGATAGATACAGACCAGGGTCTTAATAATAGTTTTCACAGAGATCAATCCTTTCCTTTAGGTTAGATCTATTGTACCATAGATCCAGGTTATTGTCAATAACAAAATTATTAAATAATTGTAACAATTATAAAGTGTTGAGTTTTAGGATGTTTATGCATAGATGCATAAGTATGCATTCATGAATAAATATTCACAGATGCATAAATTCGCGTAAATACGGGGCGTGCTGGCCGCGCACGCCCCGACGAGTTTTTCTATAGGCGGCAGTACTCTTGTATATTTTTCTCACCTTAAAACAAAAACCAAATGGGGGGGGGTGGGTTTCGGGAAAAAATTTTTTTTAAAATGAAAATTGTGTATAGCCTGCTCTCAATTCACACTAAATCAATTTTTGTTTTCAGAATACGAGAAAAACAACTCACACTAAATCATTTTTCAATTTCGAATCACGACAAAATAATCTACTTCATCAGCCGTTTTATTATATTCTTGGAGAATATCTTCTACGAATCCTCTACCCCTTTGTCGGACCAGTTCATTAAAACTATAAGCAAATTCTACGCCCTCTGGAACTGGTATTTCACGAATAACTTTCCAGTATTTATTAAATTGCTCCCAATCGCTATAATGTATTACCATATCTAAAATAATCATACTGTCTTTGATTAATCTAAATACTTTTACAGTAATTAAATCATCATATTTAATAAAAAGACAATAATGATATTTTGAATAAGTATCTTGCGCGTATAGCCACATTTTATTATTAAAAATCAAAATAATATCTCACCCAATCTAAATCACACACATAAGCAGAAAGAGTATATTTATCAACCAAATCTACGACCCAACAATCTACCCCTTGCGGCGATAATCCTCTGCGAATTTTCACGCAATAAAATTTACCAACTTCCGCAGAATGATATGGTCTCTTTAATCGTGCAATAAGAATCTTATTGTCCATCATAAAAACATTCCGGCCCTTCTTCAATTTCTTTTATCCAATGACTTGCTGGAAAATCTACATCATAGACAGTAATCTCTCGTGGCAAGAGCCAATCATTCATAACTGTATCCCAATCAGCATACCACATATATGGCTTGCCGTCTACTTCTAATTTAATCTCACCATTCCATCTATCTTGTTTAAAAGTTAAACGATGGGGCTGACCAGTAGGCCAATTGTCCACAATGCTATCCCTGCGACGCAAACATACAAAATGTTCATATACTCCTCCTTGCGGTTTTGAATTATGTCGTCTGCTGAATTCATTTTCTAAGGCTGCCATAAAATCCTTCATGCCTTTGGGCACCTTCCTTTAATTAAAAACTCACAATCCATTTGACACTGTTTATTCGCACCATCACAAGGATAATGTCCCGAAACAAAATCCTCAATATTATTTTGCTTACAATAATTAACAAAATGTGCCCAATCCCAGTCCCGCAAAACTTCTTCCGCAATCCATTCGTTTTGCGCTCTATTATAAATATCCCATTCTTCTTTAGTAGGTTTCCGCAACCCCTCAGGAGGGTCAACATATTCTACTCTTGTTGTAGGGATTTCTTTTCCATATAATTTAATTTTTTCTTTAGTAAATCTTATAGTGGCATCACTATATTCTCGTTCCATTTTATGAAGTGGTAAAAATCCTTTTTCTTCCGCAATTTTCATACGCCATTCATCGTGTTTTTCCATTACATAAAACCCATAAGGACTAATAGTAATTGGCCCATGTTGTTTCCGCCATTCCATTCCACGCAACCCCTTTTTATTTCTATAATTATTATAACAAAAATTTTTAAATTTTTCAATTAAAAATCTTATTTTCTCTTGACTTTTCAAAAATTTTTTAGTATAATGATGCTAAAGAAGGAGGTTGATTATTATAATCAAACTAGATTATACGATCAGTTCTCCTGCGGAACGCTAGAAATTAGTGGAACAGATTTTATTAGAAACTCCTGAACCGAGCGACTAGTATCTTGAAATTCTCGCCGACTATTTAGTTCTCTGCATGGAGAAACAAGAAAAACGAGAACGAAAGTTGCTTACAGAAAATCGTTTAGCAACTATAAACAAGAGAGAAACTTCGTTTGAAGGTCTTATCGGGCAGTTGGAGAATGGCGAAGATGGTATTTACAATTTATTAACGAACGATAAGAATATAATTTTTCAACCTAAGATTAGTATTACAAAACAAGATTTAGAAGATATAGAGCCATTAAGAGAACTGCGCAAACACATTGAAAAGTGGGAAGGCTTGTAGAAAAAAGTATCTGGCAAAGATGCTTTTGTTGTAAAACGCAGTTTAATCGAAATGCGCAAGGACCAATATCTAATTAAGAATGTATATAAACCACCAATTATTTTTAACAAATTAACTCGTAATATTCATCATTGTATTGAACTTCCATTTGAAGAATGGGTTGACGATGATGATAAAGTGCGTTATAAGGGTGTATCATTCTTAGATCCAAAAGTTGTTTCGGCAATTTTATGTAATTTTAAAAAATTAAAAGAACATAGTAGAGAATCTTTACAAAGTGATACTTGGTATATGATTCGTGATTTTGAAGAATTAATGACCAGAGTATTAAATAGATATCCACTATATAAAAGAATAGTGGAATATAAAATGGAATATATTCCAAATACTGAAATTTAGGAATTACTTACTAAAGAATTTGGATTTTCTCATTCTTTGGAATATTTATCATCTTTGTGGCGAAATAAAATTCCTAAATTAATCGCTTCTCAAGCAATGGATGATTGGGTAGTATGGTATTATTCTAATGTGGAACATGGTGAATGGAAAACTTGTAATCGCTGCGGTCAAACTAAATTAGCGCATTCACGCTTTTATTCAATAAATAAAACATCTAAGGATGGATGGTATAGCATTTGTAAAGAATGCCGAAACAAGAAGAAGCGTAAGAAGGAGCGAGATTGGTTCGATGAGTGCTGAACAAGGATATTGTAAAACATGTAATAGAACCATGGATGAGAATCAGTTTTATCTCTCCAAAAGAGTAGATAAATATCCTCCAAATGGTAAAATGCCGGAATGTAAAAAATGCTTAACTCGGCATGTAGATAATTGGAATCCAGAAACTTTTCTTTGGATTTTAGAAGAAATTGATGTTCCATATATTGAAGATGAATGGACTACATTAGTAGAGCGTTATTGCCAAGATCGTAGCAAAGTTACAGGAATGACAGTTCTTGGTCGATATCTCTCTAAAATGAAATTAAAGTAGTATAGAGATAATACTTGGGCCGATACGGAAAAGTTGAAAGCAGAGGCAGAGGCTCGGAAAGTCAAAGCAATGACTGAACGAGGATTTACCGGTGAGTAGATTGAAGAGGCATTGGCTGCGGGCACTATGCCAGAAAAACCTGAAGGTTGGGATGATCTTGCCGATGAAGGAGCAGGAGTATCTCCAATTGACATGCTGGAACCCTTAGATTTTAATGATGACCTAACTGAAGAAGATAGAAAAATGCTTTCTTTAAAATGGGGCAAAACTTATAGGCCATATGAATGGGTCCAATTAGAATAGTATTATCAAGAGATGATGTAGTCATTTGATATTTAGACTCCATCGCATGAAGATTATTTAAAACTTATTTGTAAAACATCACTTAAGGCCCATCAACTTATTGACCTGGGTGACATTGAAGGTTTCCAAAAGATGTCTAAGGTATATGACTCTTTGATGAAATCTGCGAAATTTACTGCGGTTCAGAATAAAGCAGAATCTGGTGAATATGTTAATTCGATTTCTGAATTGGTGCTTTTGTGCGAAAAAGAAGGCGGTTTTATTCCTCGCTTTTATACCGAAGAACCAAAAGATAAAGCCGATTAGACATTGCGCGATTTGCGTGGTTATACTCATAAATTGGTTACTGAAGAAATGAATTTGGGCACACTTATTGAAGGTGCGGTTAAAGCCCTTCAGCGCCAGGCTGAACAAGCAGAAGATGAAGATATTGATGACGAAGATTTAGACTTCCTTGAAGAAACTGAAAAAGCACTTCAAGATGATGATTTTGAGGAACATTTTAATTTCTTAGAACATCAAGCCGAGGAAGATGAAGCATTATTGCGAGAACTACTCGGAGAGGATGTTGAATAATGGCTTTATAGGATTTATTAAATTTAACTCAAGATAGATAGAAAATTGGATTATCTGAAGAACGCGTAACAGCAATCATTCCGGAGGCTCGCAAAGCCATTTCCTATTGGCGCGAGTATCCGGATATGTTTGTTGATTTTATGGCCGGTAACTGGTTACCAGAGCCGCCGAAAGAAACATTAAAGTTATTCTTTTATCAGCGTGTATTTTTACGCGCGGCAATGCGTTATAAATATGTATATGCAGTTTTCCCTCGTGCTTATTCTAAATCTTTTTTATCAGTTCTTATTTTAATGACTCGTGCGATTCTTTATTCTGGTTCTAAATTATTTGTTACTTCTGGTGGTAAGGAACAGGCATCTGGCATTTTGAAAGAAAAGGTGCAAGAGATTTGCACTCTTGTTCCAGGTTTTGCAAAAGAAATTGATTGGGGTAGAGGGCAGACTCTTGAAGGAAAAGATTATTGTAAATATATTTTCCGCAATGGTTCTTTTATTGACAACTTGGCGGCAAGCGAGAAATCAAGAGGTAAGCGTCGTCATGGAGGTCTTGTGGAAGAATGTGTTGGTGTTGATGGAACTATTCTTAACGAAGTTATTATTCCTGTTATGAATGTTTCTCGACGCCTCCCCGATGGAACAAAAGATGATGATGAAGTTCTTAATAAAAGTCAAATCTTCGTTACAACTGCCGGTTGGAAAAATACCTTCGCTTATGATAAATTAATACAGATGTTAGTTGGCGAAATTACTCAGCCAGAAAAATTCTGTATTATGGGTGGCACTTGGCGTATTCCAGTTGCGATGCATCTCTTGGATAAAAACTTTATTCGAGATCTTAAACTGGACGGCACTTTTAATGAAATGTCTTTTGCGCGAGAATATGAATCTCAATGGTCTGGAACTATTGAAGATGCTTTCTTCCGCACTGAACAATTTGATCGTAATAGAATTTTAAAACAACCTGAATATGAATATTCTGGTCGCAGCACCAAATCGGCATATTATGTATTATCTGTCGATGTTGGTAGAAAGGGTTGCGATACTGTTTGCTGTGTGTTTAAAGTTACGCCGCAAACTGCAGGATCTTCTTTTAAAACTTTGGTCAATATTTATACAATTCATAACGAGCATTTTGAAGAATAGGCGATCGCACTTAAAAAATTATTTTATAAATATAAGGCGCGTCGATTAGTTATTGACGGTAATGGTCTTGGTATCGGTTTAGTTGACTATATGGTAAAATCATAGATCGATCCAGATACTGGAGATACTTATCCTGATTTCGGTGTTGAAAATGATGTTGATGGTGAATATAAGCGTTTCCGCACTTAGCAATGTGAATTTGACGCTATGTATATCATTAAAGCAAATGCACCTATTAACACTGAAGCTCATGCTAATGCACAGTCTCAATTGTCTTCTGGTAAAGTGAAACTTCTTGTTGATGAAAGAGTCGCTAAAGTAAAATTAATGGGGACTAAACGCGGACAAGAAATGAAACCAGAAGAAAGGGCAGAATATTTGAAACCTTTTACCCTAACTTCCATATTAAAAGAAGAGATGATGAACCTTCGTGAAGAAAATGAAGGTGTTAATATCATTTTAAAGCAGGCTAATAAAGGTATTGCGAAAGATAAGTTTTCTGCTTTTGAATATGGCTTATATTATATTAAATAGGCCGAAGACAGCAAGAGAAAGAAACGCAAGGGTCGCATATCAGATATGATGTTTATTAATTGAGGAGGATTGTATGAGAGCATCTCGAGGAGAAATTAAAATACAAGAAATCCTACAAGAAGCTGGCTTGCATTTTACTATGGAACAATCCTTCGAAGGATTAAACAGCACAAACGGAAGAGCACTCCGTTTTGACTTTTGTGTATTTGATGATGATGGCAATATTGATTTTTTAATTGAATATCAAGGAAAATAGCATTATGAGCCATCAAGCAAATTTGGCGGTAAAAAAGGTTTTTATTAGCAGTAGTATAATGATAATAAAAAGCGTCGATTTTGTTAGCAGAATGATTTCACTTTAATTGAAATTCCATACACAGAAGAGAATCTTATTGATTATGATTATATTATGACTAAAGCTGGGTATTGAGGAGGTGTAATATTTTGCGTAATCGAAAGCAAGAGTTGATTAAAGAAAAAGGTTTCGCGATGGCGCCTCGTCCCAGAGTGATTGAGTCATATACTGCTGATACGGATCTCGAAGAATTGAATGCAATTGATTTTGCCAGACTTCGTGTTGGACTTTAGACTTTGGATGATGCTATTTTAGACCTTGGATCTTTAAAAAAGAATAATCGTCAGTTTGGCGATAAGAATACTATTTTAAAGGCGCTTGGTCAAAAAGACTATCGCACATTGAGAGAAATCTCTAATTATTATTATGAGATGAGCGGTATTTATGAAAGACTTTGTAAATATTTTGCTTTCTTGTATAGATATGATTGGTATGTTGTTCCTTATATCAATGAAGAGACTGGAACTGCAAAAACCAAGAATAATAAAGTTCTTGCGGATTTTGCTAAAGTTTTATATTATTTAGATAACTCTGATATAAAAATGATGTTTGGCAATATTGCGCTTGAAATTATTAAAAATGGTTGTTACTATGGTTATATTGTAGATACTGCAAAGGGTATGACCATGTAGCAATTGCCGATTGAGTTTTGCCGCAGTCGTTTTATGCATGGTAATTCTCCTGCCGTTGAGTTTAATATGAAGTTTTTCGATGAAAAATTTGCAAATATTGAACAGCGCATGAGAATTTTGAAAATGTTCCCAGAAGAGTTTACAAAAGGTTATGTTATGTATAAGAAAGGTAAACTCAAAGATGAGAATGGAGATTTGGGCTGGTATTTGCTCGATCCTGCATGTGCGGTTAAACTTAATTTAAATGGCAGCGATTATCCAATTTTGGCCAATGCCATTCCAGCGATTTTGGATTTGGATGCGGCGCAGGATTTAGATCGTCGTAAGACCATGCAAAAATTATTAAAAATTATTATCCAGAAATTGCCTCTTGATAAAAATGGCGATTTAATTTTCGATGTTGATGAAGCAAAAGATATCCACAATAATGCGGTTTAGATGTTAAAGCGCGCGGTTGGTGTAGATGTTATGACTACTTTTGCCGATGTCGATGTTGCAGATTTAGCGGATAAAAATACTACAACAACTTCTGACGATCTACAAAAAGTAGAACGCCAGTTGTATAATGCCATGGGTGTTTCTCAGAATTTGTTTAATACTGATGGTAATATTGCTCTTGAGAAGTCTATTTTAAATGACGAGGCTTCTATGAGAAATCTTATTCTGCAATTCCAAGTTCTTTTAAATAGAATAGTTGGTCGTAAGTTTGGTTCTAATAAGAAATATCATTTTAGAGTAGTGTTGTTGGAGACGACAGTCTACAACTACATCGAGCTTGCGAAGATGTACAAGGAACAAGTACAACTTGGATATTCCAAGATGTTACCTCAAATTGCTATGGGTCATTCACAAAGCGCGGTGATTGCTAACGCCCATTTTGAGAATGAAGTGTTGCATTTATATGAAATTATGATCCCACCAATTATGAGTTCTACTATGAATCCCGAGGCCATTTTAGGACAAAAGAATTAGCCTAAAGGTCAAGGAACATAGACTGGTTCCGAATCTGGTTCTAAAGGTGGACGCCCAGAGAAGTCCAATGATTAGAAGTCAGAAAAGACTATTAAAAATAAAGAATCTGCGAATTAATAAAGGGAGGAAGGGTTAAAATGCATATTAGTATTCCTGTTGATAATACAATTGAATTACTTAACTTTACTCCCTTTAACCCTTTAATCTCAAAGTGTTAGATTAAAGTGTGTTATGTGGGAGAAGATCCTAATAGAAACCATAGCGTCATTACAAAAGATGTCGCCAAGGAGATGGCAAAAACTTTGCCGGGTTCTCCTATTGTAGGTTTCTTTAATAAGGAGCAAGGCGATTTTGAAGAGCATAATCGCGTAATCGATGTATCAAATGGTAGATTTGATGTTATTGATACAACCCGTCCATATGGTTTTGTTGATTTTTCTGCAAAAGTTTGGTTTTAGAAGTTTTTAGATGATGGCGTTGAACATGAGTATTTAATGACTGAAGGCTACATCTGGACTGATATTTATCCTGAATCAAAGCGTGTTATTGATAAAGGAAATAATCAATCTATGGAACTTCATAATAAATTAACTAAAGGAAAATGGACAAAAGATGAAAACGGAAGGGTAAAATTTTTCATTATTAATGAAGCAGTAATCCAGAAATTATGTATTCTTGGAGAAAATGTTGAACCCTGTTTTGAGGGTGCCGGTATTGCGGCGCAATTTTCATTCGACGATGAATTTAAGAATAACTTATATTCAATGATGAATGAGTTAAAACAAGCCTTGCAAGAAGGAGGAGAAACTCAAATGACTGAGGAAATCAAGAATCCAGAAGTTGAACAGGAGGAAGTACCTGCGACTGAGGATACTGAATTTAAAAAGAAGCCGGAAGAGGAAGAGGAAGAAGAGAAAAAGAATCCTTCTTCTGAGGGCGAAAAGGATTCAGAGGATAAAGAAGAATCTGATGAATCTAAGAAAGATGAAGAAGAAGACGATGAGGATGAAAAGAAAAAGAAGAAGATGAATCATGCTGCTTCTGACGAAGAGGAAGAAGAAGTATGTGAAAAGTGCGGAAAGAAAAAGTCTGAATGCACTTGCAAGAATTATTCTTTGGAAGAGATTCCTGAGTATGTCGAACTTCAGAATAACTATTCTGCGCTCGAGGAGAGATTTAATGCTCTTACCGCAGAAATTGAGCCACTTCGCCAGTTTAAGGCAGAAGCGGACAAGAAAGAAAAGCAGGCTATGATTGATAGTTTCTATATGCTTTCTGAAGCTGATAAGGCCGAAGTCGTTGCTAATATTGATAACTATTCTGTAAATGATATTGAAGCTAAGCTTGCTATTATTTGTGTTCGTAACAAGGTTAATTTCAACCTTGATGAAGATAAAAAAGAGGAAGCCAAAGAAGAACCAATGGTATATTCTTTGACAGATAATGATGATGGTGATGACGCACCTGCTTGGATTAAAGCAGTTCGCGAGACCGCCAAAACTATGATTTAATTAAGGAGGAAGCTAAAAATGGCTTTTAAGAGTTTTTCACAGGCCGCTATGGTTAACCGTGGTTTTGGCCAGGTCGAGCCTAACCATTTGAGCGCTCGCTTCACTGGTGAGATCTATGCTCAGATGCCAGCTGCTAAAGACATTAATGTTCTCGAGCAGGGCCAGTTTGTAAAGTATGATTATGCTAATCGTGCTGTTAATTTCACCGGCGTTGGTGAATGGATGTTGGTATTCAATGAGATCAAGCTTTATCGTGATTGGGAGACCGATGAGGACTTCGCAATGATCAAGCGTGATTATAATGCTTATGTTTATAGCCTTATGGGTCAGAACTCCGATGGTTCTATGACTGAGGAGCAGTTGATTAAGACTTACACTTCTCTTGGTCAGCAGGCCACTGGTGAGAAGATTGAAGAGCTCCCAGAACTCGGACGCCTTCCTGTTGGTTATACTTATGAGCGTGAAGTAATGGAAGATCCTGCTGCAATGCCAGAAGGCACTGTAATGGTTCCTCGTGTATTCAAGACTCATGAGGGTGATATTTTCACTACTAATACTGTTAATGCTAAGTTTGACGATGTTAAGGTTGGCGACCTCTTGAAGGTTGGCGACAATGGTATCCTTACCCCTGGCGGCAATATGGAAACCGATGCTATGGTATGGCAGATCGTTAAGAAGTACACTATGCCTGACTTACAGCCTGCTGTTAAAGTTATGCGTGTGAAGTAATTTAGGAAAGGAGATTAATTAGCTATGTTAGAAAGAAATGAATTGCTTAAATTAATGAAGGCTACTGCTCAAGCTGATCGCTCCAATCCTGTTGCTTACAGCTTCAATGGTGAAAGCCTCAATTATGATGCTCTCAACGAGACTCTTCGTCGTGAGCTTAATGAATATGCTGGAACTTATTCTTTGTTCCGTGAAAACAAGAACTTGATTTTCTCTTTGATTGAGGAGACTATTGATCTTCTCCTTCCAAAGAAGGTTAATGAAAACTATGGTGAATTTGCTGAGACTAAGGTTTATGCTCAGGGTGATAAGCCAATCTTCACTGTAAAGGGCAACTATCACAATCGTGCAAAGCAGTTCATCACCAAGGTTGGACTTGCTGGTATTTACGAAGTATTCAAGCTTGGTAAAGAGCGTTCTTTCGAACTCCAGACCAGCGCTTGGGGCGGAGCTGCTTACATTGGCTTCGAAGAGTTCCTTGATGGACATGTTGATTTTGCTGAAGTAACCAAGATCATCATGGATGGCATGGATGAGTTTGTTTACAAAGAAATCGCTAAGGCTCTTCAGAGCACTATTTCTCAGCTTCCTGAGGCCAATCGTGTTACTGCTACTGGTTTTGAAGAGGCTTCTTTCGATCGTCTCTTGAGTGTTGCTGCTGCTTATGGTACTCCTTCTATTTATTGTACTTATGAGTTCGCTGTTAAGATGATTCCTGCTGAGGGCTGGATTTCCGATGCTATGCGTGACGAGAAGTGGGCTAAGGGCTACTTCGCTAATTACAAGGGCTATCGCGTAATCATTCTTCCACAGAGCTTTGAGGATGAAACCAATAGCCGCAAGGTTATCGATCCTGGTTTCGTTTGGATCATCCCAGCTGGCCATGAGAAGCCTGTTAAGGTTGCTTTTGAAGGCAATACCATTGTTGACGAGTGGGTTAACAAAGATCGTAGCCGTGAGATTCAGGTATACAAGAAGGGTGGCGTTGGCGTTATCGCGACTCCTGATATCTGTGTATATGTTGATACTGAGCTCAAGGGTCATATGGATGTAATGGATGGTTTTATTAACCTCTAATTTATAAAATAAGCGGGGCGGGCTTATACGCCCACCCCGATTTTATTTATTTGTGAGAAAAAGGAGTTTTTATTATGGATATGAATCAGAAAGTGGAAGTGAAGAATCGCAGTCATTCTACTGTTGTTTATACTCTTCCAGAAATGTCAATTCGTCGTCAATTTACCCCAGGAGAAAGTAAGCAAATTACGATTGCCGAGCTTGAAGCATTGACTTATAGACCCGGTGGTTTAAATATTATTCTTGATTGTCTTTTGATTAAAGATCAGGGTATTGCTAATCAAATTATTAATCATAAGATTGAACCTGAATATTGGCTTGATAATGATGGTATTATTAAGTTGTTAAAAGAAGGAAGTCTTGATGAATTCCTCGATTGTCTTGATTTTGCTCCTGATGGTGTTATTGAGTTAATTAAAGTTGCTGCTACTAAGTTGCCTTTGAACGATGTCGATAAGCGTCAAGCTTTGAAACAAAAGACTAATTATGATTTGGACCGTGCTTTACTGAATATGCGCTTAGTTAAAGAGGAAGAAGAAAGTGCTGGAAAGACAGAGGAAGTAAAGGTTGAACGCCGCGTTCAGAAGGCTCCTGCGCGTAGAACAGAGACTCCAAATTATAAAGTAGTAAAGCAAGGAGAATAATAATGGCGACCACTTTTGAAACTATTATTGATAAGTTTTTAGGGAAAGTCACTGATGATTTATATCTTGAAATGACTCCTGAAGAAACCATATAGGATGCAAAATAGTTTCTACTTGATGCCATACCTTATTTTGAATTTCCGCGTTTTGCGCTATATGATTATGACGCAGATTTGGAGCAATATAATATTGAATTAACTGCGGAAGAAATTAATATTTTAGCAATTTTAATGAAGATTACATGGCTTGAAAGATAGATTTATTCTGTTGAAGTAACAAGAATGAAATATTCTGGCAGTGATTTTAAATTTACTTCTCAAGCAAATCATTTATCAAAATTGCTTAGTGCAAAATCGGAAGCTGTGCGTGAATCAACTCATGCACAGCGTTTGTATAAGCGCAGAAAATTTAATGCGGATGGCACAGTGTCCTCTAATTGGAGTTGTCTAATAGAGGAGAGTGCGTTAGATGATTAAAGGATTTTCTGAAAAAATTATAAATGCTGATATTAAGCGTTTAATTAATCAAGTTTGGAAACTATTACCTATGAGAGAGAATAATGAAAGTTGGGAGAATCAACTTTCATCTGTTCTTGTAGAATTATATGGCTTACATCATATTTTTTGCGGTCAATTAGATTTTCTTATTTTAATTAGTAAATTAGAAGGTCTTAAAGATGTAAGTGATTTTTATATATATAGAACAACAGTTTTTAGCGCCATATCGCTATTAACTGAATTAGCAAATAGTTTAGATGAATAATCTTGAACTATTAAAAAGACGCGCAAGATTAGCTGATAATGACCGCCAGCATTTGCGCATGGTTGAAGGAAAACGAAAGAGTTTTCATAGAGCCTTATTATATTCTTATTAGACTGCTTGGATTAAAAAAGATGGCGCAGAAGAATATGTTCGCGCATTAATTAATCCAGATAAAGTTAAATTTGATTATGATGAAAAAATCTTGTCTGTTGGATTTGAACATGGTTTTGAACCCGGAGATAGTTTTGAATGGAAAAATACTGGGACTCATTGGCTAATATTGCGGCAGGAATTAAGTGAATTAGCTTATTTTAGAAGTAATATTCGTCGTTGCCAATAGTTAGAAGTAACTGATCCAGAAACTGGCGAAAAAGATTAGATCTGGATGGCAATTAGAGGACCGGTTGAAACTAAAATTAATTCTATTCAAAAAGCAGGAATAGTCGCGGATGTGCCTAATCTTTCTCTTGTATTTTATATAAAAAATACTGAGAGAAATATAAAATTATTTGACAGGTATTGCAGATTTGCGTTTGCAGGTAAATATTGGGAAGTTTAGGCTCCTGATATAATTAGCACTCCAGGAATTATTGAAATCACTGCCGAAGAAGATTTTGAATGTCATCATGATGAATTAATTATTGAACCAGTTGATCCTAATAAAGAACCCGAAAAATATGAGGCTTTTATTGAAGGAGCAACTTTTGTCAAACCTTTAGAAACGACAGTTTTTAAAATTAATGGAACTGCTGAAGGAGACTGGTCATTAGAGTTACCTAATGAAAGTAAAGACATAGAAGATATGTTAGAGTGGTCTCTTGAAAATAATGAATTACATGTTACTTGGATCAGCATGGTTAGTGGTTCATATATAGTTAGTTTTGGTGATTTAAGTAGAACTGTAATTGTATAGTCATTATTTTAATAATGATAGGAGAAAAAGGTGAAATTAAAGTTAATGACAGGAGTAGATATTCCTATTCCGGATATATAGACTGTCGTTCATTAGCCGAAAATAATTGAAATTTCTTATATGGGAGAATTTGAATTTTTTAATTCGGCACAAACTTTTTGTTTTAATAAAGATTTACTTTTAGCAAATAATCCACAGGGCAATACTGGTTTGGAAGCTATGAGTAATTTTTAGATATTTATGACATTGATAACAGACGAAAAAGTTAAAGATGTCGAAAAAAGAAGAAATGATATGATGTCATTTTTTACTTTATTATTTCCCGGATATAATCCACAATTTATGCCAAGAGGAATTTATTTTAATAATCCTGAGAATAAACATAATTTCACTTTAAATGATAGTAATTTTGATGAAATTCAAAATATTGTTAATTAGATTTGTTGTGTTTAGAGAGATGGTTCAAATAGTGGATTTAATCCAAAAGGTAAGAAGGCTGCGGAGATTGCTCAGAAATTGATGCTTGGTCGTGTAAAAACGGCAGAGTCAAAAGGTGAAAAATCTGATAGTGGCATCTTATCTCGTTATGTGTCTATTCTCACGATAGGTTTAGAGTCGATGAGCTTAAAAGATTGTTTAAATCTAACGCTTTATCAAATATATGACTTAATCGAAAGATATGGTTTATATACTTCGTGGGATTTGGATATAAAGTCTCGTCTGGCGGGCGGAAAGCCTGACTCTAAACCAGATGATTGGATGAAAAATATTCACTAAAATTAAGGAGGAAACGACCTATGAAATTTGGCGTTCGCGAAATTTGTGATGTTGTTCTCAAGAAAAAGGCTCCAGGCTGGTTTGGTAAGCTTTATCTCGAAGCTGGCATGCCAGTTATCTATTTTGATACTTTGAAGACTTCTACCCTCGAGGGTGCTGCTACTACTGTTTACGCACAGGGTGGTAAAGGTAACCCACGCTTGGTAGCTTGGGAAGGCGACCGTACTGTTACTTTCACCATGGAAGATGCTTTGATCTCTCCTGAAAGTTTCTCTGTTCTTTCTGGTGCTGGTTTGATGGATGCTTCTACTGAGCAGCCTATCTTCGTTCATGCTACTCAGCAAGTTGCTGTTGATGCAGAAGGTGCTATTACTCTTGAGAATAAGCCTGCTGTAGCAGCAGACAGTAAGTATGTTGAAACTTATGTTATGATTATGACTTCAGATGGTGCTATTGATACCAGTTTCCCACCTGTTCAGATGGATTTGGTAGCTACTGGTGATACTAACACTGTTACTAATCTTTATACTGATTTCAAGAAAGCTTTGGATGCTTATGATGCAAAGTATAAGGATACTGTTCATGGTTATACTGAGCATATTATCCCAGCTAGTCTTTTAAATGATGCTCAAGATGGTTTTGCTAAAGATACCATTCTTTATGTAGACTATTATGTAAAGGCTAACAAGGGTGTTAAGCAGATTGATATTGAAGCTGGTAAGTTCGGTGGTTCTTACTATCTTGAGGCTTCTACCTTGTTCCGTGATCAGGCAACTGGTGAGGATTATGCTGCTGAGTTCATCATTCCTAACTGCAAGGTACAGTCTAACTTCACTTTCACCATGGCTCCTTCCGGCGATCCTTCCACTTTCACTTTCACTATGGACGCTTTCCCGGACTACACCAAGTTCGATAAGACCAAGAAAGTTATTGCGGCTCTCCAGATCGTTGAGGATCATGAGGTTGTTAAGAACGGTTAATTTAAATTTCCATAAGGGGAAGCATTTTTATGCTTCCCCTGATTTTTTTTTAGATAAAAAGGAGTGCGATTTATGCGAGTTGGAAAGAATTATTTTGAAGAAAAGAAATCAAGTTTTCTTTCTATCGAAAAAGATTTAGCATTAATTATAAAACAAATTATGGAAAATTAGAATTTAATGAAAATGTTATATTATACTTAGCAGGATTGCTTAAAGGCAAAAGATTTATCTAAATAGCAGATTTATGGAATGCTTAATAAATAGATTAAAATTGTGCCACAAATTAAAATTGATACAGAATGTCCGACCTATGTCTTAATAACATTTACTAATTTTACACCAAATGCAACAAATCCAGAATTTAGAGATTTTTATATGAATTTTGATATTCTATGCCATCCTGATCATTGGAATTTAGGAGATTTTTAGCTTAGACCTCATAAAATTGCTGGCGAATTGGATGCTATGTTTAGAGATAAGAAATTAACGGGAATAGGAACTACACAATTCATCTCCGGTGATAATCTTTTACTTTATGATGATTTGATTGGATTTACATTAACATATAAAGTAATTCATGGTATTGAAGATGAGATTCCATAAGGAGGTGCTGTAAATGGCTGGTGGATTTTTTGGTGTATCAGTTGAAGAAGCATTAACCAGATCTGGTATCTTAGATGGAATTATTAAACATTTTTAGAATATGTCACAGGAAGAATGGCGTAAAATTTAGATAATGGGGAATAATTTAGATAAAGAATTATTGATTTTACACGATTTAAAGGAGCAATTTAATGCTGCGAATAATTTATTAAAAAAATTTAGTGCAACTTCTTCTGGAAATAATACTGATGGGACAAGATAGAAGGGTTCTCTTGAAGCTACATAGAAATTTAATTTAATAAAAAAACAGTTGCAACCATAGTTAATTAAAGTTTTTACGATGGAACATGAATTATTAGATACGTTAACTGATGGAGCTACCACTACTGCTGATTATGCAATTTATTATTATGGAGAAGCTTCGGGTGGAAAGCATATAATGAGTAGTCGTATTGTGGCATCAGATTTATATGCAAGTGATTATTTACAAGTAAATAATTAGGGCAATTTAATGTTATCATAGTAGGTTACTTAGGCTAAAGAATTATTAAAAGATACAGAAGATTTGTCTCAAAATGAGCAGGCTTTAAAAGATTTAGATGAGTTAGTAAAAACTATGATGGCGTTTTTTAGAGAATTGTCTTCTGAATATAATAAAATTAAAACTGAAGCAACTAAAAAACATTTAGGTTATGAGAAAGATCGTATCCATGATGTGCTTTTAGAAATGTAGAAAAATAATGAAATTAAAGAGACATTTAATGAACGCGTAAATAGAATGCGAGAATTCTTATTCGCGGGAGGGAAAATAGGTCCTGGCGGTAGAATTAATAGAGGTCATATTGTAGAAGCATATCGTCATTTACAATAGGCTAGACAAAATGGCGATTCAATTTCTTATTACAAAGCATTACAGCTGGCTTTAAATGATGATCCTTGGTATATTGGTGGCGACGTTGGACATACTCAGGTAAAAGCGTTTTTTGATAAAAATGATCGCCAAATTGCAACATATGGTAGTATTGTTAGTTTAGGACATAAATTGGTAAATATGATTAAAAATGTCGCAAAAACTACATTTGATAAAATCCGCCAGCTTGGTGAATAGAGAATTAAGGGAAAAGACGCGATGGCTTGGAGATAGTCTGATAAAGAATTACAAGCTTTATTAGAAAAAGAAATTGACGAATTAATGAAAATACTTGACAAATAAAAAATTTTCTGTTATAATACAATAAAGAATTGAGAAAAAGGAGATTATTATTATGGCTAAAATTTCTTTAAATAAGATTGCTCCAATTAAAACAGTTGAAGCAAAAATTATTACTATTGCTGATTAGGAAATTACTGTTGAACAGTATCTTCCTGTAAATGATAAGCTTGCTATTGTTGAGCGAGTTCTTGATGCAGTAATTGATGATACGGGTTATATGAATCCAGTTCGTTTATCTATTTTTACAAATTTAGAAATTATTAAGACTTATACCAATATTTCTATTACTGATAAAATGATGGAGAATGCAGCAAAGACTTATGATACTCTTATTATGAATGGTGTTCTTGATGCAGTTATTACTGCAATTCCTGATGAAGAGTATAATGAATTATTTGATGCTATTGTTGATTCTGGAGAGCATGTAATTAAGTATTTGAATTCTTTTGCTGGAATGATGAAAACTATTACTGCTGATTATAAAAATACAGAAATGAACGTAGAACAACTTATGGCAGATCTTGGAGATCCAGAAAAAATTGGTCTTGTAAAAGATATTCTTGATAAAATTGGATAATATATTTTAAATAAAAATGATATAATATAGGAAATTTCGGGTGGCAAAAGCCGCCTTTTTTGTTATATAAGAGAGAAAGGAGTAATTTAATATGGCTGGCGGTAATGTAAAATATACTTTTCAAGTTGATGCTAATACTTCTTAGGCTAAAAAAGCTATGGATGAATTGCGTCGAAGTATGGATAAATTATCTGAAGCGCAAGAGGGCAAAAGTTTTTTTAATGAAAACTTAAACTAGGCAGTAGCTAGCGCGAAAGAATTAAAATATCATTTAAATCAAGCTATGGACGCGAAAACCGGTTAGCTAAATTTAAATGTTTTTAATAAATCATTAAAAGATGCCGGGTAGTCTGCAACGCAATTGATGTAGAGTCTACTATAGGGTGGAGCACAAGGACAATAGACTTTTATTGCTTTAGCTAGTGCCATTGCTCAATCAGAAGCGCCTTTAAGAAGAATGAATCAAAATCTTAAAGATTTTGGTACTACATTAAAGAATACAGTTAAATGGGAATTATCTTCTAGTATAGTTCATGGATTAGAGTCCGCTTTTTCTGGAGCAGTTTCTTATGCTAAGAATTTAAATTCTTCATTAACTGATATTAGAATTGTTACGGGTAAAAGTGTTGAAGATATGACTCGATTCGCTGAGTAGGCAAATAAAGCGGCTAAATCATTGTCAACAACAACTAAAGCATATACAGATGCTTCTTTAATTTACTTCCAACAAGGTGATAGTGAAGAAGACGTAGCTAAAAAAGCTGCAATTACTATTAAAGCTGCGAATGCTTCAGCGAAAACTTCTACCGCGGAAATGTCTGAATATTTAACTGCGGTATGGAATTCTTACCAAGTTGGGGTAGATGAATTAGAGCGTTATGTTGACATCATGGCTGCTCTTGGTGCTAAAACTGCGACTAGTTTAGAAGAAATTGCAACTTCTATGCAAAAGGTCGCTGCTACCGGTAATACAGTAGGCGTATCAATGGAGTAGGTTTCTTCTATTATTGCCACTGTATCTTCTGTTACCCGTGAATCTGCAGAATCCATTGGTACTTCTTATAAAACTATTTTTGCTCGTATGGGAGACTTAAAGCTTGGCGCAAAAGACGAAGATGGAATAGGATTAGGTCAAGTATCTAAATCTCTTGAATCTATTGGTGTTGAAGTATTAGATGCATCTGGCGATTTAAGAGATATGGGCGATATTATTACTGATCTTGGTAATAAATGGTAGACTATGTCTAATGCTGAAAAAACTGCGATTGCATAGGTCGTCGCGGGTAAAAGACAATATACTCAATTAATGGCATTGTTTGAAAATTGGGAAATGTATCAAGATAATATGGCTATTGCTGGTGATTCAGAAGGAGCTTTACAAGATATGGCAGATATTTATGCAGAGTCTTGGGAAGCAGCTTCTGCAAGAGCTGCTGCATCCATGGAAGCTATTTACTCCTAGCTTTTAAATGATTAGGCTATTATTAAATTTACAGATTCTTTAGCTGGTATTACTGATGCTATTTCTGGTATTATTGATTCTTTTGGCGGTTTGACTGGCGTTTTAACTAGAGTTGGAGCAATAGCGACAGCAGTATTCTAGAAATCAATGGCTAAAGGTATTGGAAATGCTGCTAGCTCGTTGGGTGTATTTTTATCTTAGTTTCAAGGAAAAAATATTAAGCAAATTTTTGGTATGTTTAGTGGAAATCAAATTAAAAGCAAAGAGCAAATTGAATATAATAAAAATAATTAGATGTTTCGCAGTAGTTTAGATAAAATGATCCCTTAGAATCAATCTGAGGCTTTAGCTATTAATAGCGCAAAAACTTTATTAAATTTAAAAGAATAGCTTATTGGTGCAGAATCTAGATTATCTGATACTTAGAAAGCTCGAGCTCAAAGTATGATTGGAGATTTATCTAAAGAACAAAATAAATTAATTGAAATGCAACAAGAATATGACAAATACGAAGAGGAACAAAAAAATAAAAAACGTGATTTATCTTCTAACCTTGTCGCGGCAGCGCAATCTGATTTATCTGATATTGGCTAGGACTTAAATAGTAAAAAGATGAAAGAAGAATTAGATTTCTTCTTTTCTGATGCCGATACGGGCTTCGGGGGTTCAACAAATGTATACGCCGCACAAATTACGGATACAAAAAGCGCCATAGAAGTATTATAGACATCAATGTCAGATATGGCGGCTTTTGATGTTTTTGAATAGAATTTAGCTACTATAAAAAATAGTGCTTCTAGTACGAGTGATAGTACTGAATAGGTTCGAGCGGCAGTAGAAGCTCTTAAAGATTCTTTAAGTGAAAATATTGATGCTAAAGCTTTAGATGGTGCTGGTACCGACATCGAAAAATTAGAATCTCGAGTAAAGAAACTAAAATAGACCACTGAAGAATTTGCAGGTGAAGATGGCCTTTGGGATGAAGCAGCGGCTAATATTCATAGTGCTTATGGAATTAAAACTGAATAGGCTTTAAATAATATTAAAAATAATGCATATGAAGAAGCTACCAAAAAAGCAAATATGAAATTTGGGTTAGCAGGACAGCAATCTATTGTTGCAAATAGTGAAAGCGCGATAAAAAAATTATTTGCAGGAAATCAAGAAACAGTAGATGCTTTTGGTAAATCTTTATCTCAAGTAGTTGGTACGGCAATGTCAGTTGCAGATGCTTTTCAGAGCGGAGCTATGGCGGTAGAAACTTTAACAGATGAAACTGCCTCTTTAGGTAATAAAATGATGTCTGTTGCGAGTGCTGCTTCTACTCTTGTTTCTGGCTTTATGTCTGGTGGTCCTTGGGGATTAGTATTATCTGCAGTTGGATTAATTGCTTCTGTAGTAATTCAAGGATTTGAAGAAGCTGAAGAAAAACGTAAAGAACTTTTTGATGAAACATTATCTGATGCAGAACAAAAAACAGCAGATAACTCTGCAGAGTTATCTAATGCTTAGGATTTATTAAATACTTATAATGAATTATATGCTCGTTATAAAGCGGGAGAAGATGTCTAGTCTGAATTAACAGCAAGTGCAATGGCATTAGCTGAAGCATATGGTATTGCAGATGCTGCAATAGCAGCAATGTCAGGTGATTTTGCAGAATTTAATAAATAGTTAGAAGATAATTTAAAATTTACAAAGCAATTAACAGACGCCGAAAATGCAAAAAATTTAGCAGAAGGTGCAGTTGGCCAGGCAAAAGTAGGAAAAATAAAAAATGTTAGTGATACAGATTTAGGATTCACTCATTTTATGGATAGTCCTAATGTAGAGACTCAAGAAGCAGTAGTATCTGCGGAAGGCGCGATTTTATCTTACGCAGAGAATTTAATGTTATCTAGAAACACCGACACGTGGAAATTTTTAGATTAGGCTTTTGCTCAAGGTGCAGATGTTAATGATGAGTCTACTGGTGATTATACTTTTGGAGCAACGACAGTTTTAAGAGATTTTATAAATTTTGCAAAAGAAGAAGGAAACAATGCTCAATTAGCTTTTGATAATTTAATGGCATCCCATGGTATCGAAGGTATAAATATGGGAGATGAAGAAGCCATTCTTACCGCATTAGAGGAGAATGGTATATCTGTTGGAGCATTTTTAGAACACTTTTATTCTTTAGTAATTAAAAAAGGAACTGAAAATTTATCATTACTTGACAGCGGTTTTAGTATGAAAGAGATAGGTTCTTGGGGTGAAACAACTGTTGTTGATTAGTTACCAGATTTAATTACTGATGTAAATGCTATAATTATGGAGCCTTTCCAAGAATAGGTTGAATAGGCTGCTTTTAGTTTAGAATCTATTAAAGGTGAATATAGTGATTTATGGGATTCTGAAAGCGGTAAATTTACTTGGGATGATAATGCTTCTGCAGTCAGAAAATTAGAACTTTATGAGAGATATGTGGCTTGGGAAGAATAGTTGCGATAGAGATTAACTGAAGTTAGTGCAGATAGTCCTGAAGCAGCAATGATTCAATCTTTATTAACGGAAATTGAAAAAATTACAGGTAATGAAGAATTAACAACATCTATTGGAGTATACAAAGATGCTACAGAAAATCTATAGAGATGGACAATTGTTTAGAATTCTTTAAAAGAATTTATTGGAAAAAATCCATTAAATACAACATTTTCAGATTATATTAAATTTCACGAAGACATTATAAGAACTATTGATAGTCAACCTGCTGCATATGAAGAATTAGGAGGATTAACTCCGGCAGATGGAGAAGAATATATACAAAAACGTAATTTGTTAGCTCAAAAAATGATTGCTGATTCTTCTGCTTTTGATGATTATGCTACAATGTATACTAGTATCATTAATTCTTTTGATGGAAAATCATTAGAATTAGTAACTGGATTAATTGACGCAGAACAAATGAGTTTGGATGAAATTACATCTGATTTTATTAATGTTTTAAAAATCTTTTTTGCGAATGCGGGTTAGTTAATTGATGGATTAACAGTTCAAAATTTACAAGAAAGTGAATTAATTAATTCTGTAATGGCAAATCGTCGAGCGGTTTTAGATTTTAATGAACATTAGACTGGATATGAAAAAGCAAAAACTGCGGCTTCAACCTTATCTCAAGATATGTCTATGGAAGAAGCTCAAAATTTATATAATAGTTTTTGGGGAAATAAAGACTTAATTGCTTTTATGCAAGAGTAGAATGATCCTTTAATTGATTTTGAATAGTTTATAGGAAAATCATATGAAGAAAGAACGGCTTATTTAGATGATGTCACTGAAAAATATTTAAACTAGGTTGAAAAAGATGCAGAAAATATTATTAGGACTCATGAGGAATCATTAACATAGTTAACAGAATAGGCTAAATAGATTTCTTCAGTTTTTGGCTCTGAAGAGAATACGTAGAAGGGTAAATCTCTATATGAGGGTTTTATTGGAAACTTTACAGAAACTGAAGATGGGTGGATTAGTAATTTAGATCCGTCTTAGGTGTATGCAGATAAAAACGCAGCTTTTGAAGCATATAAAATTACATAGGCAGAAGATTTTAAACTTTTTGGAGATCTTTCTTTAGAAGATTGGGAAAACTTTTATACAATTTAGCAAAATATAGCAAAGCAAAATTCTGATTTTGAAAATGCTCAAGGCTTCCTACAATGGATGCAATTAATTGGAGATGAGTCTCTTACAACAACAGAAAAAATTCAAACTTATTCAGATGCTGTTTCTAGTCTTGCGAGCGAATATTCTAATTTTGCAAAAACTGGAAAGTTAAGCACTAAAGCGATGTAGGATTTTGCTAAATTAGGTATTAATCCTAACAACATTAAAAATGCTACTGATTATATTGATGCTTTAAGAATAGCGAGAGATAATGCTTAGGGATTACTTGAAGATTTAATGTATGAAGGATACAATGCTGAAGGCCCTGGTGAAGGTGTTGAAGTTGGATCTGAAGAATACAATCAATGGTTGGAAGTTCGTAATCTTCAATTAGAAGTTATAGGATTAAATGATACTATTTTTAATGCTACAATTTCTAATGGCGAAGCACAAATTTCTGCAATGGAAGCAAGAGTGAATAAATTAAAAGAAGACGCTGAAAAGACAAAAGAAATGGCGGAAATTTTAGAATCTTCTATTGAATCTGGATAGTTAAGTTATCAACAGCAGGCTTAGTTAAAAGCTGAAGGTTTTGATCTAACAAGCTGGAATAAAGCAACAACTGCTATGGAAAGAGCAAATATCGTCGCAAAACAATATTCACAATATGCGATTGATATTGCAAAGGCTTCTGAAGAAACTTCGACTTTTTATGAAGATGCTGCAGATAATTTGCATGGTTTTGATGATAAAAATTTGACTTCAATAGTGGGAGATTTATCGGTTCAAGGAAATTTTGATAAAATACTTTCTGATATGGTTTAGTATGGCGATATGGCGGATGATACTGCTGCCGCTTGGAAAAAAGCATATGAAACGATGTCGTAGCAAACAGATGGATTCGCAGGAATGTCAAATATGGAAATTATTAGTAGCGTTCGTGAAGAACTTGAACGACTTGGTAAAGATGCTGGAGATGCAGGTAAAATTGCCGCAGCAAATGCTAAAGACATAATGAGCAACATGTTTAGAGATCTTGCGGATGAAAATGCGGCTGCGGCAGATGCTGCGGTGCAAGCTTGGGAAAATGCCTTTAATAGAATCGCAGAATTAAGAAAAAAAATACTTTCTGGGGAAAATATTCAAGATGATATTTTTGGTTAGGGTATTGATAATTTATTATAGGCATTTTTAGATTCTGGAAAATCTGATTACAGCACTTTTAGTACAGCAGTAAAAACTGGTCAGTATAAACCAGATTTACCAACTTTTGATAATATTGATTAGTTTTGGAGTAGTATTGGTCTTGGAGGTTTTATTAGTTCCGAAAGTAAAAATATAATGGATCTAGGTAAATATTATCATAATAAAGGCATAGAACAAGGTCTTAATGATGATGAATTATATGCTTATCAAGATGCTATGCTTCGTTCTGATTTATCTGCTTTATTAGATCAATATTTAGGTTCTAATGGAACTGATGCTTCTCAAAAAGATGCTATTATTCAAAGCTTTATGAAAAATGATACAGCTTCTATGTATGCGCTTAATGGTGAAATGGTTAGTGCATCAGCTCTTATTAGTTAGGCTGCACAGTTATTAAGTTCTACTGGCGAGCAAATGTTTACTGATATGCGAGAATATGCTTAGTTAGAAGAAACTGCGGCGGAAATTGGTGCAAGATCATTATCTCGTTATATGCTTACTGGTTCAGAAGGAGAAGCTATGACTAGTGTCTCTGGAGAAATTATGTCTTATGATTATATTTCTCAAGTTTTTGATGCGATTATGAGAAATCATGATGTAGAAACGCAATCAGATATATCTAGTACTGATACCGAATTATTAACTGGTGCAGGTATTTCTCTTGAAAACTTAAGTAATTTAACTTAGGCAGCTTCATCTTGGGGAGCTATGATGGAGGAAATGGCTTCTAAGTCTTATGATGATGCTTTAGCTATGGCTGGCGGCAAAGAAAAGTATGGTGTCGATGCACTTACTAATAAACATTATAATCTTGAAACGGGAACAAGTGATCCAATTGCAGAGCAGTTAGATGTCAAACTCGAAGAATTAGAGTCTGTAAGAGAAAAAATTGCTGATTCAATTGATGAAGTTGAACGTAGCGATTTTGAAGATTATAATATCGATACAGAAGCTTGGGAAGAACTTTCAGATACTATTCAAGAGACCGCTAAAGAATCTGAAGAATTGGCAGATAGTCTTGCCAATGATGCAGAAGCTGCGGATGAAGTGGCCAAAGATATATTGAGATATGAAAAAGCTGTGGATGCCATAAAAGATAAATATAAAGAATGGAATAAAGTATTAGAAAAGGGAGATTTAGCAGATTAGGCTGATATCGTTAAAGAATTAGATGATGCTTATTCTGATATGCTTGATTTGGATTACGGCATTTTATCTGATGAATTTTTAAAGAGTACAAAAAATCTGAACGACATGAAAGAAGCTGCTGAAGGTAACGAAAAAGCTTATGATCGTTTACAATAGGCTGCGAAAGAAGATATTGCTATGCAGGCAGGCTTAGATTTAGCTGGCTTTGAAAGTGATTTCCAAAGTTTAATGGATATGTATTATCAAGGTCAAAATTTAGCTGATATGGAAGTTGGTGCTTCTCTTAATAACGAAGGATTTTTACAAGGTTTGAGTGATATGGTTAATGCAGCTGGCTTGACTGCAGCGCAAGCAACAAGCCTATTATCTTCTATGGGTGTAGATGCTGAAGTAATTGAGACTCCTGTTGAAGCTGAAGATATAGCAGCAACAAGTTTAACTGCTACCCCTGGAACTGTATCACAAAACTATACTGTTCCTGCCGCGGCAGGCGGAACTGCGCAACAAACTTTAACCGCAACCTTTCCGACTGTTACATATTCAGCAGAACCAATTCCTTCTCCTATAAAAAAGACTGCTATGGCTTTGAAAGTAACTTCTGCCAATAAATCTTCTGGTGGTGGCTTTAAGCATTCTAAAGGTGGCGGCGGAGGTGGCTCCGGTGGCGGTGGCGGCGGAGGTGGCAAAAAGAAACAAAAAAAAGATAAAATCCGCCCACAAGATGAAATTCAGCGTTATCATAAGAATGAATCAACTTTAACTTAGTTGGGAAAAGAATTAGATAAATTAGAAAAAGCTAAAAATAGGGCTTATGGTGCTAAATATACTGATTTAATAGATCAAGAAACTGCGGCGCTGAAAAAAGAAATTGAAGCTTAGCGTGAATTGCAAAAGGAAGCAAAAGGATATATTAATT